GTTTTTTTTTGTTGGGAGGCTGCTCCTCATCAGAGAAGGGCTGTTTCTCATCAGAGAAGGGCTGTTTCTCGTCAGAGAAGATGCAACCTGGGTTGTTAAGCCTTCTTGGAGGTAGCAGATGCTCGGTTTGCTATAACCTGCAGCGGGGTTCCTCTTTCGGACGATGTGTTACTCTTCCGTTCCGGTAAGAGTTTCTATTTTTTCAAATAGAAAGTGCTTTCAGATATTTAGATTGAATTGGTTGTTAGCAGGCGTGCCATTCCCCTGCATCTATTTAGCCATTAAGGCGCGTGGCGACACGAAATTTCCACCTCAAACAACCAATATTTAATATGCTTCCATAGTAAAATCAAAGGCGTCGATCAAAACTATCTTCTTGATCGAACGCCCATTCACAAAATTCATGAAGTTTGCTACTGCACAAGAGCAAATCATACGCACGGAAGGAGCGATACTAAGTTCCAAATTGCAAGCAGAACGAGGAGTTTCACTAGCTGCATCTTCATGGCTAAACTGCATGGAGTTAATGAGATTTTTGACCATTGCATTAGAACTCCAGTCTGCCGCGAAGTGTTGCGCGTCCGTCAAACGCATCCTAATATCGAACACAGCCTTAATATACGGATTTCTGACGTTATCCTCGCAAATCTTTCTGCGGAGATCAATGTTGTCCACCATGAGAAAAATGTAACCGGACAATCGCTGGTTGGTGTACCCCTCCCGAACTACTTCAATACCGTTTGCATCAGGGTTGATATCTACCATCATGTCCTTTACAGCCTCTGCTTTGTTTCTGCCAATATCACTATCCTTGAACATTTGATTTGCAATATTATGTGGTTCGACTTTATCAAAATCATACAAAGTAACCTTGCTAAGCCCAGCCCTTGCCAACAACTCTGCTATCGTCGAACCGGCTGCGCCGCAACCAATAATATGGACTCTTTCTTTCACCTTTGTGGGGTTAAAAAATTCAATACTCTTCGACAAATTCATTTTCATACCTCCCTATAGCATTAAACAATTCAAAAAATACATCACTATCGACTTTACTTTCAATCGGCTCAAACATCCAAGAAGCCCAAGCAACAAATCTTAATTTGCCTCTTTCTTCAATGCAAATATGTTCAATTTGAATGCCGTTAATCAAGAGTATCAATGAGCGCACTGTCACAATTTTACCGCAATAGCGCGTTTTATCCCCTTCAAATATCCCGCGATCATTTTTAGAAAGAATCGCCGTCCCACTACCTGTATCTACGGAAAACAGATCAGGGTCAGACATCATGTCTTCCCAACTCCTCACCCTGACCTTCTGCCCAACATACATATCTTCAAGTTTCATACGTCACTTACAACAACAAGCAATTCATAAGCATCTCTTCGTCAACACGCTTCCCTTCTATCGGCGGCACCGCTTCGTTCGGTCCACTCTCCAGACACTCATCTCTTACTACGCCAGAGTCAACACGCCAAATCCAATAGTCGTCCGGTGCCAGATAAATTGTTGCGCCGTATTTATCTGGAGCATTAAAATTGTCACCTTCAATCATTTCGCATCCATCATCAATGTATTCCTGAAATACTGAATGAAACCTACGTTTCACGTGTTCCACCGCACTCTCCAAATTCCAATAAACACCGGATAAATCAATACCCTGGTCTGTTTCTGTTATCACACAATATACCTTCATGCAACTTCCTCCTTGCTATGTACCTCTGGAACAGTCTGTCTCGGCTTTTTTAGTGCTAAAAAAAAGTTTTCCTGAGAAAACTTTTTTTAAGCTTCCAACTATTTCGTTACTCCCTCGTTCCGATAAGAGCGATATGTAGCTTAACATATCTATGCAGGCACATATGTTTTTTTTTACTTAATTAACATCTTACCGTCACGCCAATCGGGACGCTCATCAATAATTTTATCTGCGTCTTTCATGAATTCTTCAAACTCGGATGCTGTGTCCATGATCCACTCGATTCCATCCTGTAAATCATATATGTCTGTCTGTCTAAACTGACTAACGTTGTTAAAGATTGTTTTACACAGGTCATATGTAATCGGACTGAACCGTTCCAATTTAATCTTCACCTGGTTGTTCTCATACAGGACACCTCCCAGAATATCATAGACCTGCGAAGACACACGCCCCTTCTTGTTAAAAATTTGGAAGATATAAAAATCATCAATGGCTGTCAGCAAGTCCGATCTGTATCTTTTATCTGTAGATGATGGTGAAACCCCCATATTTACATGCGAGTGCCCGTGCATCCGGATGCTATTAAATGTTTCTACATCTAAGCTATCCTGCCAATTTGTGTAGTCTTCTGTATTTGGCGTGACGCTTGTCGCCGTAACACTTTGCGGGAATACCAAAATATCATCCACAATAAACTTATTTGGTTTCTTGGATCTCCTTACGACTCCATGCCATCCAACTTCCTGATTCCTATTACCAACAAGTAAGGCAACCTTCATCCACGCTTTTTTACTGTATAAAATTTCACACGGGTCTGTCGCCAACAACAAATCTGTTGCGTTAGTCGCTTTAACCATTACTGCCATCATCTCCTTCCATCCATTTAACTGCTGCGATAGAATCGACCACTTGTCCGTTCGGTAACTCTAGCACCGCCATATATCTTCTGAATAATTCACTAAGAAAACCTCTTAGAACGACAGTATCACTAAGATTTAAATTTCCATTCTCCGCACATGTCATGTCTACAGCATAGACATAATCTAATTTATCGCAAGATTCTTCTAATACCTGTTGCCACCCACCGAGGCAACCATATTTATCAAGATGTGGATTAGGAAAATAGCTTTTATATTTATCTCTATATGAAAAATGTCGTACCGGCAACACGCAACCACCAAAACTAATCTTCCACGCAGAACACATTCTGATTTTAATATTGGATTCCACAAAGATTTCTGTCATCAACTTTCTAATTCTCTCTTTTGAGAAAAAGGAGCCGTCAATTCTGCTAAGCTCAGAATACATGATAGACGAACCATTATTGATATACTCTTGTGCAACCTCTGGATCAAATAATGTCATGTATCCAGTCACAACATACACGATTTTTCCATCGTCATCGCCCGACTCAACAGTAATATTTTTATTTGACAAGAAGTAGTTCATCAGCTCATTATTGTTATTACCGTTACTAATATTATTGTCAATAGCTTCTACCACCAGAGCTTTTTCGTTATACTGTTTATACAGCTCCCTAATACCATTTAATTTTTCGTTGATTCTACGCATTATATCTTCCATTTGGTCTGCATATCTACGCCTCTGGATATTTTTCAATTTTCCTTCATACCCGCAAAGATAATATTTTTTTCTTACAATATCTACATCCACGATATTGTAAACCATATCGTTCATTGCTTTGTAGGTCTTATCTGTGCCGCGACTACCGAATAGAGTCTTAACAAAACCTTGTTCTGTCTCTGTCGTACATCTAACACCCCAAGGATAAAACACATTAAACAAGCATGTCAGGTAATGCCACGATTCATAGCCGGGTGTATTAGTAAAAACAACTGTACTCTTTCTTTCATTATTCCTAAAGACACGCAAACTAATGCCGAGCTGTTTTCCTATCAATGAAAGTTCTCTTGTAGTATATTCCTCCCAGCCGCTTAATGATTTAAGCATATTAACCACGGTCATCGCTCGTTCCACCTTGTCCCATACGCAAAACATGACTGCGTTTTTTTTCATAGAAATTTCATCAATGAATTGCTTCCCATCTTCCGCCCATGTGCTCCAAGCGGTGTGGTTTGGGTCTACGACTTTAACCGTGACGGTATCTTTTTCTGTAACTCTCGGTTTCAAGAGCAACCGCGCCATGGCAAGCGCAAAATTATCACCTTTGAATGTCCCGTCTCCGACAATGTTAGCAAATTCAGACTCTAACTCTGAACTTAAAACCAAAACCTTATCACTAGTTAAACAATCTGAAAACATACATCTGCTCCTTTCTTACAGATTATTGGCAGGCTATCTAGCGTTGCTAGGTAGCTTCCCAACAATCTGCTGTGCCACCTGCAAGGCCGGGCAGTAATGCCCGGCCTTGCAGGTACTAAAATCAAGAGTTAGATCGCAGCGCTGTCTGCCTTAATAATGGTACTCAACGTGCATACACCAGTAACGCCAAGTTCTGCGAACGTGGTATCCATATCGTTTACCGTCAGAAACGTGCCAGACAAAGAAGTAACTCCACGACTGTAGTCAACCCCCATCTTATTAAACAAGGAACGAGGGGTCTCTACATGTTCATCTACGGCCTGGCTATCAAAACGGCGGGTGGTACTTCTAACATTTACAATAATCATAATATACTTCCTTTCTGTTCTACATTTTTTATCAGCCTACGATAGAAATTTTGTTGTTCATCGACGCCAACAAGTCAGCGATTTCAACCAGAGCGTCTCGAACCTGCGTTTCAATCTGTTCTGCTTTTTCGATGACAGCTGCATAGTTTTCCGCCATAGCTTCCTGAATTGTTTGACCATCTTTTTTCTGTAGAGGCACTGTCACCACAGCACAACCAGTTCCATCACAAGACTCTCCTTCAAACAAAATTCCGTTTCGAGAGACAAGACCACGCTCAGAGGTAGTAAGATAGAAGTCAACCTCCCCGTCCTTGCTCTTCAACAAGACAGATTCAGGTCGATAGGTTGCCGCTTTTTCAATTTCGGCAATGGTGAGATTCGATTTGAAAGTTACAGAATTTCCACACACAATAATTTTCATATTTTTCTCCTTTTCATATGTCTAATTATGTATTATAAAGTGATTCTATATATGGAATGATAGAACCTTACGCACGAGAACGCGCGAGATTTGTGCGTTAACCCGCTGATGGTCCTTGTTATGCCACCGTATATGTGTGTTAGCACACCCTTCCCTACGTGATCGCTTCGGCGTTTGATGCCTTAAGATATAGCATGGGCAGGTAAGATGCACAGTTACTTTGTGTGCTTACCCGACATTCTTCAACATTTTCGAGGCAAGCCTGGCTCCGAAGAGCTTCTGGAGTTGTCTCCACACTGGTGGCACCTGCGGCGGGAGGCGCCTCACCCTTCGGACAGTATGATACTCTCCCATTCTGGCAAGAGCCTCTGTGAACTTCAGAGTTTGCAATCACTTTATAAATACATTTCTAATACGGTTTAAAAAAAAATCAGATAAAAGAATTATTTGGACTAAATGCTCACTTAGTTTGCCTGCTGTCCATTCCAAACAACCAGACAATCAGGATTGGGGACACCTCTGGTTTCCTTACCATCTAGCCATCTAGCCAGCACATAAGAGGTCGTCAAAAACACACGGTGGCGGTAATGCTTGCACCGGCCATCAATAGCAGAATCCTTAATCCAATCTCTCAAGCGGACAATCTGCCTATCCAAACTAGACTCAGCATAACCAGTCTGGAGAACATTCCAGAAGTATTCGAGCTTAACATCGCTCGCCCCGGCTTCTTTCGCCAAGTACATGGCAGCTGTGACCGGAGCCGTGCCAAGCTTTCTCTGTTTCACCTTCAAGAAACTATTGACCCAGGAGAATTCAGCGATGTGCTTCGAAATCATGTCCGCTCTCTTAGCTTCATTCTCCAAGTGCCTCGCACTAAACTCGTTCAGCACCATGCAGATTGCAACCGAGCGCTTGTAAGAAGAAATCTTCCCTCTGTTCCCGCCCTCGGCCATACACAATGCGTCGGCTTCACTTCTCGCCCTACCCCGGTCAATGTACGGACTGCGTTCCATATTGAACAAGAAGAACATCTTTACTGTCTTACCGCAGCGCTTCACCGCTTCGAGCCGGTGATGCCCGTCAATAAGAACACCAGCCTTATCAAACATAATAAAGCCGGTCGGAGTATCTTCATCCCATGTGCCATTCATCATATGGGACTTGTACTTATTCACAGTGCTCTTACTGATCGGACGATTGCCGCCGGACATAGCCAACAAACCCGTCGCCATTTCCGGAGACACGTAAGCATACGCCAACTGTCCACCGTTCCGTTCTTCTAGCAACAAGTTGCTCAACAATTCTTCATAAGCTGTCATTTGTATGTACCTCCTAAAAATTTTGCTGGTGGTTCCTGCCCGGCTCGAACGGGCGACCATCCAGTTATGAGCTGGACGCGCTAACCAACTGCGCTAAGGAACCAGGTACGTTTAAAGCCGCTGAATTTATCAGCGGCTTTAAACTGTTAATGAAAGCAAGTGTCCGTATAAAACGAACGTGGCAGCGCCGGACTGAGATCGAACAGTCTTCCACGGAGTCAAAGTCCGTTGCATTACCGTTATGCTACGGCGCTATATAAATCAAGCAGAGCAGAGCAGAGTTTAAAGCCATTCCAGGCTATGTAAAGAAAGGAGGTGGTTTATCAACAATAACAGGTAGGAGAATCATTTTCTGTTGCTTGATATGGGGTAGGCGACGAGTGCCGATCTCGCGTTTCCGGTTTGGAAGACCGGTGTTCTAGCCGTTGAACTACGCCTACATTTTTGCGGTTCCGCAAACCGCATTTTTTTTAATTCATATATAAATCATAATAACTTTGTTTTCTTCTTGGTTTCAAATCTGGATTTTTTAAACGCCTTTTGATGAACTCAACTGTATTATCCAGCCCATAGTTCCTGACGTATGTATTGATCCTGTTTACTCCCAAACCTAAAGTTTTAGCCCAGTCCTTCCCAGTATGTATCGTTCCGTCAACATCAATAAGCGAAGTTGTAGACTTGTATTTCGAATTATCTGCCAATGTTACCCATCTGCAATTATCAGGAGAATAATCCCCGTCCCAATCAATTCTATCAATAGTCAAACCATCATCGTACCCGTTAGTTAATGACCAACTCTCAAATAATTCTGGATTGCGCATCCAATCATCACAAACCTTAACACCCTTAGCGCCATACCATCTGTAGCTCTTATTACTCTTATCATAGCACCTAGCTTTCATATCGCTAAAAATTCTCCGGAGCTTGTCGTCACTCCATGAAGCATCATAATTTATATAACCCCCGCTTCTTCCGATATGTCTACAAGCTTTCGCCTGCTCAATATGCCTTTTCTGTTTGTTCGTTTCAAACCCACACTCAGCACATCTCACATGGTATAATCTATGCCCGTCCCTATGCCTGAAATCACACTCATACAAGACATCGAAAATACCTATCCTAGTACCAACAATATTCTCTTTTTCCAGAATATCACCATCTTTCTGCGTGTTGCTAAATAATAATCCGATGAGAGTGCTGCCCTCTCGCCTGCGTTGTTCACTGTACTACTGTTATACTAATCGGATGTACGGGCGACAAGATTTGAACTTGCAAGCCTTACGGCACCGGGGCCTAAACCCGGCGTGTATACCGTTCCACCACGCCCGCATGGCACCACTAAGTCATGGTCGGCTGCGCATTTATCCTTTTTTGAATCGTGGTAGATGATTTTGCTTCGTACAACCACGCATGGACTGAGTGGAGAATTTTGAAATCTCGACCTCTGGTTCCCAAAACCAGCGTTCTGCCTCTGAACTACACCCAGATATGGAGGCCGATGCGAGTTCGAACTCAGCGTCTGTGGGTTACAAAGCCACTGTTTTACCACTTAAACTAATCGGCCACGCACCCCGTTTTGCGGGGTGGCTATGTAAGGGAATCAAAAAGGGGAACTCCTGTCTCTTCCAGGATGCCAACACACTACTACGGACTGCCAGAGGCAAACCGCCACTTTTCAGGTGTCATAGTCCGCAAACTATGGGCTTTTCTTTAGTGCGGGATAAGAGACTTGAACTCTTACGTCTATCGACATCGAGACTTAAACACGAGGTGTCTACCGATTCCACCAATCCCGCATATTGAACTTGCTACAACCCAGCCTGGTGGTTGACCCGTGGGCGTTGATAACTGACCCGAACCATTGACCCAGGATTTTGTAAAACTTTAACCATTGAACGTTGACTCTTAAACTTTAATCTTCTGAAGATCTTTGAGCCTTGAATTTTGAAATTTGAGCTTTGAAATTTGAGCTTTACAGCAAACATTTCTTCTACAAGAAATTGGATTAACAGTCCAATCTTTTTACAAGCACAAAATTTCAAGTTTTGCTTTGTAGGAGGCACATATTTGTTCATTTTTACATCGAACCAAGTGCCATCAGCACGATGGGTTACCGTTTTAGGTTTTCGGGTTGCAGCAAGCTGCTTATTTTAGTATTCTACGGTGATTGTAGTGGTCGCATTGGACACAGACAGCTGAGAATCTACATCCGCAGTGAACGCGTCAATCCAATCGCTCAAAACCTTGATTTCATTACCAATGTCAAGCGGATCAACGAGTTCATACGTATTGTTGGCAATATACTCTTCTCTCAACCGCTTAACGACCTCAGAATCCTTGGTTGTCTTGGCCTCTTTGGGCTGCGACTGAAGGAAATTCATAATGTATTGCTCGGCTTTCGCTTCAATCCACTCGCCTTCGTGTTTGGCGACCTCGGCACGAGCCTTTTCATACTGCCGAACCATTACATCCAGCAAGTCTCTCTTTGCCATGAGGCCATGGTTCTTCCTTTCAATAGCTTCTGCCACAGTATAGGTCTCACCACCAATTACTACCTTAGCTTTGGCATTAGAGAGCACAACTGCTCTCTTAATGGCAGTCCGACGAGCAATCAAGTCCGTAACAGACTGATAATCAGACTTCATATCCTTCTTGAGGGTTTCGACCAGCACACCGCCGATCTTTTTGTCGCTCACCTTCTTCGCGGCGACAAATGTTTTGCCAGAAGTGGCGTTGAAAATTCTAGCGTCCAAAATCTTCAGCTCTGCAAGAGCTTTATGGACAGTCATAGTTTCTTTAGTCATATCAGTTCCTCACTTTCTTATTTTCAAATTAGATTTTTATCGTGGTCTCGTGGTCTCCCTGGGTGAATTCGAATCACCATATACCTTATGAGGGCCTTCCAATTATAAGTTGGAAGCTATAACCAATTTAGCTACAGGGAGATATTTGTTCAGCAACCACAACCGCCCTATCAATCAGTCGGCCTAACCAAAGGATAGGGCTGGATTGTGTTGCCCAACCGTGCCTGAGAGCTTTCTTGCCTAGCCTGTACTTAACCAGGTGTCTGCAATCAATGTTTAGGTTACTGGTTTTGACCCTCGCCCCAGAACCAGTTAACTAGAGCGATTGAGAGCTGCTAGGCGGAATTGCACCGCCTTGAAGTCATAAGTGAGGCACGGAAGGAGTGTGCCACACCTCTTCACCCGCTTTGAGCAGCGTGTACGGCAACCAGAATTGCACTGGAATAACTGCGGTCAGACAGTCAACCTCTTTTACGCCGTGAGGTTATATACATAGAGCAATATATGACTTTTTTCACACTACACACCGTGCAATTAAACTTGCACGTGGCACCAGCACTAAGACTCGAACCTAGAACTACGGTTTTGGAGACCGTTGTTTTCCCATTTAAAACTATGCTGGTAAGTAAAAGCACCGTCAGCACCCGGTGCTTTTGGAGATAGCACAGACAGTACATTTTTTTAACAAAGGAGGACATTTTTTTGAGAAAGGAAGTGAACAAAACCATGCCTGGTTTGACCTATCAAAGTGCTGTTTGATGGTCTTGTGGCGAGGAGCTGAGGTGTCGATCCCCATACAGTTACTAGCTGTACCAGCTGTTTTCAAGACAGCGCTGCGAGCCGTCGCAGGTAACTCCCCACGCAATTTAATCTTGTGTTTTTTAACCGCTCACCGTGGTTATATTATATAAGATTATTTTTCAAACGTCAACCCTTTTTCGCGAAACTCGTCTGACGAGTTTCGCGGTTTAAATTCTACCCTGGGCAGCTTGCGACTACCCAGGGTAAAGAAACAACCGCAGCGGAAAAAGGCAAGGCTGCGGTGTTAGTCTTCTTCAGTATGTACGTGGATTCTGTAACCGCTCTTCCATTCGGCAGCTACACCAATCGCGCCGAGAATCCAAGCCGTAACAGACCAGCCCATCAGCTGGAAGGGAATTGCGGAAATCAGAAAGGCGACTCCAATCAGCGCTACAAATTCACGTTTCATCTTAGAGTTCCCCCTCGAAGTAGTTATTGATCCTGACACGAACATCTTTCAGCCGACCGAGAAGACGAACCTCTTCCTCCAAGAGCCGTCTAGCCTTCCTGAGGTCATCAAGTGCGGCCTGCATATCACAGATAGTTTCGCCAGCTTTATGCTCTTTAGCCCGCTTTTCGTAATAGGTCGCATCGTACCCCGTTTTGTTGATCTCATCGACCAGCTCTTTTTCTTGCTTCAGCAAGTCCAACAGTGCAATCTGCAGTTCCATCATTCATCCTCCTCTTTGAAAGTCATTACCCGATATTCGTCCGGGACGTCTTCGGGACCATCATAATACTCCGTAAAGCTCGAACCGTCGTGTAGGACATATCCGGCGGAAGTGAAGCACCCTCCTTCTTCAAACCGGACGTCTCGACCAAAACTTTCATAGTCGATATAACTGGCCAGCGTGCCGAGCGTGTTCGCGTCATAACAACCACTCTCCTCGATGTAGTAATAACCAAGGTCATAGTCGTTAGTTACATTAGAGAAGACCATGTAGCTATCCAGGTTATCCATGAGGTTGATAAGGTCTTTTACAGAGTTGCCGCAATCCCCAACCTCAACAACCGCCTCAAACAGCTCAAAGTCGTAGTCACTCATCTCGTCCAATCTTGCTGCCAGGTAATTCAGCTCGTCCAGATTTTCGTATTCGTCGAACCCCCGACAAAGGTCAGTTACATAACAGTCATAGTCCGTGATAAACCACTCCTCATAAGGGCATCCGAAGTCATCCTTCTGGCCAATCCCGATCCGCTTAAACACTTCCTTCATTTCTTTGGCTGTTGTGGGGAGGTGAACCCACTCACCAACCAACATACCCTCGTTGTACTTACCAAGATTCGTGACGTAGACAGCAAAAGGATAATCTTTGTTGTATTCAAATTTAGCCATAACGAAACCTCCTTACTTAACATCAACCAACTGGCCGCCGACGTAGTCAAATCGAGACAAAACCTCGTATTCGTGCTTGTTGTCAAGCACGAAGTAGGACGTGACAACCATTCCAGCAGGAATGTTCCCACGATATGCAATGTAATCATGACCGCAGTCACAATCTTCCACATACCCTTCGCCATTTCCACCGGCAATCCAATCCTCTTTTACGATATAGATTGCGTTGGGGTCCAGAGCGTCATTGACGTACTGCTGGTGGGTAATCAGCTTAACCTTGTTATCATTAAATCCGGGCTGCTCCTGCTCAATTACCGTAGTGGCATCATCACCAGCACACTTCACCGTTAAGACGATTCCCCACACTGCCATAGCTGCGATAACGATTGCCAGGATAGCGACACACTTTTTCTTGACGTTCATTTTAAATTCCTCCTACCTGTTTCTTTCTTAGACTACGATTTCCAAATCAACGTACTTAGTACGCTTTCCGGTGCTAGGTACGACCAGCGCCGGGCCATTATGGTTGTGGTCACACAACAGCCTACTAAGCGGGTACAGACAACCACTTCCATCAAAATCCACCAGGATTTCTCCGGCGTGATTCTCACCGGCATAGATTTCATCCGGAAGAATCACAGTCAGTTCTTCGTAGATTACAGCAGCTGGATTCATGCTGTATACCGTTTCCTTTTCGTGTGCCAACATTCCATAGTTGGCGTAGATTGTTACTTCCATAGGTATACCTCCTTACAAAACCCTGCATTCAATAACGGGGATGCCATTCTCTGCGAGCTTCTTGTATGCTTCGGCTTGTTCTGCCCATACCTTCTTGTCGTCTTCAAAACCATCGCGTTCCATAATGGCCTCCCTGTATTTATCCGAGTTCGTGCTACGGATGGCATACAGGAAACCATCCTTAACGAAGAAGCATTTTGCTCCGAGTGTGTTATACACACCAATCTTTTTCAGCGTATGCCAGAACTCAAGACTCTGGCTAGGTTGGACATCCCTTAGCTTGATGACCTCTCTCACAATTCCGCGAGTCTTATTGCCGTCGTCTTTGATCGTGATGGTAGACTTGCCGATTTTGACGTTTCGACCGACCAAATCCATCATGCTTGCCATGGCTATTCTCCTTTCTACCCATAAGAAAAGACCGTGCTGATTAGCACGGTCTTGCAAGGGATTTATTAACTTAAGAGTCATGGGTGTCAAACCCGCGCCTCTGTTCCATACAAGTGCTTTACCTTCCTGCACCCGTCTGGGGCCATATCGCTTACAACGATGTTCCACCTGATACTATAGGTCTTTGTTCTGCAATATGCCTGTGTGTCTTCCGCCCATGCTTCCAAAACTGATGTACCACTTTCTTCCGCAGCACATCTATAGCTATCCAGCATATGCGAGTGACACCCATCAAGGCCGTCATATACTTCCACGGTTCCGCACTCCACTTTGTCGCCTATCCTAGTGTAAGCAAGAACATAGACGTATGGGATTTCCTTTTCTATTATATCCCAACTCTCGCCCTGTAGCTCAGCGACTTCCATAGCGTACTCACGAGAGGTATAACCTTTATCGTAGGTTGTGCCTTCGTTGGTCTTCGTGCGGATCGTGTATAGTTTCATGTCTGGCCTCCTGTCGTGTAAGTGCTACCATATTATAGCATCTATACCACCAGAGGTCAAACGTTAGAAGCACTCCCTATCCCGCTCTCTTTGCTCTTTGTATTCCATGAGATACTGGGCAGCCTCTCGACACACGTCACCGCCTAACTCCTGGAGGAACTCTGCTACCTCCGTAATCCGCGCGTCCTTTTTTTCTGCTTCAGCGACGTGTTTGTTGTACGCTTCGGTATCAGTCATCATACCCATGGCACGATAGAGATCGCTTATGGACTTCATGCCGGACAACCATTCCTGACCGTCCGAGGTCTGCAACGCTTCTGCCACCTGGACGAGAGCCTGGTTGCGATATTCACTCGTAAAAGAGCAAGCAACTCGTCTTAGTGGGCAATCGTCGCAGTCATCGCGGTCGGTACAGTAGGTATGTACCGTTTTGATAGCTTTGTGCCAACTATCGCAGGTGCAGTAGCAGCAACCGTCGGCACGATAGCTTTCGCAGTTCTTGCATACGTTCACTTCCATATTTGTTCCTCCTTAAATGTCCTCGTACTCACCAGTTTCTTTGCACTTATACTGGATTCTCGTACAGCCATAGCTACACATGTAATAATCCAGGGGTTCAAAATCGACGCCTGCTTTTGCTTTTCCGTAGGCATATATGACTCCGTCGTCATCCAGAAGCCTGAATCTTTCTGCCATACCTGTCGTGTCTTTGCCTGTGTATTCGTCTTTCCCACTGTCCGTAACGCTCTTGCACCACTTTGTGATATTCCAGCTTCTACCCATCTTAGCAGCCTCCCTCATCAAACTCCCGCGCTTCGTCCATCGTCCAGATAAGGTTCATTGCCCGGCGTGCAAAACTAGACTGGCCTGATTCCTCTATGGACTTGATGTAGTCCAGTTTATCCATGAGGGACACCAATTTCCCATGCGCTTCAGGACTAACAAGCCCAAACGCATAGAGAACCCTGTATCCTTTGCGGGTATCTTCTGTCTGACCGTGCTTGATATACTCGGTCAGCAGTTTCGTCACAGTGATATTACCCTCCATGTTTGTTCCTCCCTTTCTAATAAAAAACGCCCGCTATTACTTAGCGGGCGTTGAAGACTTATTAAACCACCGTCATGGTAAAAAGAAAGCCGTACTTAGTACATCGGTATAAGACAGGTATGTATTAGTTGAACCATTCCAGTTCGTGCGGTTCCAGGGTTACGTCAAAACCCCAGCAGTCACAAGACCAGAAGGAGCTGGGCGTTTCACACACTCTCTCGACCAGCAATCGAAATTGATCTAACCACACTTCGTCCTGAAGGACGAACATAGAACCGGTTTCAAACCAGGGCGGAAGTTTGGAGTGGATATATTCCAGGCCAGAAGTAATTTCCACCTCCGCTTCTCCGCAAGATGATTCAATTAACCTAGCTCTAATATGAGCGCTTTCTTTTTTGTTTGTAATATACAATCCTCTCACCTCAAACATCTCTTTTGTTTGTACAAATTACCTGTCATGACTATAATATACCATGGCAGGTAAAAATTCCAGAGGTAAATGTTTCCTCTAGCACGGTGAAGTGGAATTGCTTTAGCGCTCATTAAAACCCGCTGTAACACAACGGGTTTTAACCAGAGCTAAAACCATGGGCGAACGAAAAACCATGGCTTTGACAAAAACCATGGCTTCGTAGGTTTGTTTATTCCAGTGAAAATGCTTTTTTATACCAGCGATACATTTTGATTGTATCGTGATAATTTTTCTTGTGTCTAAAAATCTGCTCAACCGTTGGGCGGTTGTTGAAGTCAAAGACGTCCAGGCCAGACTGTTCCGCTTGATGCAGGGCATAGAATCGACCGGAACGCCAGGCGTTGGAGAAGTTATGACGGCGTGGAAAACCAAGCTGTTCATATTTTTCCACCAGCATGTCTAGTTGCCCTTTAACCTGTACCTGACTAATCTTTCTTCCAAAGAACTTGCTTCCTCTTGTCAGCATTTTCTTTATAAAGGAATCCACAGACATATCCTTTACAACCTCTTGCGTGACATTCCCTTTGTCTCTTGATGATATTCTACAGACAGAATACCTATACAATACATCATGGATAGTATCGGAAAAACCATTTATCACGCTTCCATCTAATAGGTGTATACACCTATTATCCAGGTCTACGTCCGAATCACGGAGCGCAAGGACTTCCTTCATGGTTAGTCCCAACCAGGCCAGAGCCAACACGGGAGCGTCTGCATAACCGCTATTCAGGTCGTGAACCATTTGGATAGAGGAAACAAGATCCAGCTCGTCCCTAAAGAAAGATTTGCTGATTGCGTCGCTAATATCAACATCGTCAACGCTTAAACCCTTAAAGCCGTGTGGGATATTTGAAAAATATCCATTAGCTTCACACCAGTCAGTATACTTGTTCCCGACTGTTATATAGGTGCGAACTGTCCCTGTCTCATCAAGGCATAGCCTCTCCAGACAGTTCACAACAACACCTTTAGTCATTTCAGATATATCTGCTCTAAAAGATTGCTCAAATCTGCAAAATGCGTTAAACACACTCGAAAAATGTATTTTTTCCGCTTTATTCCTCGCCATTTCCTCCAGAAACCGCCGCTTGATTTCCTCGTTATACAAGATACCACCACCTTTTAGGCAATGATACCATGTAGAACTATTTTCCGTCAAGCGGAACTTATTGTAACAAACGCGCCGTTGCGCACCACCTCCATTTGTGATATGATTAGTGTACCCTTCCAGGGAGGGCCGAAGCCCTCCCTTTTAGGGCGGTCAGGCCGCTCCTGCTTCCATGGCTTCGTCGATGGTGGCATACTCCACCCCGTCGGAACCCATGTAGCCATAACCAGTGTATTCACCGGTTACATATGTATGGTTGCTCATACAGCGTCCTACCTTTCCGCTATCCTAGCAGTAGCTTGCTAGGATAGCTTTTTTTTGCAGGCATAGACAGAATCCATCTATGTTGTTCCCCGCGACCTCGCAGGCTAGGACAATCCCAGCCTGCGAACGCTCCCGGCCTAACGCCTGTTTATAGTCGCCGGGACGACTCTTTAAACCGGAATGAACGGCTCGATTCCAAACTTCACGAGATGGCTACATCTATCCACCTTGCCCATAACGTCAAAACTTTTCGCCTCGTCTAGTACCTGGACAAGCAATTCCGCACGAGTCTCAAAGCTGTGGAATCCATCATCCATAGTCCTGATACGACCTAACAGATCTACGAGATGATTCCACTCGTTCCACATCATAGTATCAATGAGGCCATAGGTGTGCATGGCCTTATACATGTCACGAATACCTTCTTTCTGCCCGTAGTTAATGTAGGTCAGCAGCATGTCAGACATAGTGACCTTGTTTTTGTTCATTTCCATAGTGATTCCCCTTTCTGGGTGCTGTTTAGCACTCATCGCGTCCTTCTAGCAGGTAGAGGGATACCATCAATGCTAACTTTGTCCTGGGCATAGCCCGCCATAGGCGGGCTATGCCCCTGCTATTACTTCTGTTCGGTGGGCTGTTCCGGGTTCTCCACGACCTGTTCAGGGGCGGGAGTCTCCACGGGTGCCTTTTTCTTCGTAGTGGTTTTCTTGCGGGTTGCCTTTTTGGGAGCCGGTTCCTCTACAGGAGCGGCGGGGTGCAAGGCGGCACGGAGGTAAGACATGTCCACGTCCTTTTCCTTAGTAGACAGAACCTTATACCCGTCCTTTTCCTTGCGAGTGTACATAGCCCGGAAGATATACTTCCACATGGTTGCAACGCTGGCCTTGCGGAACGTGCCGGAACTATTAGCACGGTCGCCGTTGGTATACAGACCGTTGCGGACGTATTTCATATCCGCACGATTCATTTCCAACGTAATACCAGTGTCCTTCAAGAGGAACCGGTTGACCAGATCATTGAGCTGATCGGTGGCCATACGGTTAGTGATGATACCGTCCTTGCCAGGGTTCCAGCCAATTTCAAGACGCATGGCCTTGAGATCATCCCGTACATGGTCAAGCATAATGAAGGTTTCCACAGCCGCCTCATGCTTACGATTAGGGTCGGTAATGTCCTTGTCACCCAAGATAAAATTGCACTGAAGGTTATACAGATAGATAGCCATGGCACCATTAACACAACCGAATCTGTTCGGCTGGCACACCTGGAACAGCTCCCGGAAAGAGATACTAGCTCCGGTGTCGTTCTTGCTGATCTGTGCTTTGCCGCCCATTTCAGGATCGACAATAACCCGATACAGGCGATATGCCTGATTGTCAAAGTAGGACTGGATAGCGTCCGACCACGACATATCAGCCAATTCCGCTGTACGGATGTAACGATAGTAGAGGTTGAGCTTATTCACGGCGCTGTTCAATTCGAGCCAGAATAAGTTGCGCTCCTCTTGTGTGGTAGGATGCTCAACGTTGTTGTTAAACTCCACCTTGCGACAGAGCACCGCCATGTAAAGGTAGTCCTGCCTGGAAGGGTCAGCGACTCCGTTGTCGGCCAACATAGCCAGCACGGCCTTGTCAGCCTTCAAGATCTCTACAGCGTTATCCAGTGCTTTTTTAGTTTCTGCCAGTTTCATAATGATACTTCCTTTCTTGTGTAGCATGGTTCTAAAGGCAAATCAGAGCGGCGGAATGGTTCGATTTAGCAGGTTGCGGCATGGACAAGCAGCCAAAGCTCCCCGGCGTTCGGGCGGAACTCCCAGCTCTTGACTTCCAACATATACGGATTAGCAGTAAGATACGGAGAAAGATAATCCGGGTAATTCTCGTTAATATCACTGATTAACCCGCTCATATAAATTTCGCCGGTCTCTACTTCCATAACGAGAACCTTTACCAGGTCATTACGGTTCGATTTGCAGAATCTACCCACAGACATAGGAGGTTCATCATCAATCCAAATATTGACGGTTTCAACACCCCTGCCTACAGGATAATTGACTTCCAATCTGTCGCCCAGGTCATTGATCCATGCCCCGACACCCTTGATAGTGCTCCTGTAAACCTCATGGTCACACCAAATAGAATCCATGTCTAATTCATAGTCAGTAGGCATAAGTTTGTCAGCAATATCCCATGCTTCTTTTCTGTTTCTTGCGTTCATTTTCAGTTCCCCTTTCAAATGTTCCGCCGGTCTGATTTGCCTTTAGCGTTTTGGCGTTCAATCATTTGCAATGTCATAGCCAAAAACAAATAGACCGGTTGCGTTGGAAGCAACGCTATACCTATCAGGATTGCGTCACGTCAACGCAACCGGTCGCACACTCCTAGCCACGGAGGGCGTAGCCCACCCATAGCTGGGAAGGAAAATCATACAGAATCGATACTTTTCACAATGTTTACCAGACCGATAGGATTCCCACCTATATTGCGTTGTGGTACAGTGTATCGGGAGATACACCTTTCACTGCCTGGTAACAGTATCTAACATAAATTATCAATGTCCACACCGCCCTGCAAAAGGTTAGCACCGCAACACCAGCCACGGTTGACTTACACGACTACACACTAGCGCAATCGCACACGTCCAGCTTTCCAATTTTAGGGTTTGTCGTAGGTTGATACTTCCATGTTTTGGCGTTCAATCATTTGCAATGTCACGCTCAAAACTCTTTGCTCTTTCGAGCTGCCCCTATCCTATCACATTGATCCGCCTTTGTCAAGGGGTTTCTGCGATTTTTTAGGGATTTTTTGCCGGGCTTTTGCTCCTGGAGCAAGGCCGCCGAGCTGGCCTGGTTTACGTCATACAATCAGGTTAGGACATAACCAGCGACTGTCACTTTTCGCCGTCCATCCGGTTCGGTGCCCGTCCCTTGACTGTACCTTGAGTATACCAGACGCGGACACGATTGTCAACCCCTTTTTTGCATTTTTTTATTTTTTGGGCAGAAGGTGTTATTGAGACTCATTCCTATTATTGATTCGGGCCAGGCAAGCTAATGACCATTAGCCATTTTAGACTGCGTTCTAGACTACAGTCTATTATAATACCTAACACCGTTAATTACTAACGTCCCATTTCCCGCCTATGGGGTGTAGAGGGGGCAATTTCCATATTTTAAAGCCGGTTTTTTAATGTAATATGGAATTAGTTGTTCCACCATTTCACAACTTTTTCCCTTCAAAACTCACCACTTCCCTCCACAACACATTGATTATCAGAACTTTTTATTTCGCTTTATTTCGCTAAAGTTTCTCCTTCATCTATCCCGCCTCTGATTTTGGGACGTAATCAGTAGCACATAATTTTTGGAAAATTTCTTGAAACTCGACGTCCAAAAATCTTGACATTTGAAAACATTTTCGCTATAATGGTAACATAATCAATAGAAAACATTTTAATTTTTAAGGAGGTTTTGCCAATGAGCAACCTGATTTCTTTCCCTAATAACCCTGTTGACAATTTTGTCAACCCCAACAACAATTTTGTCAACCCCGCGTCCATCGACGTCAACTCTGTCCGCCGCTCACGGACTGCCGACAGCAGCCGTTCACGGGTACTCAAGCAATCTGCCGCCAGCCGGATCACCGCTCAGAGCGACCAGCCGGTAGAGGCCATCACCGCACCTGACCGAGCGGCTGACCCTATCAAGAGTGTTGAAGACATTCGTAGAGCGTGCTCATACCTACTAGACAACAACCGCTACAGAGATCACATGCTGCTGGTCATGGGCATCAACTTCGGCCTGCGAGTCAGCGACCTGCAGCGTCTCCGGTTCACCCACATCCTGAACGAGGACTTCTCTTTTAAGGAGTCCTTTGAGATCCTGGAAAAGAAGACTGCCTCTACCCGTAAAAGAAAAAAGAACCGCTACGTTGTCATCAACGACGCGGTCATGGACGCTGTGGAACTCTACCTGGAACACGCTCCCTACCCCGTCAGCCTGTCTGACCTCGTGTTCCGGTCTGAGAGCAACAACCGTGGTGCTTACGAGCCTGGTCCTCTCAACAGAAGATCTGTCAATCGTATCCTAGAAGATATCGCCGACCACTGCAACTTCGACTTCCGGTTCTCCTCTCACTCCCTCCGCAAGACATTCGGCTACCACCAGATGATGATGTCCGGCAACGATCCTCGCAAGCTGGTACTCCTCCAGAAGATGTTCGGCCACTCCTCCATGAACGAGACCCTCTGCTATATCGGCCTCACCAAGGAAGAGATGACCGAAGCCTACGCCAACCTGAACCTGGGTGGCAACGGATATGACTACCAGCTTGCTGCTCTGTATGAAGCACCTACTGATTCAACCCCCGCCGCCATTTGACTTCTGAGGTCTATTTTCTCCATGTAGACTCACAAAACTCAGAGAGATAATCTGTTGGGTATATAGGTATGTACCCCTGACCGTTCCGTTCTATTTTCTCCACGTAGTGTGGGAGAAAACAGGACACGTAGATTCAACCGTCTAATCTCCCTCTTACGGAAGGCCGCTGCAGCGGCATCTTGTAGGTCGCTCCGCTCCCGGAATCGCTCCCGCTCTTTTTCCGTAGAGAGAAAAGGTGGTGTTCCCTCAATCTATCCTGCCTGATCCTGAACGCCCTACTCCTCACACAATGGCTATCCTGCGCTGTTTCTTTTTAAAAATTGAAATACCGTAAGGTAGTCCGTGGCTACACGGCTTCCCACCCTAGCCACTTCCGCAATCAACAACCCTTCTCATCCCATTTCTTTCTACGGGCTAAAAAAAATGAATCCTCTACGCGAAGCGTTATAAGTCCCGCCTCCTGTCGCAGAACAGCTCTTCCCTTCAACCATCCACGTCGGCTCCGTCCTGCCAACCCTCTTCGCTGATCTCCCACTCCTGCCGCCCTCACGCTTTCTTTTGTAGAAAGCTCCAACCTTTCCTGTGAGAAGGTCACGGTCGGGAAGCTTGACCACCATTCCGTTACGCCGTCCCCACCAACAGGAAAAGTTCTTCTACTCCATTTTTCTTGTACGGGCTAAAAATAAAAAATCTTCGGGAGCGCAGCGACCTAACAAGCCGCCGCTGCAGCGGCCATACACAGGATGGAGATATGACGGTCTGCTACCTTCCGAAACCTAGCTCACCCCCGGCGAACAACATAGCGCTCCTCACATCCACCACGCACCACGCCCTTACCCACTCTTCCCTCTACGGATCACTTTTCCTTCTACCTGCTAACCTACATTCTTTCGCCCCCTACCATCTCGCGTTCATCCCGGCGCAGCCCTACCCACCACCAGCGTTACAGAACTACTACCCACACAAGCAAGACAGCTCATCTCACTTTTCTCTCTACGGACTACGCCGTAGGCGTGCTTTCCCTTTTCCCTTCTACGGACTTACCTGTTTCTCCAGGCCGGGGCGAAGAGATAGGACGGCTGATCTACTGATACGCCACGGACTACCTTACAAGAGATAGAGGTGTGACGGAGAGAATTACTATATATATGTATATATAGATATAAGATATAATACAAGCGTCTCAACAGCTAAAAAATGTTGGTATATCAACACAAAATCACAATCCGCTCTTTCTGTCTAAGTACGCCTATTTTTCTGCCAAAGTACGCCTACCTGGTAAAGTGAACGTATTTTGTTAATAGTCTGTTCACAATTAAATATTGAGCTTCAGGCCACAGGCATCTAAAGAAGCGCAGAATTTCAAGGATATGGAAGTGGCATAGCGTATCGCGGACAAGATAGCAGAGTGTGTCCGAAAATCTATTTGTTAACAATTCGTTCATGTATGTTCATAATTTATTCACAATTGTTCATAGTCGCCCAGTATATTTTTTATCAGAATATTTCGAGTTGGATTTCGCACGAGTTCCACTCTATCCCCTTGACGTTTGAAAGAAAAACTTGTATATTATAATCAGGCGGCAAGGCCGCGGCAACAAAATTTTTATAAGGAGGTAGCACACTATAGATAAACGCTACGAATCAATTGAACGAGGTCCAGACAACACCTTCGGTATTTTTAGACGCGGGCATGGCTTTCGCCCTCTACGCCCAGACGAAGAAATCAAAGTAGTCCAGAGGCGGGGAGAGCGAGGCGTTGATGTCTTTAGAGCGAATGCTCGTGTCCGATCTGACGAACAGTTCATATTTTTAAGGTTGCCGAAACAAGCTGGGGAATGTTTCTGCACGGACATCACCTTGGCAAACTTAGCTAGGGTCGCTATGCTGGCGACGCACATGCAGTATTCAGAGAACCCGATGCAAGATGGGAGTGTGGTGATGGCTGGCCGCACGAGAGCGCAGCACCCAATGTCAAAGAGTGAGGCCCAAGATATCTTACAGATTGGAAAAGACGCCTTTTACAAATTTTTAGACGATATGGAACGGGCGCGTCTGGTAGACGAAAGCGCCCAGGGATGCTTAATCTTGAGTAACTGGTTGTTCGCTAAGGGCAGGCTACCGAGGCAGAAAAGGTACGCTGCCCCAACCGCACGACTGTCTGTGCCCAAATATCAAAGACTATATACGGACAACGTGAAGAGCGCAAAAGAGATCGGCACCGTACTTCGACTGATCCCATTTATACATAAGAGCGAGCACGTGTTGTGCTGGAATCCGTACGAAGAAAATCTAGACTTGATCGCGCCGCTCACATTTACGGATGTCTGCCGGGTGCTGGGCAGAAGCACCAATAATGTTGATAAGTACAGGAAGCGATTTGAAAAAAATATGTCTAGCATGGCGGTTCGGGACGGACAATCGACACACCCTCTGTGTACGGTAGACAACTATCATGAAGGGCGGTATGCCATTTTTATAAACGCGGGACTTGTCTACTTCAAAGAGTTGATGCCCCTATGTCAGTAACTAAAATAGTAGCAATGCTGTCCGGCTGTGATACGTCTGATATTCAGTATGGCGAGGACGTACTGTCCAGCAACTTGGTGTTTCCTCCTAGCGCCGCTTATGATCTCCAGGGCTTCTGCGCTGGCGTTAGGCTGGATACCCTGCCCAGGCTTGTGGCTTTGTCACTCCACACTATCCCGGTGATAGAAATAGATTTCAGTAAGGGTGACAGCGGCGATAGTAGTCCTGATGGCGATAGCGGCATAGACGGCAGCGACAGCGACGACAGCTTTGATCTAGACGCTTTTGACACGACCGAGACCGAAGATAATCATTGGCATGTGATTCTTTCTAGTAGCACGCACTCTCCTCAGATGGCTACTAGAACCGAGATCGGAGAGATTGCTATGCTTGATAAGAGTAGTTTAGATAATTTATTTTTAAAATGTGTTCCCTTAAATATACTTCGACCAGACTGGTTTGGTCATTGGTATATAAACGATAATTTCTTTCTACGTGGAACTAAGCCAACAAGCGGGTCGTGGCAATATGTTAAGGTTCGAAAAGTTAAAAAAGACACCTTCCTCCAGCTTTATAAAAAAGGAACCGGCAATTTAAAATACATAGGAGCTGTGTTGAGACTAACACCAAACCTTAATTGTGAACACAACTACCTCTGTTACAACCCAGATGAAACACGTAGCGATGAGATTGTCCCCTTAGCCGCCCAAGATATCTGCAGGGTGTTAGGTTACGAGCCGCGCCGGGCTTCCTACTATATAGACAAACTCAAGGAAAAATTTTTAGGGATCACTTTTAAGCACGATGGCGTAGAGCAACAGCTCTGCCGAATTGACAAAGATGGGAGCGACTACCTAATGATGGTAAACCCCAACGTCATCTACGCCGACGGCCCGCCAGAGTACAAACGGATCTGCCTGGAGCTGTACTGGGGTTACCCGGACCCGTTCGGCTCTCCGTTCCGACGGTATCCCTATCATCATATAAAAGGCCCTACACTAGACTATGTAAACAGAGCAAACTGAATGGGTATATAGACATATACCCTACCGATTATCTCCTTCGTTTTCCTACAGCTACACAGGGGCTTTACACCAAACTGACCATCTGATAGGAGGTGATAGACATCAGCGCACACAACACCTGCACCAATTTATGTAAGTGTTGCGTGTGGTACGACGACTGTAACTCATTTCAGGAAAATAAGAAAACCGACACTACCCCAGAAAAAAATAGTGTATACTTATATTATGAGTTGGACAGCCAGTGCGAATTTTTTGACCCGACCGTCGATCCGGAAGACCTTGGGTTAGTCGAGCTGGACGGGCGGTGGGTCGAAGCAGCTGAGGCTCTGATAATAAATGTCATGACAGAGATTTGAAATGGAGGAATGTAAAATGGGTTTATTTGACAAGATGAAGAAGCGCAACGAAAAACAGTATGTACCGCACGTACACTACCCGGACGAATGGCCGTCCGATATGAAGATCGAACCGGGCGTTACCCCAACCGTGGTGATTTGTGAACCCGGCGCTAACCGCTACAGAATCATCGCTACGGAGTATTGGAGTCAGCGGATGATCGGTGAGTTGGCCACCACCTCTCCCCGCGTCCACGTCATGCGGGAAGACGACAAGGTGATTGAAGCAACCTTCCCCGGCGAGTGGTTCAAGATCGAGTCCCCGCAAATGGCGGAGCTACGGAATAAGAAGAAATAAAAGAAAGAGTAAACTTTAAGCTGGGCGGCGTCGCCGCCCAGCGCCAACAAACGATTCAAGGAGATGATCGCTTTTATGATAAGAGAGGTGCTTTTGACTGTTCGCACCTAAGTTATATACGACATATAAGATAGCTTTCAAGCTATTAAAAGAGAACAAATTTTCTTTGCGGGTAGACCTGCGCCCCTACGAGATAAGGCAGGCGGACAATTTATTATTCTACCAGATACGGCGTATCACAGGCGAAGATGTGACCTGTGCGCGGCGTATTTGTTTTGTCGATTGTAAGGGTAGCTCTTCTGATACGGACGCTATGACGGAGCTAATTATGAATGGGTTCTGGTTAAACGGCACTCACTTTGTACTGTGCGAACGATCGGCGAGCATGACCCGCAACTCTATCTTGAGCTTTATCGACGCGGCTATATCAGATCCGGTGTACGAGGCAATCACTATGGGGGCTGACCCCGGCCCGACAGTTATAAGTAAGCTAATGGCTTATAGAGGCTTATGCCTTTCCTCTTGTCATTGCCTGAATGGCTTCCGCCCAAAAGTAATTGTTGTACCGGATTATGAGTGTGTACTGCCGCAACAGCATATCAAATACATATACGATGAAAAGACATCCTTCACCAACGCTGACGGCAAAGAGATCCCCTGGACACAAAAGAATGTGGCGGACGGATATAGAGATATCAATGTCACGCCCTTTGATGGCTGCGGCATACACCATCCAGCTATTACGGACGAGGTTCAGTTCCGGCTGTCATCTACTGATAGCCCGACGACTATACTTTGGAGGGCACCATATATCAAAGGTCTCACCTGCGAGGTTGACTACCCTACCTTCTACGCCGAGCGGGGTGTAACATCCATCAAGGATATATGGGGCGTGTCGCATGATGTTACCCCGGACGCCGAGCCGATGATTATCTTGAGCAAGAGTATGTATAAGGGCTTCAAATATTTTCAGACGAACAAAGATGCAACAGACTGGGAATATTATTGGGAGCAATTCGAAAAGTATGGTTATTGCTTAGGTGTTGCTAAATGGAACTTCAACAAAGATATCGAGCCAGTTTATACGAGATGCAACTACCAGGTTCTTCAGACGCTCAACCTTCCCTACCAAGAATTTGTTGAGCTTGCTACGGACTCTATTGAGTGGGCACAAAAGATTATTGACGGTGACCCTTTTTATTCTATGTGCTTCCTAGGGTTGACAGCAGATAAGTGCAACCCTTTAAACGACTATGCAAAGTCCGTAGTGAAGAACCCCGCTATGCTCAAGCAATATGAAGTGCGGAGTTATTTAATTAGTCTGCTGACCAAATACATAGACGAGATGTGCTGCGGCAAGATATGGATCAAGAGCTGCTTCAAGTTTCTGATACCCGACTTAATTGCATTCATGGAAGCGGCGGCGGGGATAAATCCGGTCGGTTGTCTCGGCGACAATGAATTTTACTGTATAACAAAAGAAGGTCCGATGTGTGGTGACAAACTGATTACGCGTAACCCTCACATTTGTGATAGCGAGAATGTTGTGTTGTGCGCTATCAATAATGAATTAACAAGCAAGTACCTCAGTCATTTGGTTAATACGTGTATCATCAATTCTAAATCAATAATCCCACAAAGATTGAATGGAGCAGATTACTCCTAAACAAAGTCCTTCCCTGCGGTAACGTAGGTGTAAGCCCGGTGTGAACCGTTTATCAGCGGGTGTTGAGCAAACGTCAGGAGCAGTAGGAAATGGCTGCTAGTTGTTCAGCTAACAGGGGACGCCGAAAGGTAATCCTGTGCAAGCCTTTAAGGAATGTGCAACGACTATGGGTGATGAGTGTAGCCCAGTAGGAGTCCTATTGATACGGACTTCCAAGCGCACCGCTGCCGCTACGCGGTAGATGATATAGTCTTTCTACGAGAGTAGAAGTTTGACGGAGATTTAGTTTTAGTATTTAATGATGACAGGCTATTAAATGGCGTAGATAAACACGCTATACCTGTTATAGACGTAGATGATAAGATCACGACAGAGCCGGAGGAATTTACGCCAGAGAACAGGTTGAAAGTAATTCTACGAACAATGAAGAACCTGATTGGCGAGTATAGTAACTACGCAACAGCATACAGAAACAGATGTGGTAAAACAGAGGAACAACGAGATAAGTACGAGAAGTATATTGACATTATAAGTGTCTTGACAGGTAAATCCATCAACGATCGGTGGCCTATGTTGGTAACAGCGTAGCGCAAAGTCAGTGAACCTACATATATAGGGTGTCGGTTAATGACCGGCTAACGGAGAAAATCTAAGCGACTTATCGTATGACAATTCCGTGCCAAGCCTTTGAAAAGGAAGGTGTAACGACTATCCCCTGGCGGTGAGATTCCGCAATAGGAGTACGGCTGAGTGAAATTCTCAGTGGGTGAGATTCCCTTAAATGGAAGCGCTGACTACCCGTAACTTACGGGTAATGATATAGTCTATTCCCTAACAAATATCCGGAAACGGAGGGTGTAAAAGAGATTACGCAAAGACCGGAGTCCTATACCCCATGCCACGTACTATTTCAAAATACGGACGCCCACTCCCCTACTTTATGAAGTACGCGTCACCATATTATAAACGGCTGAAGCTTTCCCGCTCACTGTCTAATATGAATAAGCTGTGTTGGGAAATTGAGCATTGGAAGAGAAGCATCAGGTATAAAAGAGCCGACCAAGAGTTCGACTATAACATCATGATTAACGATGAAATCCCTGTTTCGGATGGACTCTACAGGGAGATAGAGCAAGTCTATCGCTCGTTTTGCACAGAGGTAAAAGAGCTGTCGCACAAGTTGAAACAGCTCGATGGAGAGGACGCGGAAGCGGAACGCAAGAAAGCATACGCCCTACTGTACGAGCGGTATAGGAATCGCTGCTATTCTATTTGTAACGGCAACGCCTCGCTGGTTGCTAACGCCGCCGTCATGTTGTGCCACGATCACAAGACGTGGAATCAACGCTTCAAGTGGATTGTCGGCGGGGCTGGTATCGTTAAGAATATTGAGCAGGTAGATATCAAATTACCGAAGCAGGATGATACAGGAGAACTCGAATACCTAGGAAAGAGATACACAATGATTAAGATGAAGAAGGAGGATGTTCCCTCATTTGATAGATGAAGTATATGAAGTAAAAGAGTACCTTGACGGAAAGAAGATAACAGAACGCGGTCGTTACCGCGCCGCCTATATGATCGCTCGGTGGTACACCCAGGAAGGGTGTACCTTCCGGGAAACGCGGGACAAGATTTTTGAATGGGCGAAGAGAACGGACAACTTTTTGAAGTATAACGTAAATGATATTATCGAGTCCGCACGCAACTGCGACGACAGACTAAAGGATAACGTGACCTTGTATATCAGTGAAACAGACGTCAATAGAATCGTCACCTTGTTTGATGGCAAGAACACACGTAAGCTCGCTCTGGCTTTACTTTGCTATGCTAAAGTGTACGCCAATAAGAATAAAGAATTTGACGTTTCCCTCTCAGCGCTTTCTGAATGGTGCGGCGTAACGCGAGCACATATTAGCCACACCTATCTGCCAGAGCTAGTTAAACTCGGCTATATCACGAAAGTGGACCCGGCTGCTACTACGGTGTGGCATCGAACAAAAAAGACAACGACTAGCAAGTACGCTCAAACGAGACTACGGATTGAAGTGCCGCTTTACAACGCAGGAAAATTTCAACTAGTACATAATGATTTTAAGAAACTACACAGCGAAATATTTGAGAAGACACAGCGCAACAGATTTTATATCGAGGAGGAGTGATGGCGGTTTTATCTAGGGAAGAACGAGAGACTATCATCCTGTATACGGAAGCTGATGATCGTGCAGAAGTGTACACCCACAATAAGAAAATGATCAATCGGCTGGCAAAGCTTTATGCCGAACGCCCAGACGAAGTTGAGAAGATTAGAGAAGCCGACACGGGAGCTGTGACATACACAGTTCCCCGCGACTGGGTGAAGATTATCCCCAAGCGTAGACTTTCAGAGGAACAGCGAGCTGCGATAACGGATCGGTTCGCCGCCATGCGTGTGAATCAGTCGTGACACATATATTGACGAACAATGTAATATGTGGTAAAGTATTTCTATCATTAAATTGATGGAGGGAAATATATGAAAAAGATATTAAGCATTTTGCTCGCGGCTTGTATGGCTGTTTCGCTGGTGGGTTGTTCCAGTGGGAGCACGTTCACGGTCGGAGAATTTTGTTCGCAGTATAATAATGTGATCAGCACGCTTAAAAGCGATAAAGGGCTAGCTTATAGTGTTGATAAGTATGTTGGTGTAGATTCTATATCAACTATTCCCGATAGTGGCAAACTCGTGTTGAACAGCGCGGACATGTATTTTTCTACGTCAGGCGGGGTTATCAATAGTAATTCTAAGATAGATGAGATTACTATCAAGATTCTATCGAAAAACGACACTGATCCGATCGGCATTTATTATATTATATTTCTGTATGCAGCCCTTTCTAGCGCAACACCGGAACAACAAGAGCAGGTTAAGAACTATTATACGAACAAAGCAGACTCATTACCCGATATGGACAATATGGAAGTAATTGATTGCGGGTATGGTATATTCAAAGTGAGATACGGTAAGAAGTTCGGGGTAAATTATCTCGGAAGATACGAGGATGATGAGCGGACTTGTGTGGAATTAGACAAAAACGGTAAGGCTACTATTGCGATCAGAGGTCAATCTTCAGATTATTTATGGAGGGTAAGTGGAGATATAGTAGAGGTATTTATGGATACAACCGAACCACAGGTTATGTGCAGAGGCACAATCAAAAATAATAGTATTGACGTTGATTATTTTTATGGTGTGGATTTTAGCAGTGCAAATGAGAGTATGAGGCTCGTAAAAAGTTGACATGTTTTTAATAGCCCCGGCTAATGCCGGGGCTATTTTTTTGTAAATTTTCATCCGCCAAAATTTTCTTCTATTATATGAGATTAAAATAATGAACAATATTAAAGTTCATTATTAAAGTTCACTTTTCGGTTCTTTATTTAATCTCAAATAGAATAAAAGGAGCAAAGAAATTGATTCAAATTTCAGGAGCAGAAGCTGCAGCAATCCGTAAGAAAGTACGGCACGCAAACATCAGAAAGACGCGACATAAGTTCTATCTAGAAGAAAGTCGTACAGTTATGAGATTCCTAAATCGACTGCGAACAGAAGGCGTGGTTGCTACCTACGGTGAAACGGGGTGTCGTCGTCAGTGATCTCTTACGACCGCTTGCGATATCTTGTCGATAGCAAACTTGTCACCCGTACTCTCCCAGATAGCTTTGAAGATATCAGCGAAGAGATTTTTGGTGAGGGCAACGCCTACAGTTCGTCCGAGGTTCGCCGACGAATGTACGGCATGAAACGGTTATTTGAAGTAATCGACAATGAGGGGTTGCTCATCCATAAAGTCAATGCAAAAGATCCGTTATACAACCAGACAAAAATGATCGAACACGAGCGCAAAGCGCTACTCGATCAGCAGAGAGTCCTGGATGCGAAGCTGTCTCATGCAGGCAGGCTGGAGGCGTTAGGTGACAGGTTGTTCGAGGCTGCGCTCACTTTAACCCCTAAGCTGCATAATCTTTATCAAGAAGAACTACATACGATTCGTGGGAATAATGAGGCTGTATTGGTGTTGGCGGACTGGCATTACGGGATGAAGACCTATAATGTTTGGAACGAGTACAGCACCGATATCTGTATTAACCGCGTCAGAAAATTGATTGACGGTACGGTCGAGCGGATGAAGTTACACAAGCCTAGCAAGCTGCACATACTTGTGCTAGGTGACATGATTAGCGGTGCCATTCATACAACCTCTAGGATTGAGTCGGAACAACTGGTGTGTGATCAGATTATGCAGGTGTCAGAGCTTATTGCTGAAACGGTTGCTGAACTATCACAGTATGTGCCGGAACTGAATTTGTATTGCACCTACGGTAATCACTCACGTACAGTGCAGAGTAAGAAAGATAGTATCCATGCAGATAATATAGAGCGACTAATCCCTTGGTGGCTTGAGCTAAGGCTGGCTGGATTTAATCACGTTCATATTATTAACTCTGAGTATCCGGAGTTCGCTACAATGAACGTCTGTGGCTATCACATTTGTGCGACACACGGCGACCTAGAGAAGAAAGTCAACACAGCGGGGAAGAGTCTTTACGCACTTTTCTCGCAACGATTTGACCAAAAGATTGACTATATTATCTTAGCGCATCGTCATCACTTAGAAGAGTTTGAAGAGCTTGCAATTGAAACAATTTCTGTTCGAGCGCTGTGCGGCACAGATAACTTTGCTAATACAAAAAGGCTGTATAGCATTCCTGGTCAGACGCTACTGTTCTTCAATCCTGAGTGCGGACGAGACGCGTCATACAATATAAGACTAGACTAAAATTGAATGCTGCTAGAAAGCGAGGTGGGCGTATATGCCACGCAAGACAAAGTATAACAACATCACTAGCCCTGCGCTTTTAGAGCAGGTTAACCCAGAAAATAAAAGATTGAAGAACGATTTCCTTACTTATCTAAAATCAGTACAAAGAAGTAATGGAACAATTGATGGGTACTCCCACGACCTCGACATCTTCTTTGTATGGAATCTGCAGAACAACAATAATAAATTCTTTGTTGATTTATCAAAGCGTGACCTGATCTCATATCAGAACTGGCTTATCTACGAGAACGAAAACTCCCCCGCAAGAGTCAGACGTCTAAAGGCCGCCCTTTCTTCCCTATCCAATTACGTGGAGAATATTTTGGACGACGAGTATGAAGGATATCGTCCCATCGTGAGGAAGATCGAGTCTCCAATCAATCAGCCGGTTAGAGAGAAAACAGTGTTCTCTGATGAGCAGTTGCAGTCGCTGCTAGATATTCTGGTTAAAGAAGAGAGGTTTACTCAAGCGTGCGCACTGTCACTTGCTATGTGCAGCGGAAGAAGAAAGTCGGAGTTGTTGCGTTTTAAGGTAGACTGGTTCACAAGCGACAACATTATTTACGGGTCGCTATATAAGACTCCGGAGAAGGTAAAAACAAAAGGTGCTGGCAACGGTAAATATCTCTATTGTTACACCCTCTCAAAAGAGTTCGACCCTTACTTAGACCTCTATATGAATTGGCGAAAAGAAAATAACGTGGAGAGCGAATGGCTGTTTTATGACAAAGCAGACCCCACGAAACAAATGAATATTTCTACGCTGAACAGCTGGGCTGTTCGGTTTAGCAAAATATTGGGCGTGCCATTCTATTGGCACGCCTTACGTCATTTCTTCACCACAAAGTTAGCACGGCTTGGTCTGCCGGATAGTGTTGTACAGACTGTTATCGGCTGGAGTTCCGCCGATATGGTTCGGCTGTATGACGACACTCCTGATGACGAACAGTTGGAAAAGTATTTTGGTGAAGATGGAATTAAAACAGATGTTAAGGCAACTGGACTGGCTGACCTGTAACATGAACGAATGAAAGGTTGAATGAAATGATTAACAATAAGCAATTTGTAAGACGAGTATTGGAAATGGCGGAGCATCTGTCTGGCGTTAAGTATAGAGTAAAGGATGGCGAACTGATGGTAGATGCTGTAAAGTTCGCTATCGAAAAGGCACTGGCCGAAGGCGAAGACATCTCTCTGCACGGTTTTGGTGCCTTTAAGGTGCATGAATATCCTGAACGCCAGGCAACAATCAACGAGCAGACTTATAATATTCCTCCCCGCAAGGGTGTAAAGTTTAGCCCAGGCAAGCGGCTGCGCGATGAAGTTGCGAAGGGCCGTTTTCAGACTATTGATCTGTAATGGCTAGACAGAAGTTAGGAGCGACTGAACCTACAAGAGTCAAAGGTCAGTTCAAATGTGTTGGTTGCGGCACTGTCTATCCTACACAAGCCCGTAATTTCAAGACTGTTCAGAGCACGCTGTATAAAGGAAATAATAACTACCTGTGTTGGTGTAACAGGTGTGTTGACGCCCTATATATCAAGTATAGGGATAGCGGTCTATCTGAGGCGGACGCAGCTAAAAAGGTATGCTCGAAGTTTGATGTCTATTGGGAAAAAGACGTTTGGGATAAGGTCTCTACGGCGAACAAAAGCGAAAGTTCAACATTGATCAGAACTTACCTTGACCGAATGAACCTCAACCAGCATATTAAAAAGACGTATGACAACACTGTCGTCGAAGAAGCCCGGCGACAAATGCTGCTGGAGAAGCAGTCCTCTATTGGCATGAATGCCGAAGAAAGCCCCGAAGTCTCCCCTGAGCTAGAAGAGTTTTGGGGCAAAGGCAGAGACCCGTGGTGCTATGCCGAACTTCAACACACATATGACAGACTAACTAATGGGTATACTGTTGACACACCAGCTAAGGCTCTTTTGGTTAAGCAGGCTTGCCTATCAGTGTTTGAAATTGATGAACTCCAGAAGAGTGGTAAGCCTTTTGAAAAGCAGCAGGCGTCCCTAGTCAATACGCTGGGTTCGTTGAATCTGAAGCCCAGCCAGATCAAAGAGGACGAGCGGAACTCTGGGTTGGACGATATGCCTTTTGGTGTAGCGATTCAGAAGTGGGAGCAGACACGTCCTATCCCGGAACCGCAATCGGATTGGGTTGACGTTGATAATATTAGAAAGTACAACATGACTTGGTTCCTAGGCCCTCTATGTAATATGGTAGGGGTGGACAACAAGTACAACGAGATGTATGAAGAAGCAATGAGTGAGTATAGGGTCGATCGTCCGGATTACTCAGAAGATGAGGATGTGGTCGATGAATGACAGAATACACAAAGACACGACAAATAAGACTTGACTCTGCTAAGTCAAGAGAGGAACGCGTCTTCGAAGGTGTTGCTGCCTGGGCGGCTTTCTACCGAGCTAACCCACACAGATTCGCAAAAGACTACCTGGGTATTAGCCTGAAGCCATTTCAACAAATACTTATGGTCGAGATGGATCAATGTAACTATACTGCCTATATTGCAGCGAGAGGGCAAGGCAAGAGTTTTCTTATTTCTCTTTACTGCTGTGTGCGGTGTATCTTGTACCCCGGTACAAAAGTCTGCGTTGCTGCTGGGCGTAGGTCTCAGAGTATCAATATTCTGGAGTACATTCAGAATCAGTTCATGGTAAACTCGCCAGGACTGAAACGCGAGATTAAGACTATTACGACAGCCCCTAACAACCCTATTTGTATCTTTGAAAACGGGTCAACGATTAAGGTTGTAACTGCTAGTGATACGGCTCGTGGCAACAGAGCAAACATTATTATCTGTGATGAGTTTAGAATGATTCCGGAGTCAGCCATCAATGAGGTGCTAAGGAGATTTCTTTCTGATGAACGCCATCCTCCATATATTGATAATCCGGAGTATGCCCATATCAAAGAAAGAAACAAAGAAATCTATCTGACTTCTGCCTGGTTTAAAGATCATTGGTCATACAAGAAGGTCGAAGATTTTTACGCTAAGATGGTACAAGCTGGGCCGTACTTTGTATGTGGTCTTCCCTATCAGCTCTCAATTAAAGAAGGACTGTATAGCGCAGAACAGGCGATCGAAGAAATGTCCGAAGCGACATTTAATGAATCCCAATGGGCGAGGGAAATGGAATGTTGCTGGACGGGCGACGTTGAAGGTTCGTTCTTCAACTATGAGGCAATCAATCGCACGCGACGTCTGAAGTTCCCGATGCTGCCATCCTATGCCTTGCCTGGAAAACTGGCTGCCAAGGATATGGGGATCGTGAACAAACAGGTAGATGAGATAAGAGTCATATCTGTTGACGTCGCTTTGATGAGTTCTACGAAAAAGTCAGAGAACGACGCGACGGCAATCTTCGTGAATCGAATGACGCCCAATACGCATGGTCGTTACTATAGCAATATTGTTTATACGGAGTCGCGTGAAGGCGAGACGACGCAAAGACAGGCGTTACGTATTCGGAGATTGTACGAAGAATACTCAGCAGACTATATTGTGATTGACGGCAAAGGCGTCGGCGCTGGTATGGTTGACTTGTTGCTGGATGATATATACGATCCTGACACAGGCGAAACATATGGTGCTCTGTCCTGCTATAACAATCCTGACCTTGCTGCTAGGTGTACCGACATGGATGCACCAAAAGCTCTGTGGGTAATAAATAATCAGACTGCACGCTTCAATTCGGAGTGTGCTTTTTCTTTGAGAGAAGGGTTCCGGTCTGGTAAAATTCGCTTGCTTGCAAACGAATATGATGCGGAAGATTATCTCTCTGAAGTACGTGGTTGGGGATCCATCAACCCGGTCGAGAAGACTGCGGTTCGACTTCCGTATGTGGACACTACGTACCTGGTTGACGAAATTATTAACTTGAAATACGAAGACACTCAATCAGGTGTAAAGGTATACGAAAAATCCGGTTATCGAAAAGACCGGTACTCATCCCTTTCATATAACTACTGGGTTGCGTGTCAATTAGAAGACAAGTCGCGTATAAAGAGAAAGTCCAATATAGACATCTCTGAATTGTTGCGATGCCGAAGAGCACCCAGACTTAGAAGGAGGTGAGTTGTTATGGGCGAAAAGTTTGTACTAGGTAGTACACCAGACGAGAAATCTAAACAGGAGTTTACTCTCAAAGATACATTCAGAATGCCCGAACGGTTTAAAGTCTTGAATCGGTTGGTTATGCGGGATTTGAATCGGCGAGATTATAGACCTACATTTAAGAAATACACCAAGGAACAGATCCTAGACTTCTTAGAAGATCCTTATACTCATGAGAAGCAGCTGCGGGATGCCTGTATAAATGTGTATGGCGTTAGCTCTTACTTCCGTCGTCTCATTCAATACTTTACTATGTTGAACGACTTGGCTTATGTCGTGTCACCGTTTGGTATAGATACATCAAAAGAAAATAAGACAAGTGTGAAGCGTAACTTCAATAAGGTTCTTAAAGTAATGGAAGCGTTTAATGTAAAGTCGCAGTTCAGAAAGATCCTTACGGTGTGCTTTAGAGAAGATGTTTATTATGGTACGCTATGGGTTACGCAAGACAACATCACAATTCAAAGGCTACCGTCTGATTACTGTCGAATTTCTTCAATAGAAGGTAACGTCTATAATGTAAGTTTTGACTTTACGTATTTTGCGACATACCCGGACAGACTTCAATTCTTCCCAGAAGAGTTTCGTGTAAAATACGACGAGTACAAGAAGCGTTCTCTCGATAGATGGATTGATCTGGACTGCCCAACGTCTTTTGCTATCAAATGCACGAATGATATTGACTCTTATGCCCTCCCCCCATTCATTGGTATTATGCCTGAGATATATGACCTGGAGAGTTATAAAGAACTTAAGCTCACTAAGACGGAGCTAGAGAATTATGCAATCTTGGTTATGAAGCTTGGCCTTACTTCCGACGGCCAATGGCAAATGGACTTTGATAAGGCTAGAGAATTCTGGATGAACCTTGACGACGTTCTGCCTGACGCGGTTGGTTCGGTCTTAACTCCGATGACAGTTGACAAGATTTCCTTTGAAAAATCTTCTAGTACAGATTCAAATGCTGTAGCTGATGCAATCAGCTCATTGTTTGATTCCGCAGGCGTCTCTTCCCTGCTGTTTAATAACAGTAGCAAGTCATCTAGTAATGCCCTGTTGCTCTCTATCAAAGCCGACCAAGGTATTACTTATGGCGTTGTGAAGAGCATTGAGGATATGGTTAACCGGTACATCCAGTCATTGAATTTTGGTAAGAAGTTTAGAATTACGTTCCTAGATTCTTCTCCGTTTAACAGAGACGAACTGGGTAATCAGTATCTCAAAATGTGCCAGGTTGGTATGCCTATGGTGTCTTATCTAGCTGCAACGTATGGTATGCCGCAAGCAGACATGAACTGTCTCAACTATCTTGAGGATGATATCTTGGATATTAAGAATCGCTTTATGCCTCTTCGCTCTACAAACACTATGAGTTCTGATTCGTTGGCGGAAGCCGGTCGTCCGGAAGCGTCCGCACAAGAACTTAGCGACAGCGGAGAAATCTCGCAAGAGAGAGACGAAGATTAAAAAATGAAATATATTTATGTGTTCGCCGAGGCCGACAGGGACAAGCTGTTGGATCTCGGTTTTTTGCTATTAGGGCAAAAAGACAATGCGTCATCATGGGCGTTTGTAGATAAGACGGGAACAAGCATTGATTTAGATAGTGTACTTTCTTCTTATGTGACGTCCAATGTTTTGATGTTTTAATATACAACACCTAGCAGCAAGGAGGTGAGAAAAGAATGAATGACAAGAATGTAAGACTTGTTTTCAACTCTGCACTAAAGAACATCATGTCATGCAATGAATCGTTTGACCAGGGTGTCCTGCGCATTGCTTACCACGGGGAAAACCGCAATGGTTCCTATATCAGCAAAGAAGTGTTTGAGAAGTGCTTGCCGTCTATGTACAATGTTCCGGTTGTCGCTAACTACATGCGAGACGACGACATGATTGGCGGGCATGATATTGAAATTGTTCGTAAAGATAAGTTCCCAAAGATGGTAAACATCACTCACCCCGTTGGTGTTGTCCCTGAGTCGGCAAGTAATTGGTGGGAGTTGGTCACAGAAGAAGATGGAATTATCCACGAATATTTGTGTACCGATGTTCTGCTTTGGAAGCGGCAAGAGGCGTATGAAAAGATTATTAGTGACGGCATTGTGTATGAGTCTATGGAGATCAAAGTAAAAGAAGATCACCTAGATAATGGCGTGTACGTAATTGACGACTTTGAGTTTTTAGCGTTTTGCCTGCTTGGAAATTGCGAGCCTTGTTTTGAATCTGCGTCCCTTGCTACTTTCAGCTCTGACGCATTCACATCCGAGCTATATGCAATGCTCGAAGAAGTGCCTATGGCAACTAGAAATTATTTAGAAGGGGTGACAAACAAGTTGGTTAATAAAAAGCTAAAGCTGGTCGAGAAGTACGGACTAACCCTGGATGATTTGGATTTTGAGCTGGCCGCTTACACCATTGACGAAGTAGAAGATAAGCTGGCTGCAATCAGAGAACGCCTTGGTGTATCTCAGATTGATGAAGAAGATCCTGTCGTGACTCCTCCGGAAGAAGAGAATCCTGACACTCCTGCTCCTCCCTCCTCAAATACTCCAGCTGAAGAAAACCCGACTGAACCTGGCACTGGCCCTGACGCAGACGAATCTCAAAACTCTGGACAGGGCGACAATCAGGAAGACGTCGAGGAACATTCTTTGGAAGAAGATCGGACAGGTCGCGCAAAGGATGATCCAGAGGATGAGGAAGATAAGAAGCCTCAAGACAATGACGATGAGTTTGCTTGCGGTGAAGACGAAAAGAAAACGTCTTGCGCTATTTCTGAAGAAGACTTTGCTCTGTTAAAGAAAGAGCTTAAAGAACTTAGAGAATTCAAAAATCAGATTCTATCAGAAAAGAAAGCAGAACTGTTCAGTATGTTCTCTGATCTTGAATCAAATGAAGATTTCAAGAGTCTAAAAAATGATGCGGACAAGTATGACCTGACCGCAATTGAAGAGAAGTGTTTCGCCATTCGTGGCCGAACTGCGACTTTTTCCATGAATCAAACTTACAAGAAGGCACCTGTGCTACCGGTGCTCGATCATGAACCCACCTATGAACCTTATGGTGGCGTTGTAAAGAAATACTTACATAACAAATAAGGAGGTAGACGAAATTGGCCTACACTGTATTTCGCTGTGATAATATGCCCGGCACCGATCAGCGCACAATGATTACTTCTGTTCTGGTGCGGGATGGCGATGGCAAGAACATCGCTGTTGAAAATGGCACTATCGTTGAAATTGGCGCTCTTGTTCCTGGTGAACATGACCTGTATTATGCAACTCTGGCAACCGCGACTTCTGATTTGAAGAAGTGTGCTGTGCTTGGCACTCCGGAAGTAATTTACGATGAGTGTACCTATAAGAACTTGGATGAATTTATTAACGAAGCTGGTAAGCCCGCCACCGCCTATAGACTAGGCTGTGCGGGCGTTTTTTCTGTCACCGCTGAAGGTTTTGTCGGCGGCACTGCTCCTACTGCTATAGCAGTCGCTGTGTCTCTGGGTGCTAATGGCAAGATCACCGCTCCCGCAGCTACCAGTGCAACTGCGCTTGGCAAAGTGATTGCTATTGACAAGACTGCTCGTTATACATTCTACGCGATTGAAATGTAAGAAAGGAGGACTCGAAAATGAATGTTGATATGAACCTAGTTCAGTTGGCTGTTGAAACCTACAAGGGCCAGCCTCAAAAGTATTCCAAGGAACAGGGCTTGGAAGCTATGCGTAATGCCCTGATTGAAATTAACGGCGGTACTACTCTGGGCTATAAGCAGATGAGAGACGGTGCTCACAATGGTCTGTTCGCTCTGATCGAAGAGATTATCCCTCGTACTGTTGTTGAAGGTCTGCAAGGCGATGAGATGTTCACCTCCCTAGTTGACTTCCGTAACGTCGCAGAAGGCGATGAATCTACTTTCGTGGTAGAGGATGTAAACTGGTATGATGTCTCCACTGTGGCACCTGGTGTCCGTGGCCTGCGCCGTCAGAGACTTGGTGGGGCTACAACTAAGACCATCCACACCGAAATGCACGGTGTTCGCATTTACGAGCCTCTGCGTAGACTTCTGGCCGGTCGCGTTGACTTCAATGAATTTATCAATAGAGTCGGCGAATCTTATCGTCAGAAGGTTCTGAATGACATCTACACCTGCTGGGCTGGTCTGACTTCTGACGACCTGGATGGTGCTGCCTTCTTCCCCGCTGCTGGTTCTTATGACGAAGGTACTGTGCTGGATGTTATTCAGCATGTCGAAGCTGCTTCTGGCAAGCAGGCAATTATCATGGGCACTATGAAAGCTCTGCGTAATCTGGCTCCCTCTATTCAGGGTCTGGAATACAAATCCGATATGTACAACATGGGCTATGCTGGTAAGTTCTTTGGTACTCCTGTTATCAAGACTCCTCAGCGTCATAAGGTTGGCACTCACGACTTCATCTTCCCTGATGACACCCTGCATATCATTGGTACTGATTCTAAGCCTATCAAGATGGTTTATGAAGGCAATAGCATTATCAAGCTGACTGACGCTCTGGATAATGCAGACATGACTCAGGAGTATGAGTTCTACGATATGTACGGCATGGGCGTTGTGACTTCTTGCAACGACGGCATTGGCCGTATTCAGTTCTCCTAATTGGTAACTATTTTTAGCCGCCCCTTTTCAGGGGCGGCTTTTAGGAAAGAAAGGATTTTAAAATGGCAGCAAGCAAAACAAGTGTAAAGAAGGGTGCGCTAACCGGAACTCCCGTGGCCAGCGCAAAAGCGCCGGAAGAAACTACGGCAGCTACCGAAATAGCGACCGGAAAAAAGAAGCCTTCAAAGCCGAAGGTTCGAAAGGCGATCGACCCGAATCTTTACGTGAGCGTTAAAAATGGTTTTCACGGATCTTTGTTTTACAAAGACACAACGACCGGCGAGGAACATAGATGGTCTGAGTTCGGTGACGAAATCGAAATGACCTTCGGTTCACTGCAAAGAGCGAGAAGTGCTCAGCGTAAGTTCTTTACGGAAAACTGGTGGTTGATTGACGACCAAGAAGTGCTGGAGGCTCTGAATGCTACACAGTATTACAAGAACGCTTTGACCTATGAAGACTTTGAGGATCTGTTTTCTCTGAAAGCAAATGAAGTCAAAAACAAAGTGTCTGGTCTGTCTCGCGGTCAGAAGCGCGGGGTCGTCTATGTCGCAAAGCAAAAGATTGAAGATGGTGAACTAGCAGACCTTAATGTTATTAGAGCTTTGGAAGAAGCACTAGGCACCGAACTGATTTATAAGTGAGGTTAACTTATGGCTACTTCATTCGATGTGTTTACCGGGGCGTTCTTGAACAAAATCACATCGTATGATTATGTTAACATGGAAGAAGAAGTGTTCAACGAACAAGCTGACCAATTTCTTTTTTCAGCCTGCTCCGAGTTTGAAAATATTTTTCGGCGACGCACCGGTCTGTCATTCTCTGACAAGGATTTGGAGGCCCGGCAATTCAACTGGGATCTCCCGGTGTGTATCACTGAATATCATGATAAACGTCTTGATGATTATATCACCTCTGATGAGGTGGTTGATATTATTTCCGAAGGAATGCTGCTCAAATGGTTGAGTGGCTTTTTGTTTAGCGGGGATCACTTTGTCTTAGGCAACTTCCTAAAGACAAAAGACTTCTCTCCATATTCTCCTTCTAACTTCATCAGTAATATGCAAGGTCTTTACTCCACAACAAAGTCAAATTATAAGAACATGATTAACGAGTTTTCTTATAATCATGGTGCGCTGCACAAACTGCATATGTGAGCGGGGGTGTTTTATGATACCGGATGCTATGATGCAGAAATATTTTGAACGAACTGTAGGGAAGCTGTATAAGATTTTGCCGCTAAAAGAATGTGAGGAGGAAACTCTAAAAGAATACTTAGATACCTTGTTGACAGAACTTGTCGGTGTTGAATTGCTAGACAATCTGTCTTCACAGCCATACTACATGAGTATTATCGGAATCGTGTCTTACCTGTCTGACAATATATCAGACTGCTCAGTAAAGAAAGTAAAGAAGAATGTTTTTCGAGCGATTGACCTGTGCAAGAAGCTAGAGGCATCGTATAAGGGTGGTGGTGTTATTGAGTAGTTTAAGCAATTACAAGCGCCGTCTATCCTATTTAAAAGACCCTCCAAGAGAGCGTTGGTTAAAGAATACGCAGAGCTGGATTAACAGTAAACTGCCAAACTCGTTGTCATTTCAGACTGCGGTTATTGATGGCGAAGAACGTAAGTGCGCTATTACCAGCACACAAAAGCTCAGGGAAAAAAACATTCATACTATGCCTGGCGAGACAATCTTTGCTGGTACATATGTAGAGTGGGCTAACAGTGTCTGGCTTATTACGTCCGTCGATGAATACAGCGAAGTGTATCAGACAGGGTTAATGGTACAGTGTAACTATAACCTGAAATGGGTTAACCCAAGCGGCGAAGTAGTATCTCGTATGGTCATCGCTATCGACGGCACGAAGTATCTGACCGGCGAATACTCCCAGCAGTTTGTCACTGTTGGTGACGCCAGAATGCAGGTCACGATGCCGAGAGATGACGAGACTGCTTTGATAGATCGCGATGATAGATTTTTGATTGACGACCCGAAAGCGGAGGACATCCAGGCGTTCGAAGTCACCAAGCTGAATAGGGCTAGTAGTGTTTATAACGGACATGGCATCTATGTGCATATGCTGGTTGAGAGTCCGCGTAATGACGAAGTTGATAATTACGATCTAATGATTGCTAATTATTACGACCGAATTAAAAAGCCTGACGCACCTAAGCCGAATCCGACAAAAGACCATATTGAGATTATTGGTCTTAATAAGGAGTTTGTTTATACTGGCTCCAAGAACTCTTTTGTTGCTTACGTTTATATTGACGGAGATATTGTAAATGAACAGGTTACGTATTCTGTTAATTGCGAGTCAAATGTTGCGTCGGTAGCGCTAACAGGTGATCAAGCTATCCTGTCTGTTGGTAAGAATAGAAGTAACATAGGTAAGAAGTTTGTTCTGACTATCACATATGGTGAGTTAGAAACAAAGAAAGAATTTACAGTAAAGGGGTGGTCATAATGGGTTTATTGTATCCAGCACGTGTGTGCAAAGACAAAGCGATTGAGTGTATCCTGTCTTCTCAAAAGATTGTTGACCTGCTTGGCGACGATGAATTTAAGACTGCCCCAGCTCCTGGCCTTCTGTACAAGAAGGTCTTTCCTTTTGCTCGTATCCCTGAGACAACTGATATCGCGGCTCCATACATTTGTTGCGAAACGAATATTACGAACATCAGCAGTGACACCGTGTGTGACGTCGAGCTTATGATTTTTGTTACCTGCCATACGAGTATGATGCCTGGAGAATTTGGCACTCTTGTCGATATGATTGCTGATGCGATTGATGATGAGATTAACCACAAGCACGGGTTTGGTATTGGTAAAGTAACACCTTCAGAGCGTTACCCTGTCGGATATGTTCTGCCGAACTACAACTATATCACAAGGAAGGTTGTGTATCTGTTTAAAGACTTTAACTTTAGACATGGTGCAAAAGATTATGGTTGATTCCTTCACAAAACTGGAGCTGAATTACACAGGCTCTTTGCTGGTAAAAGGAGTCGGTCATATACGATGCCCTACTACTAACGATATTGTGGAGGCTGGCGGCGAGGACGTGTACAACTGGCGAATCGGTATGCTTTTATATACGAAGTCTCAACTAGCAGATAACTTAAACATAGAGCTAACACCGGATATCGTAGAAGAGTTAAATTCCACTCCCCTCTTTTTGTTCTTGGTTGCACAACAAGATTTTCGTAATGCAATTGCAGAAGCGTTGTCATTCTTTCTAGATGAACGTCTTATGTTTGATGAGCCATCGGCGTCCTTTTTGACGTTGCGTCCTGACACAGATGATATTGTCGGAAATATCAATTGCAACAACTATGAGCAGGTACGGAATTTAATTTTGCAACGCAATTATATGTCCCCTCCAAAAGAAGGGGTTGTTAAAAAGAAGAGTAAGAAAGAGCTAGAGCGTGAAGCAAAGATAGCGGCAGGTAGAAAGAGATCCAAGAAATATAAGGACAGGCAGGATGCTATGCGGCTAGATAACGTCACATCTAAGTTGGCAGCAAGATCACACTCGATGAACATTCAAGACGTTTACAACTTAACAGTGTATCAACTGTACGATCAATTTAACGAAATCAACATGTCCCTACAGATTGACACCATCCTTACGCGCTGGAGCGTATGGGGCAAAGATGACTTTGACTTCTCTGTTTGGTGTCGCCCGAATGAGTGACATTTGCTAACCGCCATTGTGGCGGTTTTTATTTTTATATCTAATAGGAGGAATAAAACATGGGCGTTCCTAAGATGGCGAACCGTGAGGTTTGCAACGTGCTTTTTTGTGAATATAAGACTAAGAAGCCTTTCCTGAATATGGACTATGCAAATGTGTCCACCGCCGAAATGACTGGTGAATCCGTTTATGCTTATGGTGGCTGGGGCCACCCCAAGCGCGTCACCTTCTTTGGTGAACGTGGCGGCACTATCAGCTTTGAGACTCAGATCACCCCGTTCGATCTGTATTCTCTGATGACTGGTGGGGATATTGAGTCCGGCGCAAACTGGCTGAAGCGCGAAGTGGTTGCTGCAACTGAAGCTGGTAAGCTGACTGTTACCAGCAAGACTGCAACTACCGCAACTGTGTTTAAGGCTGATGATGATTGTGGCACTGCAATCAGCGGTGCTCTGTCAAATGGCACCTTTACTGCTGGCGAGATTAGCGGCATTGCTATTGGCGATAAGTGCGTTGTTTATTACATGGAAGAGCTGACTTCTGCACAAAAGATCTCTATCAAGTCTACCACCTTCCCCAAGTATTTCACTGCCTACATGGAAACTAAGGATAAGACTGAGGCCGGTGAAGATGTCTGGCTCCGTATGATTGCTTGGAAGTGCGCACCTCAGACTGACTTTACTCTGGAGATGTCTAACAACGGCGATCCAGCAAGCGTTACCATTACCTGTGACCTGATGGTCGATACCGAAAACGATAACAACATCCTGGATATGATCATGCTGGACGAGAACGAATAATCGGATTCTATCCATACCTATTCTAGGGGTACGGAATACTCCGTACCCCTATTTTTAACCTAGGAGGAAATATGTGTATACTCGCGTTAGATCAGGCGACTGCTATTAGCGGGTACGCTGTATTGGAAGATGGCGTCTGTACTGAATCAGGTGTTATTGATTTGAGCAAGGACAAAGATTCCGAAAGGCGTATTGGGTATATGATGACCAATCTTTGTCACATTATAGCAATTTCAAACGCAGATTTGGTAGTGTTTGAGGACATACAAAAACAAGTGAACGTAAGTACATATAAATCTTTAGCTCGTATACAAGGAGCGATTATGGCGTGGTGCTATTACCACGACATTGAGTTCTATTGCATCTTGCCGACTGCTTGGAGAAAGAAACTGGGTTTTCATCAAGGGAAAGGTATCAAGAGTAAAGAGCTAAAACAGCAGGCGATTGCCTACGTAAGAGACAAATTAGATAAAGATGTTGGGCCGGACGAAGCAGACGCAATTTGCATCGGGTTGTCACACTTCGCTACATCGGCTGACGAATGAAAGGGATAATTATGAATAACAAAGAAAACAAGCGCATCAGTGTTGATGCTTTAAATAAATACTATAAAAAGCAGGATAGCTCAGTTGGTGAGGTAACTATTGAAATTGGTGACGGGATTGCGATCCACGTCAGAGAGAACATTACCGCAAATCAGTTCGTGACTGCGGTGGAGGCCGGAGTCGCTTCTTGTTTTGCTGATGACGAATACCTTCCATGGCTTAAAGACGTTGCGTATATGCACGCTGTGCTGGTCGCATTTACTGATATTGATTTTGATGAGGCAGATATGGAGTCAGAGTTCTTCCTTATGACTGCTACAGATGTTTACGACAAGGTACTTGATAAGGTGAACGAGAATCAGTTGTTCATTTTTGAGAATGCGTTTGAGGAACAACTGCAGGCGCGTGTTGATAAGATTAACAGCACAAGAGAGAAAGAATTAAACGAGGCCCTGTCAATGCTAAAGTTCGTTACTCAGAAATATAACGAGGTATCCCTTGTGTTTAAGGAAGTTATGGGTAGTGACCTGTCTGAAATCATTTCTGTATTCTCAAAGAACGCTGAGTCTTTAAAGGCAAGTGTCAGTGCATTGGCAGAAGATTTTAGTAAGTATGTATCTGAACAGGGTGATAGCGATGACAGTGTTTGATAGCTTTGCAGAGCTTGAAGCACATTTAATGGAGGAGCTTAGGAGTGTTATACATAACGACATTCCTCCTATAGTTGATGACGTCATAAAGGAACATATCAACTCGGACGTCTATTCGTACAGCCCTGAATGGTATGACCGTAGAGGTATGATGAAATCTGGTGAGAACCTAAAACATTACGAAGGGGATCTGTCTCTCTTAGTAACAGATGAGACTCCAGGTAACACGCCAGTGTTCCCCGGCTATCAACCGTCTGGCACAGACCTAAGCTTCATTATAAATACAGGCGCACAAGGAAACGGGAATGGCATGTGGAGAAAAGCGTTTGCCAGACCTTACATAGATAATGCACAAAAGGACGTCAATGCGAAGGTCATTGACGTCCTTCATTCTAAATTTGGATAATATCAAGGTGGTGAGATCGTGGCGGAAGAATTTGGCGTAAAGGTAAAACTTATACCTGAGTTTGACAGTAATGCTTTAAAGACTGCTGCTAGTGCGGCTGCTGGAAAGAGTGGTGTAAAGGTAAATCTCCTGCCCGTAATTGATACTAAGGGGCTGCAGAGCGCTGTCAATGCCGCAGCAAAGAACTTAGTTCTGAATATAGATGACGTAAAGATCAACGGCAAGAGTGGTCGAGGTAGTGGTGCTAGTTCTGGCGGGAGCGGCAGTTCTGGAAGCAAAAGGTCGTCCGCCACTAACATCGAACCTCTTATCAAATATTATAAAAATCTTGTAGATTATATTCGGAAGAACCCGTCTGTGCAAAAAGACAAGACCCTAGCTAGTGACCTATCTAATGAGAAAAAAGCGCTAGCTAATCTTGTTAGAGGTGCTATCCAGACTGGGTCTTATAGCAAGGATGGGTTTGCTAATAGCAAAAATAAAATTGCTGCAATACAAAATGCGGCTAGGGGCCGAGGTTTGGAGGATACTTCTACTCCGAATAGGGCAGTCGCAACGCTTCAGAAACAAGTCGATGCCATCCGTGAAAAGGCAGCTAAATATAGCACGTCGGCGGATACTACGAGGGTAGAAACCGAGTTAAAAAAAGCGGAGGGTGCGATCCATCAACTTAGCCAACTTGGGACGGTGTCCGCTGAAAGCTTTGGTAAAGTTGAATCTTCGGCGAAAGCAGCTATCGCATCTGCCAAGGGAGCGATGGATAGTCTCTCTGCTTCAGTTAAAGATACGTCTAACGATTTAGTCCCCGTATATAACCTTTTAAAAAAAATATCCAGCATGGATCAACCGAAGAAGCTCTCGTTGCTGGATGATGCTGATATTAACGACCTGAAGTCTTACAAGGATCAACTTGAAGCTATTGTCGAGGCTGGGTCATACAGCAAATCAGATTTAAGAAAAATCACTTCAGGCGTCGCAGGGATAGATTACAAACAAAACAACATAAGTACCGGGTTTAAATCAGAAGTTCTTTCTATAGCGCAGGGCGTGACAGTAGCCGAAGCAATTCAAGGTGCTTTTTACAAAGCAAAGCAAGTTGCTACGGAAATGGTTACTGCTGTTAGGGATATCAATGACGCGCTAACTCAGCTTACCATTGTTACTGGAAAGAGTGGCTCAGAACTCGACTCGTTCTTCCAGAGGGCGGCAGACTCAGCATATAATATGGGGCACAGTGTCACAGAGGTTCTTGGGTCTGTCGAGACATTCACCCGTCTTGGCTATGGATTAGAAGACGCCTCTACTCTTGCTGATGCTGCAACTATCATGTCAAATGTTGCCGACACGACAGTGAGTGCGTCAACGACTGGTTTAACTTCTATTATTAAGAGCTACGGTCTTGAAGCTTCTGATGCCACTCGTGTTTCTGACGTTTTGGCTAAAGTCGGTAAAGATTATGCTATTAGCGCAGAAGAACTAATGACTGCTCTGGAGCGTGGTGGTGCGGCTCTTAACGTAGCTAACACATCCTTCGAAGAATCTGTTGCCCTCGCGGCAGCCGGAAACGCCGCAATTCAGGACCCAATTAAAACGGGCACAGCTTTAAAAACAATGTCCGCAAGAATCCGCACATCTAAGCCTGAACTCGAAGAACTCGGTGAAGACTACGACGACGTTGCGACATCCGCTGCAAAATATCGCGCAGAAATTAAAGCGTTGTCTGGCGTTGATATTATGGAAAACGCCACTACCTATAAGTCGATTTACGATATCATGGTAGAGATTGCAAGCGTTTGGGATAAGATGTCTGATACAGACCAGGCAGCATTGCTTGAGCGCATCGCTGGTAAGAATCAGTCCAATGTTGTTGCTGGCATTATCACTAACCTAAAGGACTTGACTGGCGCTTATGACGAAGCGCTGAGTGCTTCCGGAGAAACTGAAGTAGCTAATGAGGTCGTTATGGACTCAATCTCCGGTAAGGTTGGTCAGTTCAAAGAACAGTTTGAAGAGCTTTCTTACAACACTATAAATTCTGACCTGGTAAAGGGTGTAGTGTCTGGTGGCACGGGCATCTTAGGATTTCTAAATAAAGCAATAGAACTATTCCACCAGCTTGGCCCCGTCGCAACAGCAACCGAGGCCGCACTTGCTGGCGTGGCTGGTGTTAAGTTAGCAAAAGGCGGAATGGATATAGTCAAGCAGCTTGCTACTGGCGATAAGAAAGACTCCTTTAGCGGCATACTCGCCAACAAGACTTTATCCGGAGTTGATAAGGCTAAAGGCGCGATTAGTGGTCTATGGGGGGTTATAGCCGCTCATCCTGTTGCGTCTGCAGTGGTTGCTGTTGGTGCGTTGGCTACAGCGTTTGCTATTACCGCAATGAAGGCAGAGTCCCTTGATAGCAAGATCGAAAAGCTACAAGCTTCCACGGAGTCTTATAAGGCTGCACAGACAGATGTAGATAACACGAAAACGCAGATAGACGCTAACCAAAAGATTATTGATAATATCAGAGATCAAGGTTATACAAGTCTTACTGACGAAGGTACGGTCGCAAAACTTCAAAGGGAAAACGAAGGGCTTCGGCGCTCTCTTGCGTACAAAAAAGAAGTAGCCGAGACGGAATCCAAAAAGGTACATGACGATGCGTTAGACGTTATAACTTCAAGCGGCGGTGCGTGGGATTCTATCTCGTCTGCTTTTACTGGGGATTATGACGGTCTTCTTGGTGAGAGACTTATCAGCGCCTCTAAAGACATCCTTGAATATACTAAAGACGTTGACGACTTAAAAGAAAAATTAAGTGACGATAGTATTTCTGAGTATACGAGAAATGGTTATGAGGCTGGTCTCGAACAAACAGAGAAAATGCTTGAGTCGGCAAAAGGGTCTGCCCAGGAATATGTCTCTGTTATTGAAGACACGTTAAGCGGTTTTAAAGCAGCAACGCCCGAAGAGCAAAAATATGTCGATCTACTCCGTGAAGCAGAGGCCGCTTACGTACAAGCGATGGACGCTGCTGAAGGAAAAAGCGTTGAAGAAATCATTGGTGATGGGTTTGCAGCGGACGGAGCCTTATCTTCTTTGGTTGATGACTTTTATAACCTTGGTGACGCTGGAGATGTAACCGAGCAGTCTGTTTTAGCGCTTGCTGGTGAATTTGACGAGCTGGATACCTTCATGCAAATACATGGTATCACCGCGCAACAACTTTGTGATTACTATAATAACCTAGCAGACGCCACCGACCGCGCACTATCTTCCGAAGAACAGTATGGTTACGTATTACAAGATGTAATCTCCTTCGGGAAGAGTATGCAAAATTATCAAAATATGTCGAAGTCTTATACGCCGTATGATGAGACTGTAAAGGCATATGATAATATGATGCAGTATCAAAAGACTGGTATGACTGGTCTTGGCAACGAAAGCTATTGGGGTTTTTTGAAGGAAAACTTCACGGGTTTCGATGATGTTGATATCGACAATGTTGGAGAGAAAAGGAAGCAAGCAGAAAAACTATTAAGAGAGTATGACTCGATCTACAGAAATAGAGATAAGGATGGCAACTTAACGGCGTCCGGTGTTCAAGCATTCTTTGATAAAATGAGTTCCAACAAAAAGGTGCAAGACATACTGAAGAAAAATGGAGACTCATTCACAAAGGATAAGAATGGCGATTATGACTGGAACATCCCGGTTAGTCACTTTAAAGAGGTTGCAGAAGCACTCGGTCTGTCAAGAGAAGGGTTTGAGTCTTTGATTGCTGCGGCTGGGAACTATGTTGATATAGACTGGTCAGACGACGCCGGAATGAACTATTTTGAGCGGCTTAAGAAGTACGCGAAAGAAGCTGGAGACTCTATAGAGAATACGAAAGAGTATACAGTTGCATCCAAAGAAGCTATCTCAAAAGCGTCAGAGGCTGCAGGGAAAACTGAAGAAGAGTTCTCTAAAAAATATCAGGAAAAACAAAAGAAAATTCTGTATACAGACCTCGGAAGCGGGTATTACCAGACTGATTACAGCTCTATGGAAAAAGCCGCGAAAGATGCTGGCACAAATGTAACTAGGTATGTACAAGGGCTTGAAGCATCTATGGGCAAGAAGATTATACTGTCTATGGATGTTGATACAGTAAATGCTGAAAAAGAGATTGGTACGTTTGTAGAGGATGAAAACGGTAAAACGATCCAGGTCTATTCAAAGGCAGATCCAGAATCTATTGAGAGAATAAAGAAGGAGTACGAGGGACAGGACGTCACTATCAAAGTTCGCACCCAGTACGGCGGCGAGACAAAGACAGTCGAGGCAGCAGGTGACGCCGGTAATGAAAAAATAATTAAGGTCTCTGTGGCTGGCATAGAACAGGCAGGTACGCAGCTAGACGCACTTCAGGGTAAGTACGAAGCACTTCGGTCTAAGCCAAATATTACAAAGACTGTCACAACGAATTACGTAGAGAATCACACCATCAATACAATCAAGAAGACAACATCGTCCGGAAGCAATTCTAACCGCTATGCTGGCTTGACCTTAAACAGCAGTAGCGGAGGCGCTAGACGGAGACAGACGAATGGGTCTAAGGCTAACGGTACTGCTTTCGCTCAGGGTACTTCTGGTTTCTGGGGCGCTGGAGGCTCTGGTACTGCTCTCGGTGGTGAAGTCGGCCCAGAGCTATTGGTGAGAGATGGCTCGTTCTATATAATCGGGCAGGACGGTGCGGAGTTCTTTGATTATCGTTCTCATGATATAATCTTTAATGCCGCTCAGACGGAAGAGCTTTTTAAGAAGGGTAAGCTTCGCGGCTCTGACACGCGCGGCAAGACAGCTATGGCGGACGGTACTGCTTTTGCCGGGGGAGCCGGGGGAAAAAATAACTTTGGCAATCCGAAACCTGGTGTCCGTGGTGACAGCAGTTTGAAGTCAGGAGGCTCCTCTGGTTCCAGCAAGAAGTCAGGCGGGGGTAAAAAAAAGACTGGCGGCGGAAAGAAAAAGGGCGGCGGTAAAAAGAGAGGATCCGGCTCAAAGTCAGATGCCGAATTTTTCGATTGGGTCGAGGTCAAGCTTCAGCGGATTGAAGAGGCTATTGAGAAGATTGGTATTGCAGCTGATAGCGTTTATGGCACCACAAAAACTCGGAACGATGCTTTGAGAGAGAGTATCAAAAAACTCAATAGTGAAATTTCTTTGCAGGGCAAGGCGTATAATTATTACATTAAGAAGGCAAATTCTGTTGGCTTGAAAAAAGAGTATAAGAACAAAGTCCAGAATGGCGCGATTGATATTGATAAGATTTCCAATAAGAAATTAAAAGAGAAAATCAGTCAGTATCAAGAGTGGTACAACAAAGCTCAAGATTGCAAGAAGCAAGTAGAAGAACTCAAGGTTAGCGTCGGTGACGCTTATAAAGAGATCTTCGACAACTATTCTAAGCGAGCACAGGAAACCCTTGATAGGCTTGAAGATCATCGTGATTCTATACAAGCATTTATTGACCTTGCAGAAGAAGCTGGTTATAAGATAAGCTCGAAGTATTACGAGGTTATGGTTGAAAGCGAAGGTAAGACTAGTGCGCGTCTTATCGAAAAGAGAAAAGGACTTGTAGAAAAACTGAATAAGGCGGTTGACTCAGGATTTGTTAAGACCGGGTCTGAAGCATGGTACGAGATGCGTCATGAGATCGACCAGCTTACCACCTCTATCATTGAAGCAGATGAAGCTATAAAGAAGTATCAGAACGAACTAAGACAATTAAACTGGGACAAGTTTGACGACATGCAAGATGGCTTTTCAAAGCTAACAGACGAAGCCGAATTTCTGATTGATTTGATGAGCGAGAAAGACTTGTTTGACGATAACGGCGCTATCACTAACGAGGGTATTGCCACAAGAGCATTGCACGCTCAAAATTACAACGTATATATGGCCCAGGCTGATCAGTACGCTGAGGCTATTGCTGAAATCAATAAGTCTATCGCAAACGACCCGTACAACACAAAGTTGCTAGAGCGTCGTGAAGATTTGATTGAGTCACATAGGGACGCTATTCTTGCGGCCAATGACGAAAAGGATGCACTAAAGGACTTAGCCGAAGATGGTTTTGATGCCCTGCTGGATTCTTTAAAGGATGTCATTGATGAATATGAAAAAGCATTAGATAGTGCAAAAGATTTGTATGACTATCAGAAAAATATTGACGAGCAAGTAAAGAACATATCAAAGCTTGAGAAGCAACTGACCGCCTATTCTGGCGACGCCTCAGAAGAATCTAAGAAGACTGTCCAACAGCTGAAGAACGACCTGAAGGAAGCTAAGGATGATTTGGCTGACAGCCAGTATGACAAATATGTGTCTGACACAAAAGAGCTTCTAGACGACCTTGTTGATAATTTTGAAGAGTTTATAAATGAGCGCCTCGATGACGTGGACAAGTTGTTGTCCGACGCAATTGAGTCAGCAAACAAAAACGCGGACACAATCGCAAGTACAATTAACAGCGCAACAAAAGAGGTCGGATCTTCCCTGTCCGACTCAATGCGGTCTATCTGGGATGCCAACAGCTCTAAGGATATCCTGTCTAACTACTCTGAGAGCTTCAGTGAAGAATGCACAACCTTGAATGGCATACTGAACGAAATCAAAGGGTATGTCGCGCGGCTATATTCTACTGGGGACTCAGAGGCATCTGATAATATCAAGGATATAAAGAGCCAGACTAACGAAGGCAAAGGAACTCCGAAGCAAAGTGGCAGCGGCAACACTACAACCACAACAAAGAATCCTCCAGAAGATAAAAAGATGGACGGAATCTTTTATAAGAAGACATATACCAAAAGCAAGAAAAAACTGAAACCTAACAAATACTTCATTCATAGACTGAAGTATAAAGACTACGATTGGTCGATGAAGGCAAGAGACGAGTATTTTAAGAAGATGGGGTTCCAGGCTAAATATGGCGTGTACCATAAGGTTGGCGGCAAGTACAATAAGCAGATAATCAACTGGATGAAGAAGCGCGGCTATGCGTCCGGTGCTCAAGACATCCCGCGTGATGAGTTGGCGTGGACTCAAGAGAACGGGCCTGAGACAATCGTCCGTAAGTCTGACGGCGCTCTGCTTACCCAACTCAAGAGAGGCGATAGTATTCTGAACAAAAACGCTACCTCGAATATCTGGGATATGGCGAATGATCCACGTGATTTCATTGCTCGCACTATGAGTTTTGGCAACGGTTTGCCTGGCGTTAAGATTCCTGGCGGCACGGGTAACAATATCAAGAACTCTATTGATATGGAGATCGTACTACCCAATGTCTCAAACTACAACGACTTTATGAACTCAGCTCGATCTGATCCTAAGTTCGAAAAGCTGGTTCAGGCAATGACCGTTGATAGACTAGCTGGCAGAAACACAAAAGGGAAAAATAATATTAAGTGGTGATAGAAAACGGGAGCGGCTTTCTGCCGCTCCCGTTCATCACTATTGGAGGAAATGATTTGGATTATAAAAGAAGGTATCAAACTCAAAAGAACAAGTATGAGCGTTTGAGAGAAAAATATAATAATGCGTTGGCTGAGAAAAAGTTGTTCGAGACGCAATATTCCGACTCCCTAAAGGAGATTGACTCGTTAAACGAAGAGATCTCTAATCTAAAGGTAGAGTTGTCCAAAGCAATTCTGGACGCAACAACGCAGAGTGAGAAGTGCGCTGTTCTAAATAAGAAAATGGGTAAGCTGTTTAAAGAGATTGAACAAGAGTTTTATAGACGCTACCAGACAGTAGCAGAATAAAAGAATAGGAGGTTACTATATGAGAGCAACAGATTTCATATATGATGGCGTGCAACTTAGTAGCCTCGGCTACATCGTATGCACGTTTGATAGCGGCGGCACCGACAGTAGTTCTGCTGGGTCTGAGATTACTTTTAACTCTGTCAAGCAACACGGCGGAGTTTATTATGCTCAAACGGGAACGGAGTACGAGCAGTGTTTTTCCACCACATTTAGCATCTGCAAGAATACCACAGATGGGCCTGGCCAGGAGATTTCCTTGGACGAGTACCGCAAGTTGATGCGTTGGTTAAACCGCAGACGGTTTTATGACTTTGCTTTGCTTGACCCAAAAGAAAACGGGTGGAAGGATATAACCTTCCAGGGAAGTTTCAACGTGGAAAAGATTGAGTTTGCCGGAAATATTATTGGGTTGAACCTTACCTTTAATACTAACCGTCCGTTTGGCGTTGGTAAAGCTACTACTGTTGCGTTCTCTATAGAAGCCGCTAATGGCACTTATAATATAACAAACGACTCGGACGAGATTGGGGTACTTTATCCTGACCTCTTAGAAGTTACTTGTAAGCAGGCCGGGGATCTCTCTATTACTAATAATCTGGAAGGGCGGGTTACATTTATAACCGGCTGCACTGCTGGAGAAAAGATAACAATGGACTGCGTAGACAAGATTGTCACATCTTCCCTAGCCTCCCACAAAAAGATTTATAACGATTTCAATTTCACATTCTTCCGGCTCTATAACTCTTATTCGGATCGCGTAAACACTATTACCTTCTCCATACCGTGTGACGTAAAAATTATTTACAGGCCGATACGGAAGGTGGTGTTCTAATGGCTATTCGCATTCAGTTTGATGGAACTGGGTCGCCAGAGTGCCCAACTCTAGTGTTAGCAAAGCGCGGTGGAGAAAAGCTTGGCGTTTTAAATACGGCTGATAATATCAGCTTGTCAGATAGATTGAGTGATTCATGCGAACTATCTTTTGATATATATAAAGAATTCGACGGTAGGGTCTGTCCTATATGGGATAAGGTAGTTGACTTTAAGTTAGTCTGGTGTAAAGAGTGGGATAAGTGGTTTTCCATCTCTGTTAACACACAGGAGTCTTCTAGCGTTATGAAGAGTATAACTGCAACAAGTTTGGGCGAAGCCGAGCTGTCTCAAATTTTACTGCACGACATTGAGATTAACACGGAAGATGACATCGACAGGGACGATTACGATGAAAACTTCCCTACTATTCTCTATCGCCCGGACAGACCTGACGCGTCCCTTCTCCATCGTCTAATGGAGAAAGCGCCTCACTATTCTATTGGTCATGTAGATTCGACGATAGCAAAACTGCAGCGGACATTTTCTTTTGATGGCGATTCTATCAAAGATGCTTTCGACGCCGTTGCAGAAGAGATTGGCTGTCTGTTTGTTTATCCTTCCGGGTCTACTGATAAAGGAACCCCATCCCGAACGGTAGAAGTGTATGACTTGGAACGTGCCTGCCTAGACTGCGGTTATAGGGGTGAATTTGACGGCAACTGCCCGGAGTGTAATAGTTCTAATATTAACGAGGGGTATGGTCAGGACACAACAATCTTTGTTTCTACGGAGAATCTCACCGACGAGGTGTCCTACGAAACAGACACTGGTTCTGTGAAAAATTGTTTTCGACTAACTGCTGGCGATGACCTGATGACGGCGACGGTTCGCCTATGCAATCCAAGTGGCGGCGGATACATTTGGTGTATTACGGATGACACCAAGGAAGATATGTCTGACGAGCTAGTAGCAAAAATAAATAGCTATGATGAGCTATGTCATCATTACGATGAAGAGGCTGGCAGCTCGATCGACGCCACCATTCTAGTTTCCTACAACGAGCTTGTAGATAAGTACAAGTCGATGAACGAAAACTTAGAGAAGATCACCTCTCCTATCGCTGGCTACTCTAATCTGGTCAAGGCTTACTTTAGCGCGATAGAGTTCGGCAGCTACTTACAGACATCCATGATGCCAACCTACGAGCACCAGGAAACGAATGCTGCGGCACAAGCTGCTTTGCTAACAACAGACAACCTCTCCCCTATTGCGGTGTCCAAGCTGACTTCTAGTACGTCAAAGGCTACAGTTGAGAGCGCACTAAAGGCAATGGCGAAAGTGTTTATTGACACAAGCAGATTTAAGTTTACTATCAACACAACTTCATGGGTAAATACAGAAGGAAACACTCCAACGTGGACAGGCAATTTTACTGTTACTAGCTACACTGAAGAAGGAGACGTGGCAACGTCGAGTACAATTTCTGTTGTCGTAACAGACAATTATGCCGACTACGCAAAGCAACTTGTAGAAAAGAAGATTGCCATTTCAGACACTGAGGATGTTAGTATTACTGGTTTATTCAAGCTGGAGCTGGAGCAATTCACAAATAATCTAAAGAAGTACAGCATGGATTGTTTGGATGAATTTGAGGATTGCTGCCAAGACGTTCTAAATATCTTGACGGAATCCGGTGGTGGCGAAACAACCTCTATTATGTACGACCAGTATTACCTGCCGTACTACAACAAACTGCTTGCGATACAAGCGGAGAAGGATGTTCGCAGCTCAGAGCTTATGATTATCCTGGGCGACGAGGGGGCGGAGACGGCTTCGGATGAACCGGTGCTTGGGGTAAAGCAGTATATCGAAAGGGCGCAGGAAGAGATTCGGGGCGCTCTCGATTTGGAGACATACCTAGGTCACGATTTGTGGGTTGAGTTTTCTTCTTACCGGAGAGAGGATGAATATTCTAACGACAACTTCATCTCTGATGGACTGACTGACTCAGAGCTTGTTGACCAGGCTTTTCAGTTTATCGACAAGGCTAAGAAAGAAATCTACAAGTCTGCGAACCTGCAGCATACTATTACAGCTACATTAAAGAATCTTTTGGTCATCCCAGCGTTCGCGCCGATAGTTGACTACTTCTCTGTAGGGAATTGGATTCGGGTTAAGGTTGATGGCGCAGTATACAGACTAAGGCTTGTTAGTTATGATCTTGACTATTCAGATATGGATAGCCTGTCTGTCGAGTTCTCCGACGTAACTAAGACGCTTAGTGGTACAGCTGATGTGGCGGATATTCTATCCCGCGCATCGTCTATGGCGTCTACCTTTGACTACGTAACAAAGCAGGCAGTCAAGGGTTCCGACGCGTCTGGGATCCTTTCTAACTGGACGGAAAATGGTCTATCCACAACACACACAAAGATTATAGACAGTGCCGACAATCAGAACATGGTTGTTGACCAGCACGGGACGCTTTACAGAAAGTTCGATCCGATGACTGAGAAGTACGAAGACATCCAGATGAAGATCATCAACTCGACTATCGCTATTACAGATGACAACTGGAAGTCTACCCGCGCAGCTCTTGGTCGGTTCTTCTATGTCAATCCAAAAACCAAAAAGTACACTGAGGGGTACGGCATCAATGGTGAAGTCCTTTGCGGCAAACTGTTGCTAGGTGAGTCGCTGGGAATCTACAACTCTGATAACAGTATGCGGTTTGACGCCGACGGTCTGACCGTAACAAATGGTACGAACACAGTTACTATTGACCCCAAGGAGGGAGACTCGGTATTGTCGATAGTCAGTGAGAATGGAACTGTGATTTCGTTTAACAAGGATGGCACAGCAAACTTCACAGGCAACGTTAACGCTACTTCTCTATCCACTGGTGGCAAAGGGTCTATTGAATCTACAAACGACGGAATCTATATTGCAGCGGATGGCTCTATTTATATTGGCAAATACAACGAGAGTGTACAAAGATGTGTTAGCGAGATAAAATCGGACGGAACATTTAATTTAGGTGATGGCTCAGTTATCTGGGACAATGAGAATAGCCTGATAAAATCTAAGAACTACAAAGAAGCAGTTAATAGCAACCCAGGCAGCGGTTCAGCACTAAACTTGGAGAATGGTAAGTTTAGTTTCGGTGGCGGGGCGTTAGTGTACGATGGCTCTGATTTAATTATTAAGGGAAAGATGAGGGGCAGTGCTATTGATATCCAGGCAGAGACCGGGAATGAGCGGCTGCGGCTGGGTACTTCGGTGAATGCGGAGACCAATGCGTCTGCCATCAGCATGTCCGTGAAAGATACTCAGTCCAACGCCAGCGCAGAGGTGACCGTCAACGCAGTGGGCGTCACCATGGATGGGGTTCAGCTGGATCTGCTGGGAGAGTGGATCGCCATCGGGGACGCAAATGTCGCGTCAGAGACCGAATTTTATGGGCATGTGGTCCTGCCGGGTGGAAATTTGGAGGACAAAGACTACAGCAGCACCACATATACCAGCTTTTCCGGCGGAGTTCTGTCGTCCGGGTCGGTGACGGTGACCAAAAAGCTGGGGGTATGCTACATCAGCGGCACAGTGACCTTGTCCAAGAGCATCAGCGCCTGGACTACCATCCTGTCCAGCTCCAAGATCCCGGCACCGCAGCACGGAGAGTTGGTTCCGTTTGAGGCATCCCAGTGGGGAACGAGCTATGCTCGGCCCCTGCGCGGGAAGATTACGCCCAGCGGCGGGCTGCAGCTGGTCTATGGCGCTGCGGGAAATTATGTATTTACAATTGCTTACCCAATCGACTGATCTAGCATAGTTATAAAGCAGCTAACAGTTCGTTTAAAAGAGGTGGACAAATTGATTGAGTATATACCTCAAGTAATTATCCCTGTGCTTGTTTCTTTTTTTACAGGTGCGTGGGCAATTCTATATAAGAAACAGCAAACACTTTTTCAGCGTTATCATGCGGTTAACGACGGAATGAAGTGTTTGCTGCGGGCAGAAATCATCAGAGATCATTCGCATTATGTAAATATGGGTTACATCCCTATGTATGCAATGCAGAATGTATTGGAAAGTTATTGTGCGTACCACTCTCTAGGTGGGAATGGCACGATTACAAAAATGGTAGAGGAGCTTAAACAGCTCCCCACCAAGAATGAAGAATAACTGTACTAACGGAAGGAGTAATAGTTATGAAACAAAGAGAATGGCTCCATAGAGCACTACGTACCGCACTGCAGGCTGCCGCCGGTGCTATCGCCGCGAACCTGGTAGCATGGGTTAACGGCGTCACCGATGTGGCAAGCGCAAAGACTGTAGCGATCAGTGCTGGGGCGGTTGTCGTCAGCGCTGTGCTGGCAGCTTTGATGAATATGGATAAGAAAGAAGACCTGGAGGAATAACCTCCAGGTCTTCTAACATTGATGATGAAAGGATGTGACCTAACATGGTGTCCTTGATTAAATATGGCGGCCATCAGAATAAAAATGATATGAACTTTGTGGGCAAATCTACCGATACAAAGCCAATCAAAACTTTTGATGGAATGCCGATTTCAAATGGTAGTACGTTCTATGAAATGGATACGGAAACAGAGTATATGTATGATGAAGAACTTCATGAATGGACGTACAAAAATTCGGGAGGAGCTTCCGCGTTAGTAGCGGATGATACAGTAGCTAGTCTAGTGGATGCGAATATGTTGGCGGCTGTTAGTAATAACGGAGAACTGCTGACTGATGAAGACGGGAAAATTATTTTGATGTGAGGAGTGAATTATATGAACGAACCTTTGGCTTTGCGGAGCGTCGCGGATCTCGAAGAGCTTCAAGTTCTTCCTGATAGCGCAAAGATTCTGATTATTGATGCGGGAACGGCAAAGCAGATCTCCAAGTCTAACGCTAAATTTGGCGGCGGTAGTGTAACAATTTTCGATGTAGTTCAGAATGGGAGTGAGGTTAGTTGACATATACTTTATATAATCAAGATGGCGTAGCCGCAACTGCACAGGAAGTTTACGATGCGCTCATGGCAGGCACGGTATACCTACATGTGCAAAATGTTTATCATTTAGTAACAAACTGGCAATGGTTTGATTCTACTGGCGGAGCATCTGATAACAACAATGTTGTTGCAGTAGGTATGGGTACCGGAGACGGCGAGATTATAGTGGGAGCACTACCACGACCACCGTTTGAATAAGGCGGTGTTGTCATGAATAAACTGAATATTAAAAATTTACTCACCGCAATTCAGAACATGATAATGCGGAATAGAGTTGCGTACAAGGATTACCTTGGGAAGGAAACGGTAGTTAAGTCCGTATTGCTTGCGAGTGGATTGGCCGACGGAGATAATGTTGGGTTTAACCTAACTGAAGGCCAGTCATACGATATCGACTTCGGCGACGAAAGGATCACTTTGACTGCAAGGTGTCGGCAGTGCGCTGAGGATGTGCCAGAAGATATTTCTTCGTGGGTAAGTGTAACACCAGAGCTTGATAATTTTCCTAATGACTACTTGCTGTCTATTGATACATCTACATTCCCGGATAATTCATTCAGAATCCAGATACATGACGGTCTGATGTTTACATCTTCAACTGGCAAATACGCAGATAAAGACTTCGACTTGTATCGTAACGACCTGGTTACTACGAACAGATATGATATCAAGTTGTTGCCGGAAGAGCTACTGCCCAAGAGTGTTGCTAAGAAGAAGGATGTTAATAGTCAGTTTACTTTAGTCAACAGAAAAGTTGACAGTATAGAAAATCGTGTAACTTCTGTTGGTGACTTGGTTTACACAAAAGTGTGCTATGATCAAGATCAGTTTTTAACAGCATCACAAAAAGCGCAGGCACGGAAAAATATAGACGCATCAGATTTTTCTGGGAGCTATCATGATCTACAAGATAAGCCATGTGAAAATTACGAAAGAAGGACAGAGGTGTATACGCTTACTGGCGGTATGAACGTTAGGGTTGGTGATGGAGATGAAGCCTACACCGTTACTACTGGTTATACGTCCCAGTTAGTACCTCAAGACAGCATCGTTCGGGTTTGTGGCAAAACATGGGAATCCCCGAAAATAGGCGTACAATCAATCCTCGTTGGCGAGGGAATGGAATGCCGATATGTGGGCAACTTATCCATGATCACTAAAATTCTTTTTGTAAAAAATAGTTTCGGTGGTTTTCAGAGTAGCAAATATCCAACATCCGGCGACGATACAGGAGAAGATTTTCTGTTTATTATTTCTTGCGTGAAAATTGATGGACACTCAGTGTACGACTTTTACTATGTAGTTTCCAGCAAAAAGTACGCCGATTCAAAATTATGTGCTGTAGTAGATGAACTGATAAAGTTAGATGACGCCCTAATCCCTAACAACATTCAAAGAGTTGGCTCCGATCTTATCATTAACTCTTCCACAGAGGGAAGCACTAAAAAGTTTAAGCTGGCTGTAGATGACAGCGGCACCCTCAGCGCGTCAGAAATAACAAAAGCAGAATCAACAGGATAACTCATATAGATGGAGGAGTAGTAATATGGCATTAAAGGGTATTGATGTGTCTGTACATCAGGGAGCAATCGACTGGAAAAAAGTTGCGAAGGATGGCGTAAAATTCGCCATCCTTCGCGCCGGTTACGGGCGAGAGATCTCTCAGAAGGATAAGTATTTTGAAGTAAATTATGCCGGGGCTAGAGCCGCCGGTATCAAGGTTGGGGCTTACTGGTATAGCTATGCTGATAGTGTGGCTCGCGGTGAACAGGAAGCCAAGACTTTCCTAAAAGCAATCGAGGGAAAGAAGTTTGACCTTCCCCTCTTCTTCGACCAGGAATATGAAACGGCCATTTTGAAACTGTCCGACGCTACTAGAACAGACATTGTTCTAAGGTTCGTAAAGACGGTAAAGGCCGCAGGTTATGAGTGCGGATTGTATAGTTCGACCGATTTTCTGAAGAATAAGCTGGTCACCTCCAGAGTTGCTGGCCTAAAAATTTGGCTGGCTGAGTATGGCCCCAAACTCCATTACACCGGCAAGGTTTGGGCTTGGCAGTATAGTAGCAAGGGGCGTGTATCCGGTATCAAGGGTAACGTCGATATGAACCACGGCTACTTTGAGATTGCCACACCCGTAAAGACTCAAACTAAGAACAGTGACACTTTGCTGATGAAGGATGATACCGGCGATAAGGTGAAACTGTTACAACATCGGCTGAATATTATGGGCAGCCAGCTCGCTGAGGACGGTATCTGGGGCATCAAGACCGATCAGGCCGTTCGTAATTTCCAATACAATTATGGTTTGGTTGTGGATGGTATCGTTGGCCCGAAGACACAGGAGAAGCTTATTTCGGAAGCGGTCGTTGCGTCCGCGAAGACGATCAGCAACTACATGCTGAAGAACAAGTGGCATTACAAGGGTGACGGCTATACGGCGAAGACTACATTTGCTGCTACTAAGAGGTTGTCTAAGCCTGGTTCAAGCTGTGCGCACTTTGTCTCTTGGGTACTGCAGGATGTTGGTATGCTGCAGGCTGGAAAGATCCTGAGTCACAGCAAGGCTGGCTATGGCGTCGGCGAAAAGTCTATTGTTAATGCGGACAAGCTGATCGACTGTAAGGTCGTGTACCCGAATAAAAGTATCGACTCTTATAAGAATGAGCTGAAGCCTGGTGACGTGGTTGTCCATGACTCCAGTATTGCTATCTACCTGCTGAAAGACAAGAAACCTGCTGTACTGACGGGCCGAAACGGATCATGTATCAATAGCAAGGGTCAGTATGTAAAAATGCTTGTTACGTCTGGATATGAGTGGCGGCATAATGTCCTAGCAGTTGTAAGAGCGAAGGTGTAAAATGAAAGAGGACGCCTAAAAAGCGTCCTCTTTTTTTTGACTGTTTGTGCCTTCAAATCAATGATTTTAGATAGGTGTTATAAAACTAACAGTCCGTTTATCCTTTAAAAATAAGAGGGTCGCCCTGCAGGGCGACCCTCTTATTTTTAAAGGATAATTACATATGCACAAATATGTTTGATTGTCCTTGTTTTTCCTGTTGCGTAAACTTCGCCGAAGGAAACAAAATCTTTGCGTACTCAACGCACTACGCAACTTCTACTCAATGCTTCTTATAAAGCTGTGATAATATATGACATATATTTCAAAAAGTTGTGTAGTTTATTTTAAAGAGCATATGCCGAAAACGTTGATATTGCAACGTTTTTTAACACTGTTACTCAGAATCTGCCGAAGACTTTGTTACTTAATCATCTTTGCTAAGTTTCAAAAATCGTGTTGATATATCAACGTTTTTCCATCACACGCACACTTCACTACTCAACAACTACTCAACGCTTATTGTTTTGTGCCTCCGCCATATTTAGAACACATGACTCAACGCCACACACTACACAACACTTTACAGTAGGCTTCCAGCTTTAGCAACCTCACTATTTGTGTAGGAGTCTGTGATGTGCGTATAATGTAGAGTCGTAGAGTAACTCGAATGCCCCATCACCTGTTGAACAAATAGCGGTTCGAGACCCTTTTTGAAACAGAGTGTTGCGAATGTATGTCTACATACATGCGGATGAATGCTTTTGATCTCCCTTGGAACTCGCCCTTTTTTATTTGCATTGTAGTTCTCTTTGGCTTGCATATTTGCACACACCCTTTTAAGATCGTGTGCAATAGGATATCTTGTAGCCGGAGACCCCATCGTTGTTGTAAAGACTAGGTTGCCGTGGTCGGGGTTTGCTCTCCACCTATTGCCAAGCTCCTCTTTTAAGGTTTGTTGCTTCATCCTCCAGGCTAGTAAATATTTTTCCACATCTCCGAAGAACGGGATTCTTCTGTACGCATTTGATGTTTTTGGAGTACATAGCTCTTCTACTTTCTTGCCCCCGTCATAGTATGTTCTCATTGATCTCTCAATCGTGATTACCTTGTTGCCAAAATCTATATCCTCCCAACGTAACCCGGAGAATTCTCCGATTCGTACGCCGGTAAGGAGCAAGAACATATATGCCTCATAGTAATAGTTGTTTTCGATCTCCTCCAAGAACAACTTTAGTTCCCAGTCAGCAAGCGCCCGTTTTTCTTTCGCGGCAGTTACATTGGCGTTCAGGATATTTATTCCAACACATGGGTTAACTTTAATTACTTTGTTTACTACAGCGATGTCTAGGCACTCTTTTAGAGCACCAAGGGCTTCTTTAATTGATCTATATGAATACTCCTTTTCTACAAGTTCATTTGTCGCTGTTTGAATATTCATCTGGGATATGTCTTCAACCTTTTTTGCACCGATAATGTTGATATATGTGTTATTGATTTTTCTGTAATAGACCTTTCTGGATACATCAGATTTCAGACTTGGCGCTTTGCAGCGCTCAAACCATTCTTCAAACCACTCAGTAAGTTTTATGCCGGGGCGCTCTCCATACTCGTCCCTATGGGCGAGTGCTTTTTTCTCTTCAAACTCTTTCTTCAGTTTTGAAAGATTAGAATTATATATGCAGATCTTGGTCGTACCAATTTTTGCGCGAGCGCAATATATCCCGTCTTTCCGTTGAGAAAACCCAACCCCAAGATCTTTCCCTTTTAAATCTTTGCCCAAGTCAGCACTCCTTTCTACTTACGGGCAAAACATATTTGTGCATATGTAATTAGTATACACCTAGATGTCAATACCGTATTTTGCGCACCGGTGTAAGTATTCGTCAAACCTCTCCTTGTGAACGTAAAGTCTATTTCCTACTCTAAGGGTAAAACCGCCCTCGTTTTCTTTTAGTAGTTTTCTTGTTTTTGTTTGTCCCCATCCCGTGTACTCACACACTTCTTTTAATGACAATAAAGCTTTTTCCATGTCCTCTCCTTATTAGGGCTGCCCGATGGGCAGCCCTAAATTCATACGTTAGTTACTTTCTTGTATACTTACTTTTGACCTCTTCATACTTACCGCAGCTCATGCTGCCCTCCGGACACTTGCCCTCAGCTACACAACTAGGCCCAGCCTTTGCAAACAAGTTCGGTGCTACAGGGTAAACAAGCTCCAACATCTTATCGGCCAGTTCTCTGATCTCCCACTGGGCACGATTGCAACATCTGAGTTCGAATAAATGCATCAGAGATCTTGCATTCATAGTCACGATCATTTTTGTCGTCGCTGCATTCGGCAAGACAAATCGTGCATCCTCATTCGCAGCTTTATCCGCTGCAGACTTTTTCATTCCTGCTTCAACATACTTCTTGGACAGCCTATCCTGGAGAACTTCGTACACTCTATTTTCCATCGTCATCGTCTCGGAGAATAGGACGTTCAGTTCCTCGTCCTCCTTTACGGCTGGCGGAGTAACGAAATCAAACCCATTCATGTTGACATACCGCTGACTCTGTACCGAGTAAGAAGCAATCCGGTGACGAGTCAACTGTGCGAGTAGTGCGCGAGACACTCCTTCAATACCAAATGTAAAAGATACGTGCTCGATAGGCGATTGATGCCCCATGTTCGAGAGATGCTGAATGAATTTGGACACAGATTCGTCCGTCAATCCGTTCATCAAAGTCTCAATACTATCTGCATTTGAGTAACACAGCTTAGCCGCTGCAGCGACAACCTTCTCCGGTTCTGGTGTATGTGTAATCAGAGTAACCTTCATTTATAAACCTCACTTATCCATTCCAATCATGATGTTTCCGTCCTTCGATGTGACGACGCCAGGCATCTTGCCATCCCATTTTTCAATATACCGACTCTTAATAACGTTATCAGTCAAAGATTTTTCCAGCATTTTGTTTGCCTTGGACTCAGCTTCGGCATTCTTAATCTTTACCTTCGCTTCCGCCTCTGCTTTAGCGATATTTTTCTTATTGAGGATCTCTTGCTCCTCTGCTTCAAGCTGTGCTTTCTGCTTTTTAGCAATGGCTCTGTTGTAACTATCCTCAAAATCAGCACCGTTGATAACAACTTTGTTAATCACAACAACGTTCTTATTATATTTTTCGTCCAACGCTTCTTGCAGGTGCTTCATAGCGAGTGGTTCAATCTTTGTTCTTGACGTCGCGTCGGTGTCTTGCAGCTCTTTGCTCGCAGATTTGACCGCAGAAGACACAATCCCAGTAGAAACTAGCGCATCTTTATAGTCTGAGACATTGGCGTAGATCCAAGAGGACTTGTCCGGGTTAATTTGATAGGTCACAGTCACATTTTCGTAGTACACAGCAGTTCTATTTGCAGTCTCAGACCAAATCTTATCTTCAAAAGTGACGTCTTGTTGCTTGTTGTTTACCGCTTCGATTTTCTGAACGAACGGAACTTTCCAATTGAATCCGGTTTGGACAGTTTTCTCTGAAATCTGACCGAATGTGCTGCGCACGCCGGTATATCCGGTGGGAATAATAGTGAACGTCTGTAAACCCAACATAATAACAATTCCAGCTACAATAAAAATGTTGCAAGTCTTTGTAATTCTTGCTCCGGCCTCGTGCTTCATGTCCCCGCATCGACAAACGATTGATACAACAATACCTGCCAGCACAAAGATGGCAGCAATAAAACGCAAAAACCCCATATAGCCCTCCTTATTTATCTACTTCGTCCAGGTGACTCGCCATCATGTCCGCCATATGCAGCATAAAACCGAGCGGATACTTCTCCCACGCCTTATTAAGGGATTTGTCTCCGCCTTTCACGGCGTTATCAAACTCACCCATATGCCATCTAATAGCGATTGCCTCTTCCGGCTTCAGCTTCATATAGTTCTGGATGATAAAGGTGGTTTTCTCGCCGTGACCAATCGGGAATCTTTCGTCAATTACATAGGTTGGAACCGTTTCCCATCTACCAGTGTCCGGATTCTTTACGTTCCGTGTGCCAGGCTGGTAAAAATGAATCTTGCACAGGTCGTGCAGGAGCGCCGCAATAGCAACTGTCTCGTTAATTTCTTCGTCCGGTACTCCGGCGGGGAAGCAGCGTTCCTTGTCTGCCTGATTATCAAGCAGCTGGACCAATCTATCGTATACATTCAGACTATGGATACACAGACCTCCCTCGCAGGACAGGTGAAACCGGGTGCTGGCCGGTGCTGTAAAGAAATCAGATCGTTCCAGGTACGACAGGAGCTGGTCGCTCCCGTCGCGGTGGACGTTGTTTTTAAACACCTCAATAAATCTTTCCTTGTAGCCCATATTCCTCCTTATTCTTCGTTGATGTTGTTGTTCTCGAACATAGCTTTGCAGTTTCTTTTCATATTTTCCGCAAGCATGTTAACCATGAACTCCCAGTTATCACGTGCCTGCTTCTTCTCCAGCTCACGAACTCTCTGCTTGGCCGCACGTTTTCTCTTTTCTTTTTCCTTAGCCTTCTCTTTTTCAATCTTGAAGGCGTCCTTCTTTTTGAGGGCCTCTCTCAGCATATTGTTGTACAGATTTGTACCGGATTTATTACCAAACTCTTCAAACATCAGCCGAAGCATTCTTTTCATGATGCAGATCGTTACACCAGTTTCGATGGAGAACGTATCGCCTTCGCGGCAGATAGCTTTCTCCTGCGTTCCGTCAGTAAACGTGACGATGGTAACTTTGTCGTTCACAGTTGATACGTCTGCAACCTCTGGGTCAACACCATGAGGAGTCTGATCCTTGGTTGCCCCGCGCCAGTCTGCGACAGGACACGCACAGCCAAGACCTTCCTTATCGTTATAGTTGATAGACTTTGCCTCCTTACTGGGCACACTCAGCGTGTCATTAAACCTAAGCTCAATATCACCAAGGAAGGGAACGTTATCACCAAGGAAGGGAACGTTAATTTCGTAAGTATTGCTACATTTACAACCCATTTAATTACCTCTTTCTGTTTTATTATGTTTATATTTGTGGTATCATGAAATCATACTTTCATGAAAGGAATGAGAATATGGCAAGAGCCAGAAAAACCCTGGAACAGCAGCTTATTGACATCGACGAGAAAATTGCTTTTTACGAAAACAAGATCGCAGAGCTTAAAACGAAGCGAGAAGAGCTTCTTGCTCCGTCTCCCGCAGAAATTATCGCCATGGCCAAGGGCAAAGGCATGACCATCACCGAGATCATGGATGTGCTTGGAGTTAACCCTAACGAAACTGCTGAATAACTTTTAACGCGTCGCTTGTCGGTGCTTATTTTTTATCTAGGCTACAGATAATCTCATCAATCTTAATCGCACACCCCACAAAGTCCAGCGGGCCAAACCCTTTGGTCGTCATAGCTGCACAGCCGATTCTAATTCCACTAGTCTCTGTCGGAGATCTCTTATCACCCGGCACACAGTTCTTATTTACTGCAATACCTTTCTCCTCCAAGGCGTCCTGGACCATTTTCCCAGTAACATTAGGATGGGTATTGGTCAGGTCAATCATGAACAGATGATTGTCTGTTCCGCCGGATACAATCTCGTAGCCCATCTTTTTGAACTGCTCGCACATAGTGTATGTATTCAGAACCACCTTGGAGATATACTCCTTGTACTCTTCCGTGCAAGCCTCTTCTGCCGCCACTGCTTTGCCTGCAATAGCGTGCATTAGAGGGCCGCCCTGGTTTCTGGGGAACACCGCGCTATTGATTTTCTTTGCCAACTCTTCTGTACGAGAGAAGACCATGCCGCCCCTGGTAGAACGAAGGGTCTTATGCGTGGTGGTGGTGATTACATCTGCGAGGCCAAATGGAGATACGTGCTCGCCACCGACAATCAGCCCGGCGATATGTGCCATATCTACCATAAAGATAGGGTGGTAATCAGGATCAACAGACATTTCGATATCAATGATTTTTTTAATCAAGCCAAACTTAATTTCTCTTGAATAAGAACTCGCACCAGCTAAAATTAGCTTGGGTTTGTGAGTTCTTATTTTTTTACTGAGATCGTAGTAATCAATAATCCCATCTTCATCTAAACCATAGAAAACCGGATTGTAAAGCTTACCAGAAATGCTGGCTGGCGAAAAGTGTGATAGGTGCCCACCACAGTCCAACGACATGCTCAAAACCGTATCACCTGGATTGAGCAGCGCGTAGTAAACCGCTTCGTTTGCCTGTGTGCCGGAGTGGGGTTGGACATTTACGAAGTAGTCTGTGTTGAAGGCTTCCTGCCATTTCTTTTGGCAGTAAAGCTCAAGCTCGTCTACCACTTCACAGCCGCCATAATACCGGTAACCAGGATACCCCTCGGCGTACTTGTTGGTAAGGCAAGAACCAACTGCTTTCATCACATCTTCTGAACAAAAGTTCTCTGACGCAATTAGATTGATCTGGCGTTCTTGTCTTTGCTGTTCTTCCGCAATAAAATCAAACACTCTTTTCGTTACTATACACCTCGCGTTTCGTTCGTCATATGTACGTTGTTAATTGACCCATCGCACAATCGGGTCGCCCTGGAATCCTTTCTCCCAGACAAACCATGCGTATGCGACGGCGTTATTCTTTCGATCAAACACACCGTTCTTGCCACAGCACACACGCGATGAGAACACGTATATTGTTTTAGGCGGATACTTTTGAAACAGTTGCTTACGAGCCTTTCCTTCCAAGAAAGTGAGCTTCAAAAACATTGCAACCTTGTGCCCGTCTCCCACACACTCTAAAGACTTCTCAACAAATTCCCGTGCGTACTTATAGGGGGGTTGGTGATAATGTCGATGTCATCTGCCTCTGTAAAGTCCTCGTTTAAAAAATCAACAGGGGCTTTAAATCCAAAACCTCTATACACCAGGTCTGTACTTAGTACATCGTACCCTCTCTCAAGCAGGACTTTCGATATATGGCCTTCACCACAAGCTGGTTCCCATACATCCTTAGAGAAGGTTTCGTGATCGAGCAAGATCTCCACGGCTCTTGGTTCTGTGGCGTAGTAATCGTTAGTCGCTGCGTCATCTTTTCTGTTGTTGCCAGACAAGATGAACTGCTGTGTCCCAACCCAATCTTTATTCTTTATCGCTCAACAGCTCCTTTGCAAGATCTACAAACGGCTGGATGTCGTCTGCGAGAGTCCCAGGCCACCAAGGGCCATCTGCCTCGTTTGGTAGTTCTACGGCCTTGCAGACCGCCATTGCTTGATCATACGTCATTCTGTTGCCGACCTCATCTTGAATCGCATAGCATACATCTCTAACACAGCGCGCATACCGCGCTTCTCGGTCTAGAATATCCGCGACGTACTTGGCCTCCAATTCCTCGTTTCTTTTCGCAAGCTGCTCTCTGTTCCACTTGACAGACTTGTTTTCGTCGATAATCATGTGGTCAACGTATCTATCACGCCTTGGTTTACTCCGTTGAATGCGGAATCCTTCGTCCTCAAGCGCTTTCCATGCTTCTTTGTAAACCATAAATCATCCTCTCTGACCGCCGCCCGTGCGGGCGGCGGTTCTATAAATCATTTATCTGTTTTGTCGTAAATCGTCTTTACGACAGTCCCAATGCGAACACTTTTAACGACCTTGTAAGGTTGTCCAGTCATTTGATATCCAAGAAGATCCCACGTCCAAGGGATGCACCAAAGGTTATTACCAGCCTTAATGATGGTCTGCATCTCTTTAGCTGATCGGCCTTCTCCCCTTTCCACCACATCAAATTCTTCGTACTTGCCAGGCTCTGTGTGACATCTATCATCATAACCAAGTGCTAGGTAGGAGAGTTCTTCTTCGTTAAGAGGAATGCCATGCAGCATTTTCTCAATGATTGTCACTACCAAATCGCCTCCTCTCTTATTCAATCTTCACGCCGATCGACTCCAGGACTTCCTTCATCCCAAGTCCGCCTTCGTCCCAGGGCTTCATGCAATACTCCCACAGCTTCGGGTGAGTTTGCTTTAGCCGCTGGAACCGGTTCGGTTCTTTTTCCAGATGCGCCCCGAACGCGCAGAAGACGCAGCCCGTGCGAGCGCAACCAGTAGTATGTAACTTGCCCTTATCATCTTCCACAATCTCGCCATAGACCGAGGCGTAGGGGACGTTAAACCGCTTGAGATAAAGCAGCACGTCTTGCTCTGTCCAAAAGCTCATTGGTTGGGACTGTGGGTGTTTAACCTCAAAAGCGTTGCAGCCATTTACCAGCCAAGCCTGGCGACGCATAACACCTTCTTCCGCCATGGTGGCAATGATAGGGTGCTTCTTACTCGCCGTGTGGTATCGGTGTGCCGTGCTCTTCTTCATGACGTTGCAGCACTGCTTGCTCACTTTGATATGGTCGTTTTCGGGGTTGTTCACCCAGTCAACCCACCGGCGGGATAGGTTTAACCTAGCCCGCCGGTATAACGGGTGGCTCGAATCCATATAGCGTTGTGTGTAAGCGCAGCCCTTCCGGGAGTCTTCGATTAGCTGCGCGGTGTGCTTTGACCCCAACGGATACCCGTACTTCTCGATCACCTGGCGGAAATTTATCTTCGGTTTCAGCCAAGTGACATTGTTAAACGTCTTGACAAACTCCCTAATCTCCGGGTACTCCAAGCCAGTGTCGATAAACACTGCCTCGATGTCAGGGTAGATTCTACGGGCCATATCCAGCAGCACGGTAGAATCCTTGCCGCCAGAGAATGACACGTACACCTTGCCGTCATAGTGTTGATACCATTCGATGATGCGGGTCTGCGTGACCCGGATTTTGCGTTCTAACGGCCATGCCTGCATTTCCTTTAGGTCTTCTGGGGTGTATTTCTTTTCTTTTTCCATCGGCTACCTTCTTTGCTTGTACTTCCGAACCCGCCGGTTCTTTCTTCGACACCGTACAGCTCCGCGTTTTTGTTGTCATACTCAGGAAGAGTGGAATACGGGACAATAATTCCCTGCATAAAGCCATCGTTAAAATGAAAAGTAACTGGTTCGTGGTGGTCGTGATTAAACAGCTTAGCCATGATATGTCCTTCGCTCCCAGTATCGGGGTTGTAGTAGTCACTATCAATAACGCCAACCGTGTTCGCAAGGCTTACACCGTACTTAAAACCACTGCCGCTTCTAGGGACAATCAGGAGCACAGCCGATTCCGGCATGACAATTCTCACACCAGTGGGGATCGTGGCCGAACCGCCTGGTTGAATCGTCACGTCAAACGGGATGAAGAAATCGTACCCGGCGGAACCAGGTGTTGCCCTTGCTGGCAATCTAAATTCATCATAGGAACCCTGAATTCTTCGATTGAAGGCTGCGTCATCCTCGCAAAGACTTTGCATCTCTGGAATCTTTGCGCAGTCTGTTCTGAAGGTCTCGAAGGGAACCTTTTCAAAATAGCCTTTACATCCGATCAATTCGTACCTCTCTTTCTAATCTGTAATCCATTTGACCCATACGCCATCTTGTTTTTTCCAAACAATCTGGTTACTGCTGCCTCGGAACTGAAGGGTGACATCTCGCTTGTCGATCTCAAACTTCCCGTCTACTAAATACGTGCATCTATCTAATAGCTGAGACATATCTTTGTCTTGCTGCACCTGTCCCATTAGCAGCCCTGTGTAGCACCAGAGGTTATCATTAGGGATATGGATCTTATCAATAATGGAAACCAGTTCCCCGGCGGAGAACATAGGGTCTCCGCCGGACAGAACCAGTGCGTTTAAAAACGGTCTTTTATCAATCTCAAAATTGATTCTATCAATTACATCTTGTGTGATTTCAAGCCCATAATTAAAGTCATGGGTCTGTGGCGACTGACAGCCTGGGCAGTTATTTCGACACCCCGAAATAAACAGCACACAAGCTACACCCTCTGCATCACAGAAGGATTCCCAGTCATAGCCTGCGAGCTTAACCAAATAGCTCACCTGCATCTTGATATGTACTATGTTTCACTCTTTCTTCTACCTCTGCTTGTTTGCCGTCGTTAAAATTGTGGTAATCAGTAGAAAGATATCCTGTTACGCGACGTAGCTGCTGGATGTTCTTGCTTCCGCATTCAGGACAACTATTATTAAACTCGCCCTGATATCCGCAATCTAAGCAACTATCAATTGGGAAATTGAAAGCAAGATACGGAATATCAAGCTCTTTAAAAGCATAATCAATAATATCTTCCACAGCTTTAGTATTCTTTACGAAGGTGCTCGACAATTCTACGTAAGTAATAGTGCCACCTGTCGGATACTTACAGAACGGAGCTTCAATACGAAGCTTGTCATAGATAGACACCTTTTCCCATACAGGCACATGGTGGGAGTTTGTCAGATAATCATGAGATGTAACATCTTTAATAACACCATATTGCTCTCTAAGCGCAACCAGCGCTGTACGCGCTAATGTTTCGGCCGGAGTCGCGTAACATGAGAAATTCAGGTCATTTCGCTTAGATGCCTCTGCCGCAAACTCATTGATTCTTTTTACAACAGATAGCGCAAAGGCGTGAATATCCTTGTCGTGAACATGATTTTTCCCGAATAGCGCTTGACACATCTCTGCAACTCCAATGAAGCCTATGGCAAGCGTGTTGCCTTTTAAAGCATTAAACACGTCGTCTTCACACTCACGTGCTTTTTGGATTGTATTGTTTTCATACATAAACGGAGCAGCTTTCGGTGATTGCCGAACCATGATTTCGAACCGCTCTAGCAGCCCTCTCTCACACAGTTTTAATGTTTCCTCAAAAGCGTTCCAGAACCCGTCGAGATCTGGCTTTGTGCGCTCTCCTAGGCAAATACCAAACTCGATTCCGAGCTTCGGGAGAATAATTGTGTTGGGTACATTATTCCCTCTGCCTTGGCGGATATACCCAAGGCCATGGCGATCATACCCCAGCATAGTTCTACAACCCATGGTACTAAACCAGGTGTCCGGGTTGTCGTCGTCCTCATGCGCTTGAGACCAATCACCGTTACACCAGTTCGGGTAAATTCGTTTGCTCATTGACTTTAAGGCAAGCTGTTTGAGGTCGTAATTTTTATCTTCAGGATTTGCATTAACACCTTGCTTGTACTGGAAGATGCTAATTGGGAAGATGCTTGTCAGATGGTGTTTACCGATCCCATCTAGGCTGGCTTCAAAAACCCACTTGGTTATGAGTCGGCCTTCGACGGATGTATCTCTGCCAAGGTTGATTGACGTGAATGGCACCTGCGAACCTTGCCGTGATTCTAGTGTATTCAGGTTATGGTACAACGCCTGAGTCGATTGCTGCCCCTCTCTCTCTAACATATCCATAGCGTACTGATATGCTTTCGGGTAATATGATTTGAAAACTGGATTGTCAATATGCCAATCATCTGTTTCAAAAATAACTATATCTCCAATTCCCCTCACAGTTGGTTCGTCGATGTATTTCTTTCCGTCTTCATAATGTTTGCGAAAGCTTTTCTTTACAAACGGAGCGAGATCCAGGTCAAAGTGTACCGTGCCGCAGCCACCGTACTGGATCTGGCTTTGGCACTGAAAAGCGACGGCGACAAGCTGACACGCTGTGCTGAAGCTTGCGGGTGGTCGCACATCTCCGTTTCTAGTGTGAAACCCGTATGTAAACAGCTCTTGGAAATTAACGTTAAGGCAATTGTGCATACCGTAAATCGCCTTCTCCAGGTCGTGCTGATAAATCAACATTTCCTTATGAGCTTTTGCTACTTCGTCAGATAGACCGCCATACTCTAAGGCAATCATCTTACCGATATCAGCAGATGCCTCTTTTTCTCTGCCTGAAAAGCTCTTCTCGTCCACATTTGCATTAGATCTATTATCTACACTGGACGTTGCGCGATCCAAAACCTTCTGAACAAGCCGTCCGTTCCGCTCTCTTACCTTCGTTCTCTCATTTCTGTATAGGATGTATGCTTTTGCCACATCTTTTCTGTCAGATTCCATAAGTTTGGCTTCAACAATATCTTGAATTTCCTCAACAGACTTGCTTTTTTTCATTTCAGCAGTCACGGCGACCGCAATTTCCTTTGCAACAGCTGCACACTGCCCATTTTCTTCCCCATCGACGCTTACAAACGCCTTCTTTACTGCTTCTTCTATCTTTTTAGGGGAAAATTTCTCTAACCGACCGTCTCTTTTGATTACAAATAGCTCGATAATCAACCACAACCTTCCATAATCTCACTTGCGACCCAATCCGCTTCAGATCTCAGACTTTCAAGCGTCAAATTTTCAACTACATAGTCAAAATCATAGTCGTCAAGCTCATTTTCTGATTTATGCCTACGCCAAAACGCCGTTTCATCACCGCAATCCATTCTCTCAACACGCACGGTCACGGTTTTAAACGCCGCTTTCACTTTTTCTACCTCATTTTTGAACCGCGCGTCGGGAATCAGCACGATATCCCACAGATACCCGATGGAATGTAGGGTATCTACCACAAAGTTCACAAAAAAATCCTCATTGTTTGCTCTAAATGTATCCCCTGTCACTTGAAGAAGCTCTCTGCCGCAAGAATCCTTCTTGCTATCCCAACTGAAGTAACTGCGGAGAATATATTTCAAAGAATCAGCGTAATGAGTTGTGCAAACCTTCTTCCCGTACGCCTGTTCAAGCTCATCCGTCAGCATTCCAGCAAATGTATCCTTACCAGAACCAGCCTTCCCTGAAATCAGGACAACCAAGGGGCTTTGACTCTTCATGCCATCCCCTCCTCAGTCAAATTACTCAGAACCAGCCATAGCTCATCGTCCGGAACAACCTTGTTACTGACCATTGGGGATCTTTCAATCCAATCATATTGACATTTTGCGTCCCAGTTCTTCTTCTGTGGGCTATATCTGTCAACTCTGTTCTGCATATACAGCAGGAGCTTATAGCAATTACTTTCACTCATATAAACGTCCAGCGGTGAGGCGTGAAGTCGGTTCATGTCGTAAGACAAACCCTCCACACCTTTGAAAAAATCCGCCATGCACGTAATCAGTTTGAATTCTTCAATATTGTACTTGTATTTCTTGATCATTCTTCCTCCGTGAATGGGTTAACCGCAAAATCAATACGGTTTACAATTTTATCAAAGCAGTCGTAACATAAAGTGCAAGAAAACCGCAGCCCATCATAGACACTTCCATATCCAACCTCTCCAAGGTCGATATCAAAGTAGTTGCCCAGGCTAAACTCTTTTAGTTCACGACCACACACATTACATTTCTTATGTACATCATTCATCTTGTAAAAACTCCTGTTGTAATGATTGCTTTCGCCAACAAGGCGGGCTTCTGTTGTTCAAAAACTTTTCTGCAGTTGCATCACTCCAATACTTTGTAGTCGTTCAAATACCAATACCCTTTCTTGTTCTTGTACAGACCTGCGCCGAACAGGATATTGTATTGAGCGAAAGGCTTCTTATCAAAAATAGACTTACGAACCGTGAGTCTTGCCTCGTTACCAGTCCCGATAGACCGAACTGTTGTGGCAACACCCCACACTCCGTTAGGCCCATTCAGGTCAAACGTCTCAAGAACAATCAGCTTTCTTCTGTCTTGCGGATCATTGGTCGTGATGTCTATGTACCCCATTAGTCCAAGCTGATCCATGATCCTACTCCTCACATCAGCCTCTTCAATACCAAGACTTAGAACATTGCGCTCACATTCCTCCAATAAGCCGGGCATATCTGTGATCGTATAAGACTTTAGCTCATTGCCCTTCACGCCAACGTCTGTCGCGTGTCGCTTTACTATTTCACACATCGGCCCTTCTTTAAGCTTTGTCTTCTTAATAGATTTGGCCGTGCCATCATTAAAGAACTTGAAGATGTCGTATATTCTTTGCAACTCACGGGTGTTGCCATACTCAGAAAAGAACCCTATGCGGATTAGATTTAAGAGTTGTCGCTCATTACACGACGTCTCTGATCTAATTCGAATGAGTGTCTCCATAAATGTCTTCGGTTTCTTCTGGTGATACATGGCATAGAGTTGCTGCGGCACAACTTTGTTAAGATACTTTACAGAGCTGATACCTTTGGATACGATCTTTCTGTCCGGGTCAAACATGTACTGGTCAGACGACGCACCAAACATCGGGGGCGTAATCTTCAGCCCGTATATCTGTGCAAGCTTAGTGCCGTTTCTGATATCCTCATCCTTTGCTGGATTATTTAGATAACTCGTCACAAACTCATACGGATGATAACAACGCAACCACGCACACAAAAACCCAACCAGACAATAGCTAATAGAGTGATTGTAACCAAACTGATATGACGCACTGTCCTCCAGTATCTGAAGGAACTCTTTTGCTTCTTCTTCGGCCACTTCTCGTGGCTTATCTGACTTACTACAATACCCGTCAAGAATTTTTGGAAGCGCAGCGTCTAATCTATCTTTGTCCTTTCTACCAATGGCTCGGCGGATATTGTCACTTTCAGAACCAGACAACCCGCAGATTTGTTGCAGGAATTTAATCGTGTCTTCCTGATAAATTAGATCCGTTTTATTATGTGCTATGTATCTCTTTCATCTTAATCGCATCTTCGAGCGGGATGCCTCGACGGATTCTAGCTCTTAACGTCGTGTATTTTATTCCCGTTCTTCTGGCCCATTCTGCCATGGTTAATGTTTCGCCATTGTAAGTAAACAGTTTATTGCTTGATTGGTTATTGCATTGTGATGTATGGTTAGACCACCTACAATTCGACGGGCAGTAATCTTTTGAGTTATCTATCCTGTCAATTGTACATTCTTGTGGGGCCGCGTACTCGTTATATCCATTCTCGATTGCCCACTCTGAAAACGCCGTAAAATCGTTTCGCCATTCTTCGCATACCGCAATGCCTTTCCCGCCATAATACTTATAGTTTTCAGAATTCTTATTGTAACAACGGTTTTTAATACCAGCCCACACACGATACAGTCTTGTTTTCGACGCTTTATGTGTCGTCATTCTTTCTCTAACTAGCTCTCTTTGAAGACACCCGCATGAACGAGTGTCTCCGGTAATTAGGTCACGGCTTGACACTACCTTTTCTTTGCCACAGTCGCATCGGCAACGCCACGTTGCGTTTTTTGCCTTATCGCTACCAGCTCTATCGACTACCAACAGTCTTCCAAACTGTTGCCCTTTTAATTGATACATACATTCACCTCCTTCATAATTTATTTACATAGCACTTAGTTCGCTAAACTATCCTCTACCATTTCGATAGAGCGTAGACTATATCTTCATCCGTTTTATCCGGATGCCCACCGCTTCGAACCGCCGATCGCTTGCGGTCCTACTTGCATACGCAATAGTCGTTGAACCTTTCTCTGTTCGAGACTTGGCTGCTGATTGCCCAATCTACATTCTTTTCAAACCATCACGCTTATCTTTGTTTCAAAATTACGTTGTGGCGAATATAGCTCTAAGGGGTTTCCAGCAATTCAATGGGTTTGCAAGCGCATATTACTATGCACCGGGACTATCTCTAATCCATTATTGTCCGCAAGCAACTCGTCAATCATTGGCGACGGGTTATGATGTGGAACTCTACTTATCAAATCATTTCTATACGACGCGCCAGACGGGCGAATACACGCAGTCACCAACGACATATCAAAGATCGACTTCGTGTTGAAGTCCTTTAGCATCTTTCCTGCAAAGGGAGATTCCATCTGAAAGATGCCGATATTGGAAACCATCATGTCTTCCCAAACCTTTTGGTCACCCCAATCTATTTCATGTGACTTCGGGTATGGGATGTTTGCCAGTTTGCAAGCGTCACGAATAATTTGTAGCGTACTTAGAACAAGCATGTCGTACTTAACGAGAGACACCTCATGGATTTCTTCCATGTCAATCTGAAGTACGATACCGCTATCCTTGTGGTGAAAAACGCCATAGTTATCATCTAATGTAACAGGGCTGATCACAATGCCAGCCGGATGTACAGATTGTGATACTCTTGTATTCAGGAACCCATCAAAATAATAGAACGTTTCTTTGTATCTCTCTCTGCACGTTTCTGCATCCTTTCCGTAATCTGCTTTAATCTTTGCCGCTAGACTTACTGGATATGGGTTTTCGTTTTTGTCCGCTTCCGGATGTTGCTCTGCCCATTTATGTCTGAACCCACGCACAATCTCTTCGATAGTCGCCAAGCCTTTTAGTGTACCGCATGATGGAACGAACGCAGTCTTCCGTTGCCCGAATCGTTCAATAATGTAATTGAAGATCTTAGGCCGGTCATCTTCAATAACGTCTGTGTCGATATCGCCTACTTCAATCCGGTCCTCATTGCAAAAGCGGCTGAATACCGTATGCCATGTTTCCGGGTTAACATCTGTAATATCTGTCACATAAGCAACTCTTGACCCAGCTACACTGCCACGCCCAGGACCTGTTACAATTCCATTCTCATGACACCATGTAAGAATCTCGCTCATGGATTGCATGAACCCGCACATCCCAAGTTTTGTGAATACTCTAAGCTCTTCTTTAATTGCGTCTCGGAACGCTTGTTCTTGCTCTCTTGGGATGATTCCGGCCTCTAACTTTGCTTCTAGCTTTTCGTTAATATTCTGGATAAATTTTTCTCTATCTTCTTCTGCAGACCCATAAAGGATTGGGTATTTCAAAGAAGTATCTAATTCAAACTCCTCAACCTGATTTGCCATCAAGACTGTATTGTCTATCGCGGCCTGCCATGCTTCTTCTGGGATAGCGTCTTGTTTTTTAAAAGCTTCCCCCAGTTCCTCGCGCGACTTATACGTTAGATCAAAATCATCTTCCGTGTCATAATGCTTACTCTTTGCATAAGCAAGCAACGACCGACACTCAGCGTAGTATTGGTCGATACTGTGCGTGTCTGTTGCCGCAATCAAAGGGATGCCATACCTTTGAGACAGCGCTGCCAAGTGTCTGTTATAGACAATCTGATCTTCACAATCGTGCGGTTGGATCTCAAGGTAGTCATACTTCTTTACGAGCTTCTCGTAGTACGGATGACTTACGTCCAGCTTGTTCAGTGGTGAAGCCAAACAAGCGGACGTTTTGATAATATTCGGAGAGATATTCAAAAACTCATCAAACGAAAGTCGCCCGACGTAGTATTTATGTTCTTCATCCGTTGACATACTAAGCAACTTATTAAGTTCCAAAAACCCTTGTCGGTTCTTCGCTATCAGAATCGTATGATAGTTATCTCTCACTTTCTCATGTAGAGATTCCGTCAAATAAATTTCCACGCCATGTAGATACTTGACACCTGCTGCATCACAAGCCATCTTCTTGGCAACCCATCCACGGATGTTGCCATGCTCGGTGAAGCAAATAGCCTTCTGCCCAAGCTGCTTTGCCTTCTCTATGTAAAGGTTAAAATCTGTCGTCGAGTCCAACAGCGAATAGTCGCTGTGAACATGATACGCAACATAATTATCCAACCATCATCCTCCTCCCTGTATCACTCCGTACACTTCCGATTCCATATCTAATGGAGCACATGGAACGCGGGTAGTGTAAATCTTGTCATCCCATTTATATCTGCGGTCATACTCTTCGTAGTTCGTAAAGAACCTCCGGCACGCTTCGTCGTAGTATAAGCCGAGTTCAAAACCAGCCCTTCCTCGCATACGATCTTTTGTTACAGACACAACGCAGGAATACTGCGAGAACTTTGATGTTCCTTGTTCTTTCTCGTCCTGCCGCACTCTTCGTAAAGACAATGTTCGGTGTGCAAGATTGGGGAGGTTTGATGTGCCGCCAATATCGTACAACGCAACTGCTCCCGGTGTTGTACCGCTTGGGATTTTACGAGGGTGTGCAACCAGAATCACACACACGTTAAACTTTGAGGCGAACTGAATCAGCCAGTTGACCAGCTCGGTCTGTTTGTCATACTTGTTCTCGTCAGAAGAGTGCAGGTCTATTGTCATTAGGTTGTCCAACAGGAACAACTTACTGCCATACTTTCTAGCTGAGGCTTCCATAGATTCCTGGATTGATTCAATATCATTCGGCCATTCATTCTTATACACAAACCACTGGCCTCTATAACAATCGTTGATTTTTTCTTTCGCTTCTCTCGAAGCAACCCAGTAGACCGCGCCGTTCTTACCGGTGTGTTCTTCAACGTTCCTCGGCCCCGCGAGCAGGTAGTTCATCCACGCCTTGCTCATGAAGTCCGGTAACTCTCTTGAGAAAATCCAAGCACCTCTGTTTTGCTCAAGTGCATTACAGATAAGCTGGTACAAGAAGCTGGTCTTGCCGGAACCTGGCGTGCCGGTCACGAGCGTTAACGTCCCGAAGAACAGTTTAAACAGTTCCCTGTCGAGGCTTTCAATACCAAAATAAATCCCGTCCAAGTCACTGATATTAACGTCCTCGACGTCACTAAGATCCATCACACTGTCAATCGGAGACTCCTTCGCGCTAAGAATTGCGTTCATCACCGCTTCTTTTCCCTTGTAATAAAGCAACTCATTCAAATCCTTAATGTGCCTACCAGTTGCTTCATCTATTGGCGGGATGTCTACCACCTTTGTCCTCCAGGAACCAAGTCTAGGGCACACATCTTTTGCCATTTGATAACCAGCTTTATCATTGTCAGAGCAGATAATAATTTCGGAAAACTGGTCTAGCCAATCCATATTCTCTTCAATCCAGTGGTGATTTTGAGAACCTAAAGGAACGCTCACCGCGTTTGTATATCCGGACTCGATAGCAGCCATTGCGTCGCAGTTGCCTGTAACAAAAATTGTCCCGTATTGCCTCACTAAGATCATTCCACTTGGAACCGTCACACAATAAACTGGACCGCTGTAATACTGCGTGTCATATGTAATATTGTTTAGATCCGCTTTTTTCTTACCTGTGATTGACACACGATAGCTCCCGTCCAATGTAGACAACTGGTATTTAACAGAGCATTGCTGTCCGCTTGTGTGAGCAATCGTCTGCATCACATTAGCGTTATCCAGTTTGCAGGCATAGCCTGCAGTCCATTTCTGAAATCGCCGAAGGATCACGAGCTTTTGTGTTTCAGACGTGGTGCTAACCCACGAATAAGAGACGGGTTCTATGTGAACATGTGACGGGATCTTGAACAACAATTTAAAACCATAATCAGAAACTGGCGTCTCAACGTAACTAACGGATAGTTTCTTGAGAAGCCGCCGCAACCTACGCCGTTTTCTCTTTTCTGTCGTCAAGAGTCTGTACTCACCAGTGCTCTTGTCATAACTACAGTTCTCCGATATAGCAATTGATAGTTCGACTTCATCCATAGTGAGAAAAAACCCATCGCCTGAATAACTCGTTGTAATTGGAGCCGATTTATACCAATCATCTGGCAGTTTCCTCGCCTTCGTCTTCTCTAGAAAACCAAGAGCATTATAAGTTACAATATTATGGCCTCCAGTTACACACGACACATAGTTATCCGCAGCAATGAAGGAGAGGAACCCTTCGTAGTGCTCGTTGATAATTGCAACCGGTCTTACAAATCCGCCACGCAGTTTCGACCAAGTACCAGCAAATAGGTCATCCGCGCACACCGAATACACGTCCTGCCCGTGATATTCATTAAACCGAACCCATCCATCAGGCGTTAGAATTTCTGCGTCACCAGGGAAGCACTCACCTTCAGTTATCAATAACGGTTGACTTATGTTTACCCTGTTCATATTGAAAAGGAGCGGACGAGTGTCCGCTCCTTTCTGACACCAGTTCTTAGCTTCGCCTTTTGACTTGTCAATTTTTCTAGCCGGTCGGTACTTTACCATCGTCAGTACGTCGTTCGTATCATAGTAATTAAACACAGCGTTGCCATGTTCATCCTCCCGCACATCGCAATGGTCTAACGTCTTTTCACTAATCTTTCTCGTAGCCATGTACTGGTTTACGATTGACCGATCTCTTAACGGAGTCTGCTGAGGATAGCGATACCCCCTATGAGTCTTGATGCCTTTCTCTCCAAAGCTATATACCATCCCAGCTTCTTCAAAAGTTTTCTCTGCCGCTTCAAGATATGTATCGCCAGACATCACATAGGCGTCAATAATATCAATATTGCAGCCGCATCCAAAGCAGTGAAAACTATAGGCTTTCGGATTATAAATAAAGCTCGGAGTGTCTTCTTGATGCACCGGGCATAATGATTTCAAGTTAGACGGATCAAACAATTTAAGGTCAAGTGTTTCAGCAATCAAGAATGGAGTTCTGTCTCCGACCTTCTCTTTTGCCTTTTGTAATTTTTCCTTTTCAATTAGCATTTCGTTCTCACCATCTACCACACTCCTTTACTCCATTGTTGCATCCGTACTCTCTACATTCATCCTCGCTCCGCAATTTGGGCAATATCTTGCGAATGTATACGGCTTGAGGTTTTCTAAAAACTTCTCTAAAGCTTTTTGCTTTTCTGCTTCTAAATCCCATTCATACGTATACTCTTCTCCATCCGGCGCATATAGTCTGCGCGACCATACTACTGCATTATTTGGATACCTTTCCCCGCACCCAGAACACACTGCCGTGATGGACACAGAAAGCTCTCTTTCCTCAGACATTGTATCCATATAAAAGGCGGCTGGTCTTAGTCGCCATTCTTGAAGGTGCGCAGAGGAAACATTCGCCGCTGGTGCATTTTCTATAGCACTAATCACATCTTCAGGATCAAAGTTTCCTTCCGGGTATTTCATTGGTGGCCCGTACACACCGCCGCCATCTTCCCACCATATCGGCAGATCTTTTATGTATGCTAAAAGAGATTCTCTCTCGATATATTCAGGCATCTTTATCTCCTTCTATTGCCCACTTTGCAATTCCGCCCAACACAAACTCAACGCATGGCAACGCAACGCCATTGCCCCACATCTTGTATTCCGCCGATTCGGAGTACGGACTTTTCAGCCACTTGACGATTTGCTTGTCTGTCTTCCGCTTCTTTCCAGCCAGACCCGTCCAGGTGTCGAACACCTCGCGCCAAAAAGACAGCTCATCGGCTGTCGGGTCCTCCGCGCTAAGATCAGCGCACCACCAGCCGGGGAAGCCTTGGAGTCTGGCACACTCTGTCGGGGTCAGTTTGCGCACCTGATAGTAGGGGGTGACTATAGCGATACCGCCTTGATTTGAGCAGGGGTTTCCGCCGCCCTCGCACTCTGAGCGTATCTCGAGCAACAGGGGAACGTTGTTGCCGCCAGTACCCATATGGCTAGTCAGGGTTGGGACTACATCACCCTCCGCAATCTTCACCCTGCCATCCTGCGCGTGATTTTCTAAGACTATTGGCGCGTACCCGTGCATACTCGCTCTGAGCGTTCCGTTTATACCATAGGACAAATCCATTTGTTGTCCACCTTGGTCGTTTAGACAGACGCCGCTTGCATTTCCAAGGCCACTCGCAAGGCTTCTGGGAGTTCCTTTCCCCGCTCGGCGGCTCTGCGCAGGATTCCCTGACAAGCCTTCGCACTCAAAAAGTATTTCTCCGGCACTTCCGCCTGCAAGATCTGCGACGAGGTAGATGCGACGTCTGTGTTGGGGGACTCCCCAGTATTGCGCATCAAGAGTTCTGTACGCAACGCTCCATCCGTCTCCCATGTATAGGTCGGCGTAGGGCCATCGTGCCTTTTCAGGCATAGGCACCTGGGCATTCGGTTCGGCGATCCCGATGACTGCCTCAAGGACGCACCGGAAGTCTTCGCCTTTGTTCGAGGAGAAGGCCCCGGGGACGTTCTCCCACACGATGTATCTTGGATATTTGCCACCTGTGGCACACCTCATTTCTTTGATAACGCGGACGGCTTCGTAAAAAAGACTGGAACGCGCTCCGCCCAAGCCGTCTCTTCGGCCTGCCACGCTCATGTCCTGGCACGGTGAACCGAAGGTGATGATGTCAACCGGTTCGATTTCGTCACCGTGCATCTTGGACACATCCCCGTAATGTTTCATCTCAGGGATGCGTTTAGTAGTGACACGAATCGGAAACGGCTCAATCTCCGACGCCCATACGGGGGTGATCCCGTGGGCAAGGCCAGCTAACGGGAATCCACCAGAGCCGTCAAATAAGCTGCCTAAAGTCATCTTCACGCGCTCCTCCTCCCCTCTCTTTTCACCCTAAACGGACAACTCTCAGCAGTGTCACAAATATATGTACATCTGAAAAACTCAGGGTCTGGTTCAAACTCTCTCTCATTTTTAATCTCTTCGATTCGATCCAGTACCCACTGTTTCACCTGCTCAAGCCGTTCTTCGTCGAATGCTTCTGCGATAAACCGCCCATGTCGGTAACAATTGAAATCCAAAGTCGCAGGCCATTTCCCATATTCTTCTTTGATGGGGATTGAGTAAATATAAGGCTGCCTGTAGTACCTGTCTAGTTCCTTGTCATACTCTGTCTGGAACTTTCTATTGCTTCTGAATCTCAATCCGTGTGACTTGTGGTCGGCTATATGTAACCCGTTCTCTTCGGCCAATACATCTATAAAACCAACAAAGTTGTACGGGCCAATCATGAAGTGGACTTCTTTTTCAACAGCGACAATATCTTTGATATCGTATGGGAAGTCAATGTTTTCCAAATACGAAAGTGAATTATTGAAGAAATTATCCTCGACCTTTTTGCTCGGTGGTTTACCAACGACCTCCTCGTCATAGTGATCCAGGAAATACGGTACAAGCTCTTCCTTCTTTAACGCCCGTGACAAATACTGCTCCAGCACATGGTGCATAAATCTGCCATACGTGGAAAAGAAGTGTGGCTCCGGTTTGATTCTTACCGCTGTGTGCTCAAGAACCTTTTGGTAAGTCTCGTCGTCGAGTCTTTTCTTCATCCACTCCATAACCTTCCTGTAAACCTGGTCTAATTCTTTGTTGTACGCTATGTACCGAACAAACCAGCCATACTTGCAGTCATCAAACGAAGACAGTCTAGAATAACTCCACAGCATAGCTGAAATTGCTCTTTCATATTCGGGGTCAGAGACGACTTCAAAAGGGATCGTCATCTGTTACGGCAGGCTGACTTGCCGGAATCGCGCCACTATCAGAGTTGCCTCTGGAGTTGTCAGCGGACTCAAAAGAGAACACAGCAAAATTGTAGTACCGCTTGTTCGTTTCCTTGTTATAGCTATTGGTTGCATCCATATCGCCGATACGAATTCTGTCTCTCGGCTTCAGCTCCTTTGCGTTAGCGTGCGCCGCACCAACAAAATTTACGAAGTCACTAAACTTAGTCTCGTATTCGCCAGTGTTCTTATTCTTCTGGCTGACAGACAGATTTACCTTTGTATAATTACCTTTGTCTTCGACAGACCAAATTGTTGCATACGCGCCAGTATGAAAACCCATGTATTATTCCTCCGTATGTAGTTTATTCAAATCTCTCAGCAGAGCAGTCGCTCTTGCCTTCTTTTTAATTTGTTTGTAGTCTCCAGTGGGAATCAGCTTCCCATTTTCGTCACGCTTATCTACGTGCTTTGTAACCAACTCTCTAATCTTTTCTCTCTTGCTAGGATCTTTTGCCGCGATGTCGTTAGCGATTGCGTCAATTTCTTCAATGATAGACGCGAGTTCGTTCTTAGACTTCTCTTCTTTTTGCTTCGAGCGAATGAAGTCCGGATCGTCGGTAGTAGTAGCACACTGAAAGTATTTCAGTAGGAAATATCTGTTACTGTAGGTAAGAGCCGAACCAAACGCCTGGCTGCTATCTGCTTGATTGCCAGTCATCGTCCAGGGGACAATGATCTTTTCTTCAGGATTGTCGTTGTTAACCCAGGTATAGACCATATCGGCAGAGACCAAGAATTCATTTACTGTTTCCGTCTTGCCGCCTTTCGTTTTCTCGTAGCTAAAAGGCCGCACGTCCGCCGTACCGTGGACAATCCCTGGAACCAGCGTCAGACCGTACTCCGCAACAGCACTGTTGATTTTAGGCAACAGCTCTACGTCAGAAGTGTAGCTATACCCATACCCCTTCTTATCTTTCTTGACAACATCTACGGCTTTCTGTACTGCCGCAAGCTTCTGATAGATGTTCAATGTTGCGTGATTTTCTTTTTCCATATTTCACCTCGTCTCATTTTTTGCGCTGGCCGCGTTGCAAAATAACCTTATATTTTTTAACCGCTCAGCGTGATTATATTATATAACTTTATTTTTCAAATGTCTACCCCTTTTCGCGAAACTCGTCTGACGAGTTTCGCGACGGAGCAGCCACTTAAAATCACAGTCCTTGAATCCTCTTTGACTCCTTCCATACGTCCAGGAGTTCCTCCTCTGAAAGAAGGGCGATGGCCGAGGAGGATAGGATGTTTCCAATAGCTATGCTCTTAATATCCTCCTCTTCTAGAGCACCTAGATATTTCAGCAATCTTGACTTTGACATCCTCTGCGGATTCTCACATAGGACAAGGCTATCCGCCAGCAGGTTGTATTTCTCCGCTGGCAGAAGCACATGTGTGGGTTGAGCTAGATTCTTAATTCTGGTCGTGAGCGGCAGCGCTATGACGTTCGGGCTTCTGTCATTTCCAATATCGTTTTGGAAAATGATTCCCGGCCTGACGCCTTTCTGTTCACTGCCAACCCCACTGAAACTCATTAGATATATATCGCCTAGTCGCGGCTTATCGTATTCCATAAAATCTCCTTCTACCCGATGTTAGGTTCCGCTAACACACGGGTAGAAGAGAGCACTTAATCGTTACTTTTCTTCCGTGTCTTTGCGTAAAGTATCGGGCTTTTCCTTAAATCTATCTGTTACCTGTCGCCATGTGCAGGCGACCCATGCTTGCCAGTCAGGACACTGGCGAGTACACTTCCAGTCCCTATCACACAATCTACAAGGACTAGTATCCAAAATATTCTCCGGCATTATTCCACCGCCTCCAACCTTTTTAATCCAAGAGTTTTAATAACAACGTATACTGCGGACGGCGTCACCTTGATCTTTCTTGCGATATCACTGGCGCTCATCCCGTCTAGATACAAAGACGCCACTTCGTCAATATCAATCTTAATACGGCCATCTCTCACTTTGCTCTTTCGCTTTCTATGTACCTGCTCATTCGGGCGATTCTGCGCTACCCACTGACCATAACTCAAACCAGCTTCCTTAGCCGCAGCCGCCACTTCATCAATTGTCATTGGATTGCAGCTCATAATACTTATCCTCTCCTTCGGTATCTTCATCGTTATTGTCCTTCTGGCTACCAGCGGCGACCTTCCCGCCAATCAGCCCGGAAATCAACGCGTTAATGTCAAGACCAGTCGAACTCTTAACACCCTCAGTTACCTGAGTCATCGTATTCATGATGTTGTTTGCAAGCTGGCCTGAGGCGTCACCAAACATCTTAATTTCCCCGACGTTGGCATAGCCATCACCAATTGCCGCAGCGATCTTAGGTAACTGCTCGAAATATACTTTCAGTGTGTCGAGTTCCATCTGCTGCTTTGCCGCATCGCCATACTCCTTCATTGCTTCTGCCTTCTTCAGAATACCAGCAGCCTCTGCTTCTGCCTTCGCCTTGATCGCCTCAGCTTCTGCAACACCCTTAGCGGAAATTGCATCAGCCTCCGCAATACCAGCAGCTCTTACAGCCTCTGCTTCCTGTTCCTTTGCAAATCTCTCTGCTTCTGCGCGAGCTTTCTGAGCTTCCGCCTCCTTCTGGGTCTCAAAGAGTTCTGCCTCTGCCTGCTTCTGTCGTTCGTACTGGTCTGCGTCCGCCTTCTGCTGGGCTGCATACTTCTCTGCTTCAGCCTGCTTCTTAACAGTAGCCTCCAGCACTTTCTCCTTAATCGCAACCTCTCGTTCCTTTAGCTCAATCTCTTTCTCCTGTCGAGCCAGGTTTGCGTTAGCGGTTGCAATCTCTACGGTACGGCGCTGCTCTTCCTTCTGAATGTCGTAAGCTGCTTCCGCCTCTGCTCTCTTGGAGTCGGCCTGCTTCAGCAGCTCGGACTTCTTAATAGCAAGTTCGTTCTGCCGCTCTGCAATTTCCGTGTCGCTCTTAACACGAGCATCATTCGCTTCACGCTCTGCCACCGCGTTTGCAATAGCGACTTCCTTATCTGCGTTCGCCTTTGCAATAGCTGCATCCTTTTTAATCTGAGAGATGTTGTCAATGCCAAGATCTTCAATGACATGGTTTGCGTCAGAGAACCGCTGCACGTTAAATGAAACCAGTTCAAGACCCATCTTTTGCAGGTCGGGGATTACGTTTTCAGAAACTTTCTCGACGAAAGTTTTACGATCTCCAATCAGTTCCCGCAGCTTCATTGTGCAGATAATCTCTCTGATATTACCTTCAAGAACTTCAGCGACAATCGCCCCGACCTCTTCGCTGGTCTTATTCAGGAAATTCTTTGCCGCGACCTCGACCATCTCCGGTGTAGAACCAATCTTCACGTTAACAGCAGAATCAACGTAGATATTGATACAGTCTGCTGTCGGCACTGCATCCCCAGTTCTAATGTCCAGAGGGATCAGCTTGAGAGAAAGCTCGTCCACCCGTTCAAAGAAAGGAATCTTCACGCCAGCTTTACCAATAAGAACCTTCGGCTTCTTTCTTACGCCGGAGATAATCAGCGCTTTGTCGGGCGGAGCCTTCACATATCCTCTAGCAAGAACACCGGCGACACCAACTGCCGCTACAACAGGCACCGCAACTGTGAGACCACTCATAAGTTCAGTAATCATTATTCATTCCTCCACTATGTAATTATTTAAAAATCCTTCTTCTGAAAGAATCGGGATTCCCATGCTAACAGCTTTCTTGAGTTTCGAGCTTCCGCCCTGCGGATCATTGCAAACCAGACAAGTCGTGTCTTTTGTCACACTTAACGACACGCTCCAGCCCGCACCTTTTGCAACCTCCTCGAACTCTTTTCTTGACTTAAACGTCTTCAGTTTGCCAGTCACGCAAACCGTCATTCCTGCGTTCTTCTTGTTTTCCCTAACAGTAATAGCTAAATAGCAACTCAACGACGTAATCTCCTCAGAATGTCTTTTGACATAGTCGTTAATCCCATCACTGGTTTTTGCGCCAACCCCATTGAGATTGCTCCAATCCGCATCAGTATTTGCCATATCGCACAACGTCTCAGCAAACGAGCACTCGCCCATTACTTCAAAGATTGCCTCAGCTATAACCGGTGCAGAGGATTTCCCTACGCCAGGAATTCCTATTGCAACAATAAAGTTTTCTGCCGCACAAGTCTTGCTTTTCTCTATCGCGGCCAGCAGCTTGTCCACGCTGGCGTCACCAAACCCGTCGAGCTGCTTCATATCATCACAATATCTGTCGAGCTGGTAAACATCAGCAAGATTCTTCAACCATCCGTTGTTGACGAAAAGCTTGATGCGCTCCGTAGACAGGCCATCAATATTCATCCCTTGCCTAGACACGAAGTTTGAAATCCTGTCTACCAAAACCGCAGGACAATTATCGTTACTACACTCAAGACGCTGAGCTTCGTTACTTGATACAACTCTAGCGGCTTCCCCGCAGACCGGACAGTGTTCCGGAATTGAATACGTGTCACTCTGAGTAAGGTTACGAACAACCATCGGGATGATTTGATTAGCCTTGATGACTTCAATTTCGTCGCCAATCCCAAGCTTTAGCTTTTTAATCTGGCTTACATTAGAAAGGCTCGCCCTGCTTACAGTCGTGCCATCAATTTCTACAGGGTCGAACACAGCGACTGGGTTGATCGTGCCGGTCCTCGTAGTATTCCACTCAATGCTTCTAAGCGTTGTCAGATTTCTCTCCTGATAGAACTTAAAGGCGAAGCTATGATTTGGGTGGTGAGAAGTCTCGCCTAGCGACCGCCCATATTTCTGATCGCAGAATGTTCCGACCACTCCGTCGATTGGGTATGGCGTACGCTTCATTGTCTCCATGGTACGGCTCACAAATTCCTTGACGTTAGCACCGCCCTTACCGGAAGAAGGGACAGGCACAATCCGAGCGGTCGTAAACCCTAGGTCGCTCAGCACCTGCATGGCGTCTCGAAAATCTTTATCTTGAAATCCAGGTGTAGAATTTCGCCACGCTATGAAACTGACATTTCGTCTACACAAAACAGCACTGTCTAGCTGTCTGACAGTTCCACTCACAAGGTTGCGGGGGTTCTTATAGCAGGTGTTTTCGGCATTTTTGATTTTTTCAAAATCTTCATAGCTGATCACTGCTTCCCCATCTACATACAGCTTGCCTTGATATGGAATGGTTAACGGGATATTAGTGAACTCTTTTGCGTTATGAGTGATATCCTCGCCGACAGTACCATCTCCTCGTGTCTCGGCGCGTTTAAGGACGCCATGTTCGTATGTAAGAGCGCAAGTAATACCATCTAGTTTCGGCATCAATACGAACTCATGCTGATTAAAATACGCAACAAACTCATCTAGCCCGGTCGTCTTAGCGAGGGACAGTAACTTGTGTGTATGCGTTACCTTTCTCAGATCACTAACCACTTTGCTACCAACAGTTCTTGTCGGAGAGCTTGAGTATGTAATACCTGTTTCTTTTTCAAGCCACGCTAACGCATCTACAAACTTGTCAAACTCCCTGTCGCTTACTACATTTTCGCCACCATTAAAATAGCTATCGTTGAGACAATTTATAAAATATATTAGCTCTTGCATGAGTTCGATGTCGTTAAGACGCTGCTGCTCTTTATCAAGTAATATCGGCTTATACATTGACATAAGCACAAACCCCAATTGCAAACATAAGCAGATAGAACAGCCCCCAAAGAGATTCTATTACAACATCTAAAATCTTACACAACTTTCTCATTTCTTCGTCCCGCCTTTCAGCAACTCCTTCAGCTTTCTAGAGATGACGTACCACAAGAAAATTGCCCCAGCTGGCATAAGAATCACCACAGTAACAGTCGCAAACAATTCCGAAACATACTGCCCCAAAAGAAAGAGGACGGCAATGATCAACGCTAACGTGATCGCCGTCCAAACTCCAACAATTTTTTCTTTCATATGTCCTCCTTAGCAAGCAATCTTACTAACCTCGATTGCTGTTGTACGGATAAATTTTTTCAGTGTTATATCTCCGGTTCTATAGAAGTCCTCATCCGGAAACAGATCGTACAGATACTGAATTGGCTGCTTTACATCCAGCATACTTACTACGTTCCTTTGCATAGCTTTTTCTACAGACTTGAATGACGCCCCGTATTTACACCCAAGATCCATGATGAGTTCTTTCAGTTCAAACCCGTAGAAATCCTTCTCCTCTGCTACCGCACATATCGCATCCTGCAGGTATCCAGCTCCACGCTGCGAAAACCTGCAACCTAAAGCTTGTAGTAGGTCTGCCGTTACAGCACGTACTTTATTCACTTACCCAGCTCCTTAGCGAGCTACAGACACCTGCCGCCCATCGGAGCAAGCATCGCGACACTCTTCACACTTTACACAGTCCTCTTTTAGCCACACATTAAAAAGTGTGCATTTTGGCACATGATATTCTGTCGGAGCTTTCTTACCGTGCGTGCGATTTCTTCGTCTATGATATTTACACACATACTTCCCATAAAAGTCTCCACCGTAAGTGCAGTTATTTTCGTCTGGTGACACATTATGTTCAACTGTAATTCTCGTCATTGTTTCAAAATTCATTATTAACCTCATCCATGTCTTTAAATTCAAGCACAATCTAAACAAACAGATCAATCGCCGAGAGCACGGTGGAGGCAATGAAGAGAAAGCTTCCTACAAAGAACCTCTTACTGCGACTAGCAAGCTCCTCGCTATAGCCGCTTGCAAACGCAGCAATAGTAATAAGGTCCAATATGTCTATAATAAAATGTAAAGTGCTCACTCTAATTTCTCACCTCCATCAGCTACTCTTATAACCTCCAGTAGTTCAATATATTTCTTTACATACATCGCCAAACCGTTTACATAGTCATCAAAAAACCTCATTCCATACGACTCGAAACCCCAGCAACTCTCTTTTAAATCCCAGTAGATTCTGGCGATCGCATAACAGTGACCGTCACCAAACCATTTCACCAGTTCATAATCTCTTGTCTCTTGGTTGGCAGAATGAATGATTGGCCTGATCTCAAATTCTTTAAACCGCATCTTCTTCTCCACGTCTATTCATATACGCAACGACCGCATCATTCCAATTCCGTTTTGCCTGCTTAGCAGTCTCTGCGGGTGCTCCCTCGAAAGTGCAGGTCTTTCGGGTGCCTCTCACGCAAAACTGATCGTCAGACTCAGCTTGCCAATTTCTGCAGCGTCTAATGTACTTACCACCACCAAACCACTCGCTGGTAGTTTTGCTGCCGCACACGGGGCACGGCAGCAGCTTAATACTTTCTGGTTTCTTCGTGAGGTTATAACCCAACTTGTCAGCTTCAGTTCTCAGTTCTTCAACAGTCATTATGTACTCCTTTACAAATCTGTGTCGCCATATTTACATGCCAGTTAAATCAAATCCGGCATGGCAAAACCCATAGGTATCAGACAGAAAATCTGAAACCTCATCTACATCCGTCATACCCTCCGGGATCTCAACAGATTGCGGCAGTTGGCTTAGAAGCTCTTTATCGCCATCTGTGTCCCACTTAATGTTTGTTGCAATCATGAGATTTACTCCTTCAGCTCAAAGCTTCCTTCCGGATAAAAGTCGGTGCTGACATTGATGTACGGTTCCGCATCTAGATCGTCAACATAGCAAGTAACGATAACGCCTTTCGAGTATTTGTAATTGCCAATAATACTCTCCGCGTTGTCGATCAAAGACTGCCCACACTTTTTAATAGCATGAATCTTCCTTTCGTTATCCCAGATATTAAATTCTGTCGCCATATGTATCCCTCCATGAAAACAGTAGTTTAAATTTTGATGCCTCTCTTATCCAGCTCTGCCTTGAATACAGCTAACCAATACTCGTTCTCTAATATCCCCTGTTTAAGCATGTAGTAACAGTTCTGAATATGAGCATCGGTCATGCTCCCGACCGTGAGTTTCTTTCCGTTTTTAGTAATCCAAATTACGTTTGATGGGTTGCCAGCATATATTAGGTTTCGTTCCGGAAACGCCGCATCATCGCTCCATATATTGATAAAATCATGCCGTGTCACCTGTCCTCACCTCCACTCTTTTTTCGGCAGCGGAGGTAAACCTTTTCCGGCCTTGATGTCGTCCATCAAATCACGACTGCCACTCTGAGGCTTCACATCATCCCTTTCATACACAACAATTACTCCGTGCTTCGGTGTTGCTGCCATCGTGACCACTCTGTAATCGTCCCAAGTCATTTCGCGCATTTCACCACTTGCTGTGATTACGTCTTCATAAAGCCTTACGATTTGTCTAGACACTATCTTTGTCTCCTTTAAACCCAAACAATATCTTCGTATTTCCCCATATAAAAATTACGGACTGCTCTGTCAATCATTCTCTTGTCTTTTTCCTTGTTGCACCAGAGCCTACCAACTCTTTTCACACAAGTGGCTTCGTCCGGCATCCATGACAGTACGGTGCCGTCCGTAAATTCCGTAAATGCCATATGTTCATGTCGCCTGTATCTGTGCCTCACTTCTTTGCCGCAGGTCTGTTCGATCTTATCCATTAAGGCACAGCCAGATTCATAATCGAACCCGATAACAGCCCAGTATTTTCTAAACATGATTCCCTCCGTAAAAATCATAGTACCGATATAGGCTGCTCACATCTTTATTTCTTACCGGAGACCCATCGTAAAACACGTACGCATGTTTAACACCCTCGCCTACACAACGCATATAATCTGTCACGGCATTCAACGTCTTCCCGCTATAGTAGCTATCGTCAAGGAATATGAACTCTTTCCCCTGCGAGAACTCGCAGCAATGCCCTTTTGAAGCCAGTTTTGTGGGGTCCTCTCTCAGGCCGCCCGGCAATAAAAATAGATTGATGTTATCTGGAATTTCCCCAGCACACTGCAATTCGGCATACCTGTCACCTATCTCACCACTAACAACCACGTCATAAACGCCTGACCTGTCAGTAACATACTTTATGTACTCCGCAAGCAGCTTGGGCTGCTTCTTCACTTCAGCATCAAGTCTTGTGAAGTAAGATCTCCCCCCACTTTCTTCCGCCAGACATTTATTTACGATTAGTCTCATCCACACTTCAAGAAAAATCCTTGTGTGCATTTCACTCATGAGTTTACTTACAAGTAAATCAATTTCTCTATATAGCATCTCTCCGCTCCTTTGAAAATAGGAATCTTCTCAATTACTTCCCATGTAGTTCTTCCGTCTGGCATCAGCTCATCCTCAGCATGAGTTTTCCATTCGTGCTCGCTGACCTGATACATCTTTACACAGCAAACTACCTCTCCTCTGACACATAGGAAGATCATTCCAGTTGATACCCCTCTCCGCCATCAGCATGTCCAAGATATCGCTACAAGACTTATGGTCTAATTCACGATGGCTGAAATTTGCCCTGCCAACCATCTGGACGCTGTTCCTGATGGCGTCCAACTGTCTCCAATAAATAAGATTTGCCACATCTTCTTTGGGGATATTAAACACTCTTGCATCAAACATAGCCCCTCTATCTTCTGCACGACTATAAGTCCAACTCAACTTCAGCAAATCCTTATCGACAGGATCATTTGTGCCGCCTTCATCCCAGTACGGGAACCTCTCTCTGCCCCACTCGTCTCGACGCTTTGCAAATGCTTTGTTAAACGCCAGGGTAGCCATACTCGCTGCCACGCTGCACATTTTCTGCACCTCATAACCAAACCAAGCAGCAGAATTAAGATTCTTATAGTCTACAAGAATTAACGTGATTTCATCGGATTGAGTGTAGCCAAACACCACACCCTGGATGTTCTCACAGAGATACTTCATTGTATCTTGCATTGATTTGATCAGCACATCATCAAAAGGCTTTTGAAAACCTTTTGTGAAAGTGTGAAACGCTTTACCATCCAGTCTGATCGCAACCGGCGTTCTTCGCATTAGCTTTGTCTTCGGAATGCTTTCGTAGTACGCTTTCATTCTGTCGCCGAGCGCATCTTTTACCGACATAATATTCACCTCGTCTTTACCTATCTTCACTAGTCTTTCTACGCATTACCAACTCAAACTCTGTGCTTGGATATGTAATAGAGTATTCTTCATTGCCATTCATATTTCCAATAAACCATTCAAATACAGCCGCAATAGCTTTATCAGTTACATCTTCCTTCTTTCCAGTCCACATTTGTTTTTCTGGATTTTGTGTTCCAAAATAAATAGTATTTGTAATTGGGCTAACTCCAAATCCTTTCGCCATAGCTTATACCTCACTTATACCTTTCAATCCCTTACAAAAACCTGGCCACATTTTTTACAATAACAAAGAGTCTTTTTCTTATATCCTCTATCCCAAGACCAAACGACAGAATCTTTGATATCATAATCAGCGTCGCAGCAGTATGATAACTTTGCAAACTCATGCTCGCATTTTCCATTCTTGACATTCATAATTTCTATCTGCTTTCTGATCTCTTCAACTTCTTTTAAAATCCTTGCAATAATATATGTTTTTCTCATGGGTTATCCTTTTTAACTATCGACTCATCTCCGACCTGACACATAGTCTACTACCACAGCTACAGCCAGCTACCATGTCTACTGCTAAAGTTTTTTATATCCAGCGTCTCATCAATCAGTTTCAAATCCAATCGTACGAATATAATGTTCTTTAGAACATAAATCAAGACCCAGTTGTTCTTTAATAATATATCTGTCCCAAAGACAACAAGTTACACATTCTTCATTTACTTCTGACACAAATCCTATAGGTATATTATTAATAGTCACAGGAATATTTACAGCACTTTCTCCATAAGAACCGTCATTTTTAAAATATACTTCCATTATTCTTTTCCTTTCATTTTCTCAAACATCAACATTCCAAAATAAATTTCAAACAAAGTTCTTGCCATAGAAAATCCACAATGACGAACTGGAACACTAATTGGCACACTAAAACCATGCTTTTTAATAGTTGCTCAAAATCTTTTGAAACATTCCATCAATACTGTCCATAATTGGGTACCTCTCAGTTGCCAAAGAATTCTTGCCAAAAGTTCCATCCACCATATCAATATAAAAAGTATAATTCCCGTCATCGCCCATATAGAATTCCTCCCACTGTTCTTTGGGTAAATGCTCTTGTACATGGAACTGCTTAATTGCAAGATTGTCAAAACTTACAACCTTAAACCAACTCTTATCAATAATTTCAGGGAACAAATATTTATCCAAATCTTCTTGCAAAGCATTTACAATCTCATCATTCTGCTCATAGTAACTTTCTCCACGACGAAGATTCTTATAGCCAAGGATAAGAACTTTAAGATTATGCCCTGCAAGACGCGATAAGTCATACACAGATACCATACCATTAATCACATGAATGACGGCATTAGGAAGTTGAGTAATCATGTTAATAAATTTATCCGTAGGTTCTTTCAGAGATACACCGAGGCCATAAATTAAACCATCATCAATCCACTCTTTGATAACATTGAAATGTTTTTCAAAATGAATCTGATTAACAGTCATATTCAGAATGATTTTCTTATCTCTCATCTTATACATAAAAGGAACTAAATCAGGATGAGATAAATCGTTCCCATTGATGGCAAGTTCGGTATAAGGATGTAGAGTATCTAAGAACTTATAATTCAAAATATCTCCATGTCTGCCGTTAGGAGTACACCCTTCATAGCAGAACGGACATCCACCATCACATTTATCAGTAATTTTAACATCACAGTTTTCCGCAAAAGAAGGAATAAATTCATTATCATTTGTCTCTCTAATCTTAGTACCGTCTGACAACAAAGTTACAACATAATCACCATTCTTATACTTACCAATAATATTCATTTTTAAATCTCCTTAATCATGTCCATAATAACCAAATGCGACAACTTCATCTCCGCCAGGAGTTGTATAATGCTGTTCAAATGTTTCAAGCCATCCATTTTTAAAAAATTCTCCATAAGTTTCAATACCTTCATCTGAAAAAATATTATTAACTTTATATTCATCGTCCCAATTCACATCAGAAAACCAGGGATTCTTTTTTAGTTCTTCAATAATTTCTTCTCTTGTGGCAAACTTTTCATCCTCTTCCCAAAATAGGACTTCTCCTTTTTCCCATTTATCGTATTCTTCATTAGAACACATTGTCAAACTGTGTACAGAAGAGCTATTAGTTTCAAAACTCCTCGTCTAATTTGTTTCTTCATAAAATTTTCCTCTTTAATTTCTCTTATAAAAATAGTCGTAATTTTCAGAATCATGATACGGATTTAGTACTTCGACATATTCTCCGTGTTCATCTTCTGTCCAGCAATATTCATTTGCGATATTACATCCGCCAGGGTCATCATCTTGATTGTCGTTACCGGTATATACAGCACTATCGCCAAATAAATATCTCATAAGTAAATCTTCGTCATTAAGAACCGCAAGAACAAATTCTCTGGTTTCATACGCATGGTCGATATATCCACAATCAATACTAAGCCAAATATGTTTTCCGTCATTAGACTTTTCATATTTCGGTTTTTCAAATTTATATTTAATCGAATGATTGTTAAGAATATCTTTTAATTTATCAAGTAATTCGTCTCTATCATCCTGTTCAAGAATTGCTGTGTATAGATAGTTTGCTGTATCAACACAATCATTTTCCCAACCAAATTTTCCAATGCTAAAACTAATATATTCACCAGCTACAACAGGCTTCTTTGGAATCGCAATGCTATGAGTGCTACTTGAATTAGTTTCAAATACACCACTTCTAATTTGTCTTTTCATATGAATTTGTTCCTGTTCAATCTCCGAAATAGGGTTTTTATAATCATCATAAAAATTGTACACAAAACACCTCTTAAAATACTTTCTTCTCAATCAGTTTATTCAGTACGTCAGTTACATCTTTATTCGCCTGCGCTACCTTAACACAGTTGTTATTGATGATAATCTTGTACGCTTCACTCAACTCTTCTAGGTTCTTGATCTCAGATCTTCTTTCTTTAATCTGGGCATCTGCCTCATCAATCATTTTCCTATACATGTCAGACTCTTCCTGCACTTGCTTCTGAACATCCTCCAGAGTTGCCTTAGTAGAGTTCAATTTATCCAGCATTTTAGTTACATATGTATTGTTAAATTCATCACCTAAACCAAGGTCGATCTTGTAAAGAGTCACGACAACCTTTTCTCGTTCGTCTACAAGGAGCACCCAAGTATCTTGCACATAAACGTCAATTACTTTGCCCTTGCCATCCTTCTGAGATTGTCTGCCTGAATAAATACAACTGCCGTATTCTATCATCTTGTTAATATCTGTCTTAATCTTATCTTCATTCAGAGAAACAAAACGAGCAGCGTCTGGCTTCTCCCTTTTACCCATAACGCGTTCCGCGTAACGAGTTTTACAATGCGATGATACTTGATACTTTACATTTTCCATGTACTATCCTCAAACCTTATTTTAATTTTCAAATAGAAATCTCAATCAAGAAATCATAAACTTTATCCCACGATGATAGGTCGATGTACTCTTTTTTCTCCTCCCCGTGTGAGACAAATACATCTCCGATCTTAAAATCCTTTAGCCAGTCTTTCTCATAAATGCAATAACTAACCCAATGTTCGTCATCGTGCATCGCGTCTTCGATCAGTTGTATTGCTATGTCGAAAATATCCGTAATGTAGAGGCCGCAGAAATCAGGATTAAGTTTTTTCATGGCAGAGTCCACTGCGTTCATCCTGCTATCCAAATCCATTAGCCTTTTCATAATGCTAACAAAAATTTCTTTTGTCATATTAGCCACCCATAATCATAATCTCAAAACCGCTTTCCTTTGCCTTCTCGCATTTGCGCATCTCTTCTTTGAGGAAAGCGATAAAGTCATGTTCTGAACTCAGTTCGACGACCTCACAGCTATTATTGAACGTAACAAAGTAGTTCATATTAAGCATCCTCCTCCAAATTTTTTACGGCATTCTTTACCGCTCTGGTTCTTCTGAGTCTTTCAGCCAGTCTATCAGCAGCAAGCTCAATAATCTCATCCTTATGTTCGTTGATTACCTCTGTGAGTTTTTTGTCAAAGTATATCGTTGGCTCATCATTTCCGCACCACTTCATAATCAGGACGTTGCGCACTTGCTCCGCCATTTCCTTAGTGATAGCGTTCTCAGCCCCTTGTTCAATGCTTTTCTTGATGTATTCGTCGTCAATCGTAATGCCAAACTGTACGATATGTTCCATTGAAACTCCTCCTGTCACATGAGTTGATAATCTATACGCCCGCACTTATCGCACCGATACATATAGGTTTCTGGATGTGTAAGTATTCTGACTGTCTGATTCTTGCACATATTCCCACCGCAGTCCGGGCACAGATACTTCGGTTCTGACCATTCTGACCACTCTAGAGGTGTCGCCCTCACCATCTTCCTGTACTCCTCCGCAGTAGGAAGATACTTTTCGCTATAGCTACTCATCTGTACTCACCACCCGTCCATTTTCATATATTCTCCTTTGTACTTCTTTTGTTTACTTCCCTTCGCTAACTTCCTATTCTCCTTACACTGATTACAGTTATTTCTATTTTTACAAAGCCAGCATCCGTCCCTATTTCCCTACGCCCAATGTGGGATAGAAGGGCGTGGCTTTCTTTTAGCTCTTCCCATTTCTTTCTTACCTCATTATTTTGGAATTCAGGTCACTCAAAGTTTTCGCCATTGCTGAAATTGCGCATACATCCCTCGGCCCAACAGGGGTTGAGACTGTTTGAAGCCAAGCACAGTGACTTTCACATATGGCCATCCTCCCAAGGCTGATAGAGAACAAGGGGCAGAACGGTCTGCTGTCGTCTTCATGCTCTCTTATATCCAGCACCTTATACTTCGTCATCATCGCCACCTCCATAGCTAAATGTCCATTGGGTCATGGTCATGCGGCGAACAGCAAACGCTCACTTCCCACTCGTCACAACAACCACTCATTGTGCATCCATTACAGAAATAATCACGCTCACCATTATCTCGTTCCCATCTCTCACAGAGTCGCTCGAATTCTTCTACTTCCTCCAGGTCTGCATCAAAATATACCCCCTGTGTCGGGAGAGCTGAATGTTGCGGGCCGATCATAGTATAGACGGGTCTGTCTTGCCGCTGTTCTTCTAGGAAGATTGGGTTCTCTGATTCAGCAAAAGTTTCTCGGATTGTCAGCTCGTTTGCCAACATTTTTCTACACTGGTCAATCGTTGTCTTCGTAAGCACACAACTCTCATCATCGCTTCGGCAACATAAGAAAAGCTCGTCTTTAAACGAGCTTAAAAACAGCACCGGATATCGGTGCTCAAAGAAAATATATTCAATAGACCAGTCTTTAATAAGCCCTATCAAACCCCAACCTTTCATCAATAATAGCCTCAGTTGCATCTTGCTGGATAACGCCAGCCAACATGTGAGCAGTTGTCGGAGTACACTCGTAGTAATTAGAATAAATCTCCTCCGTGTCTTTACCAATAGCAACAATAGCAATGCTCGTTACGTCGCTAATCACGCTACTGATCTCATCCAAGGATTCCGCGAAGAAGTCCTGATATCGAACATCTTTATTTGAAATAATATGTACCATGGCTACACCCTCTCACATCGTGACTTCCGTTCCTCCCAGTGTTTCGTAATACGTCTCGGTGATAACTCTCGTTTTCTTAACCACTCTGTACGGCTGGTCATAAAACTCATTTTCCTGATACTCTGTAAGCCCCCGCTGCCACGGAATCGCCCAAAGATCATTACCGACCTGGAAGATAGTTTCCATAGACTGTGACCATCTGCCAGAGTCGTACCCAACTTCATCGACCCAACCATATCCGTCAAGACGACAATCGCCATACGCAAGGTCTTTCAACTCACGCTCACTAAGTCTCTTTCCGGCATACAATTTTTCAACAATATTCATGTTTTATCTTCCACCCTTTCATAAGTCATCGCAAAAATATCAGGTTTACACGGATATAGCTCACCCTTCACACCGCGGATAATATAGTCTTCCATGTTCGCACGGTGAGTACCTTCCAGTGTCTCAATCTCAGTACACATATCACCGTCTTCGTTGATATATACTCGTGCCACGCCAGACTCACACGCCTCATCAAACCAATCAAGAGGTTTCTCTTCGCCAAACTGAAACGCTTCAATTACTACCGGCTTCTTTATATATCTCATTTGCGCCCCTTTTCTTTAGTCACTACTTCAACTAAGGCTTCTTGTAGTTCTGACTTTGACATGGAATACAGCGCGGGAATTTCACAGGAGTTGCTGTTCTCATAAAAAGGGCAGACGAGCAAACACCCCTCACCGCTATACCATTTGCCGCCACAAATTTCTATAAACGAATTCCTTAACTCATGCAAACCCATCTTGTTAATATCATCTTTTGTCATTCGCCATTCTCCTCGTCCCGGCTATACTCACTTAGCTCAACAAAATCATTAGGCGAATTTTTGAAACTTCTTCTCAGATATGACAGGCCGCCATCACAACCAACAGCTCCGCAACTGCACATCTTAAAATCGTGAGTATACTCAGAGACAAGAATATCACCACACCATTTACATTGAATTGAGTTTTTGATTAGCTTCATTCTTTCTTTTCACCTCTTCCTTCTTTAATAACTCAGCCTTTCTTCTTGCTCTTCTAATTACATCTCCGGCGGCCAGCGAAAGCGCGTATTTTTGGAATGGGCGTAGCTTCATTCCAGTTAGGTTACACCACCACTCAATATCTTTTTCTCGTTTTCTGCATCTCATCACACCACCATCACAATCCATGTTAAAATAATCTGACAAATATGAACCAGCTGATCCTGAACCAGGTTGATTTTCTTAAAGTTCGCCTTCAAGTCGTCAACACAAAAGTGAATAACGCAGTTCACTACCAGCATAACAAAAAACAGAACCGGTAGATTGAGCTTCAGATAAACCGCCACCGGCAGTATCGTCATGAACGTCCAGCTAGAAGCGTGCATAAACAGTGCTGCGATATAGTCATGCTTGTACTTCTCTCCAGGAGAGTTCTTTCTCCACCAATCCTTCTGCTTCATACTGGCAAGCACACCTTGCAGATAATAGTCATCTACAATGTGAGCAAACAGCATTACCAATAACACAAATAACTTAGCCTGCATTCATCACACCTCCGTAGCACCAGCAGAAATCAGAGCATTCCCGCAAGTAATTCTATCGCTGTCCTCTTCCTTGCTCGGGACAAACACGATGACATCCCAACCGGCGTCAACCAGTGGCTGTTCAAATTTCCGGTAAACATCGTAATTCGTGTAGGTAGTAGACACGTCGAATCCATTCTGAACCGCAGAGTTTGTCTCGTGAATAGGCGTAATCTTAACGATGAACTTATCCTTGCTAAATAGCTCCCCCAGTCTAACAGGATCAATAATTGTATCGGCAGTCACTGCAAAATTCAGAGTGTACTTTCTCCCTACCGGATCAGGAAGCCCCCTTGCAATCTTAGAAATCTCATCCAGGCTGAGGCTCATGCCGCTGAACTGCTCCTCTCGTTGCTTATCGTCCGTACTGTTGATACTAAACTGCAGTCCTGCTTCGCCACCGTACCAACGATTCTTAACTCTACACCACACCATAAGGAACAACTTTAGGTGCGGATTATTCTTCGGTAACATCGTAGAAACAACCGGGTGAATTGTTTTAGCGGTGATATACTTTCCTACCAGAGGTTTAAGCTCATCACGCGCAAAGAAAATAACGTCAGAATTAAATGTTGGCTCGCCCATTCTTGCAAAATGCACGTTAAACCTATCCGTGTATTTAGTAGACTCGCCTTTTAGGATCGTTTCAATCTCATACTTGAGATCTTCGAGAGAAGCATTACCGTGAAATCCGTACTTTGGACAATCACAAAACTTGCATTTCATTGGGCACCCTTTCTGGGTGCTGATTGTTGCGACCCATTTCTTACTGAGGTCAACCGGCTTGTTCTCTACGCCATTGATTTCCTTATGCAACCCAAGGAAATCTGCCTTAATATTATTCTCTTTACCGTAGTCTCCGACGGTCAGAAACTCCAGCTGTCTTTCTTCATCAACGTAAATCTTACCGGTGTGGGTGTTAACAATTCTCATTCTTGGTTGCCTCCTTTTCTTCTCGCATCCTGGGATAATCGTAAAAGTCTTTTAGCGTTGACATCGCCACCCTGATACCTTCGCAGAAAACCTCTCCTTTATTCCCACGATAGCCGTGTTTAGTTTTTAAATGTTTTCTCAGGTTCTGCTGTAGTAGTTCATACTCATAATTTGTCATATACAACCTTCTTTACCTGATTTCAAAACGGCCCTGACTTAGCGCACCTAACACACTCCTATCCCGCAGCACGCATACAAGATACCAGATCACTTCCCAGTCAAATTTTTCTACGTCCTCTGGGTTGATCGGCTCACCCTTACCGGCTACGTCAATAGGCAGCGAACCATTGTTGCCGTACTCATAATAAACGTTCGGGATGCACGGGCCAAACTCCCGCCACTCAACATCGTCAATAAATACGAAAAGCCCTTCATTCAACCAATCATGCTGGATATACGCCAGTAGCTGCTGCAGTTGGACATTGGTAATCGGATGACCTAAATCAATACACTTCTGTACGACATATCTAGCTACATCAATTGCTCTATACATGTAATACCTCACTTCGCGTCCCGCTCATACATTAGCCAGTAAACGCCTTTGCTATGACGCTCATCAAACAGTCTCCAAATATCCTCCACATCGGTTCCATTTGCAAACCCATGCCAATCCTCATCAAGAACCGTTCTCATATCCGCATCTTCAGTGACTGGAACATCTGTTAGATCGTCCCACAGTCCCTCCAACCTTGCATCTGTTGAATACTTCACTTGTGACCAACCCCTCCTCAGCCCATACATCAATTTCAGTACCAGAATAGTCGCTGTCGTCCAGTACGATCTCCTCATTGTTATACTTGCGCTTCACAATCTCGTAAGCCTGTTCCTTGCTCTCTGCCTCAATTTCCAGCTCTCTCCGGAGTTCTTCCGTAACAGCTACAACGTACTTCATACGGACCTCACTTTCTTCCGATCACAACGTGCTTTACACGCCCACACTTCTTACACATATAGACAAGCTCAATTCCATCCGGCATAGTTACATTATCACCAAACTTCTTTACACCCGTCACATAATGAAAGTCGTGTTTGCAAAACAACTTTGACAACAACTTCATTTGCCACCTCTAGCAATCCGATCTTTATATCTGAAAAATGAGTACCGCGCGTATTCACTTCTGATACGTCCTCGCCACTTAATCCGGTTGTCCATTTTCTTTGCCTCTTTATATTTCTCGCAAAAACTATGACATCCTACCTCTCTGTCTTCGCAGTCTTTACACGGATACACCATCTTTACCACCCATCTTTCGTGTACACATCCAGCAGCCGCATTCTATCCTCGCCACGCCAAATAAGATACGGAAGCTCGAACTCCTCATATCGCGTGTAACCAATAAATCCATACGTTCTTACATACGGGAAAATAAAGTCCAAGAACTTAGAAATTTCTCCGTCATAATTTTTCAGATTACAACGCACATTTAGTTCGTATTCCTTCGTGATATTATTACGGACCATAGAACTGTCAGTTCTGCCATCGAAATAATAGCTGCCACTTTTTAACATATACCGCCATCTTTCAGTCTGAAACAGCGGATGATCCGGTACTTCAACCACGTCTTCTTTATTACCAAGCATGTAATTGAGAACCTCAATGACGCTGTCAGGCGTCGAGGGTGCAAGGTTCACTCCAATGTTTAGTTCTGTATACATCCCCATTTTCATTCCCTCAGCTTTCTATGGTTGTCGTTCAGAAAACGATACAGGATGCTGTCATTGCCACCATCATGTCTCTGATTGCCGTCTTGTTCCAAAACCCATCTGTGTACGGACACTTCCAGCACGTCTTCATTGAAACTCTGTTGTAACCCCCTCATATATGCTTCGTTAGGATCCAAATATGTATTAATATAATCAAACGGCACGTCAACGCCGTCTACATTAACTACGCTTTTTACATCTAACAAATAGAAGTTCATTATTACACCTGCTTTCTTACTGAATAATCATTTCGTCCGCAAAGATTTTTTCACGCTGACTAGCATCAATCTTCTCCAGATTTACCGGCAGAATACCTGCGATGCCAATACTAGTCTCAATCATCAGCATACCAAGCCTATCTTTGTAGTATACTTTTGCCACACTGCCATCATTAACAATGCTAAACGCTCTATCCAGCAGAGACATCTTATACCCTCCATCCTTGTATCGGAGCATATACCGGAAGTCATGTGTCGTCTCTGCCTTCTTGAATTTGTACCCTTTGGATTTCGCTTCTGCGAGCACTTTGTTAAGATCAACTCGGTCTACCTCTGTGTAATTGGTGTAGTTCACAAACCCGTCCAGCTTAAAATACGAGCCATGTTCTTCCTCGTTATATGTATCCATCTCACCAAGCGGTTCCTTAGTAATTACAAAGGAATGACCGTCCACAAAGCCGTTGTAAATTTCCCCGTTCACTTTAACGTTGTCACACGGATAGTGACAACACGGATTTGGCTTATCCACATACTTAAAGTATCGTTTCATAGCCGCATAACGTTCTTTCGCACCAACATTTTTCTTCAAACTGTCCTGATAGATTTCATCAGTCAACAAGCTTTTAAGCTCGTCAATCCGCCCTTCTTTCAACATTTCAAGTACAACTGTATTTTTCATATTTACTCCTTTCAAATTATCTTTTTTAATTGCTTACCAATCTAACCTTACTTTTTCTTACATAGATTCCGACATCGCCTTCTCCGTCAATCGAATCAAGCGTAACATAAATTTTCTTATCATACTTTTTTGGTGTTACCCCTACTGTACCTTCCGTAACAACTCTACAATTATAATCATGAATCCAAAGTTCCGATGTATCACCAGAAATACAAACTCTATCTCCTGCCTTGAACATAGTTAAACCCTTCACTTAAAAATTACATTTTTATAGAGTCACTCAATATAGCCATCATAAATCAGGACTTCCGACCATCCTTTAACATTGATTGAGTCCTGTAAAATAATATCTCCGTATTTATTCTTGAAATCCATAAGCTCCTCCAGAGAGTTTATCTCAACAGTCCAGAACTTTTTTCTTTTTTACTAATACCATCGAAGAGAATCATTTGTTTTGATTCTTCGCAGGGGCAACCAGTACCCCATAAACTTGCTCTATTAACAATAAAAGTCATAAAGCTCCTCCTAATCCATCTCGTTAGAGTATGTAATACTCGCCATCTCTATCAAATACAAGTCGCTCTTTACCGTCAAGAACGATATACTCGTTAAGCAAAATATCAACATCTACATCAACACACTCAATATCGAAGACTTCGTTTGTTTCCGTATCCACTTTGCAATCAGTAGTAATAGTTACATCTCCGCTCCACACCGTTACAAACTTAGCATCTTTAACCATAGCAACCTCCTTCATAAGCTCATAAGTCACACGAACAAATCTTCCTGATAATCCTTCTTGTAACCATAACTCTACAACTCACTCATCCACTAATCCCATAGAAGATAAAAGACTTCTTTGAACAGATCAAAGAAGTCGTTCTTGTATTTGTCGGCCATATTTTGTGCCCACATATCTCTCTCTAGCAAGCTCATCTCTTCGGGAGCCTTCTCAAACCATTCTGACGCCCGCATATTCTTCAGGCATTCAATCATCTTATCAACAACCGCCTGCCATTCCTCATCAGTATATCCGCCTGGGATTCCCCATCGTGTATCTGAGTATCTGGTCATTACTCTCGTCATCGTTTTGATGAACCAAAGTGGCATATCATATTCTGCTTCTCTGGTGAATCCGTGTTTCAGAAGGTACCTCCGCTCTTTAAAGTAATAAGGTATCCCAAACACGTTCCGCCACCAGTGAATACCTTCATGTTGAAAACTTTTCTTCCAATCTACCATATAGTACCTCCAGCATAGCTGCTTTAAGATTACTCATTACCCTTCTTGTCTTTCTGCTCACCGCCATTTTCCTTCACACAAATCGGAAGCCGCCGAACATGGTAGTCCTTTCTTTCTCTTACCACGTTATACTTCTCACAGGTGTGTGTCGGGTATGGATGAGTCCCAGGGAGTCCGTACATGGCAGCGAGAGAGCTAGAGATACCAGCTCTGTACTTAGAGAATCTACACTCATTACACAATACTGTTTTAGTTTTCATATATGACACCTCGTCCTTTAGTTTTTGAGATCCTTCTTCATCGTGGCTTCAATATCAAAGCCAAACTTCTGACTATAGCGAGTGATAACTCCATCAATACTTCCTCTGTTAACCATTCGATAGTAGCTCATAAGACCGAGCACATATTGCAGTTGCTCAAGAGGCCAATAAGTTCCGCTCTTTCTGTCCTTCGCGTAATTGAAAAGCATCGCCTCGAAGTTGCGCTTCTTCTTATACCCAATCGTGATCTGGTTGTCCTTGTTGATCATCACACCGAGTACCCAATTCTTATGATACGAGGGGCCGTAATGAGTTTTCTCATCTTTGATGAGATAACTGGCCCCGAAAAGTCTAAACAGATTTTCAATCTTTCTGATAATGAAGCTCTTATCAAACTCAATACCACAGCTGATGTTCATATCATCAGCATATCTGGTATACGCGAACCTTCTACCCTTTTCATCAGGGTTGTTTTCCGGGTTCTGCAGGCTACGCAGAAACTTACTGAACTCAAAATCAAACGGAATCATAATCAGATTGGTCAGCATCGGGCTGATCGGCGTTCCCATAGGTAGACCTCCATCCAGGAAGCAAAGCGACAGAGCTTTTCTAAGCTCTTCTCTCCCGCTTTTGCACTCCATAATGAGACAGAACGGGTAAATCATAGACAGCGCGTTCCATACAAACTCCGGAGTGGTATTAGGAAAGAAACCGCTGATGTCAGTCTTTAAATACCACTTGCTCTTATTCCACTGATGGACTTTTGCGGCGTCTACACTACTTCTGTTTTTGACATAAGCGTATGCAGCGGCATGGCTGCTCGCATAAAACTCAGATTCTAACAGCAGTTTTAGCTCTCGCAGACAATTCATCAGCTCGTCGTCCGGCGCGTTAATCTCTCTCATGCCGCCGCTCTTTTTCGGGATAAAAAACTTGTGGTAATGCTCACGAATATCACTCTCCATCAGGCCATGGTGTTTCTTGTTGAATGTTCTTAACAAACCAATCTTTTTCTCAACATCAAACCCCGCTAAAATTCTTTCAGGAAGTCGCTCATATGTAAATGTTCTAGTATACGGAGATCTTGGTGTTCGCTCCCGCACATTCTCACCTTGGAATAATGCGAGCATAATATCTTCTAAAGCAATTTGCTTGTACGGCTCTGTAATTCTAACTGTTACATAAATCATATTATTCTCCTTGCTTTTATCTGAAACTATATATGGATTTGGATGTCAGTTGGCGATGCTGATCTCGGAGCCTGTTGCGGTGTAATCCCAGTCTTGGCTTTTATTGTTCGCCAGGATGTCGCTGCAGGTGGCGGATGTCGAACTTGTCGAACGAATATCCTTCTCGTTTTTTTTTGTTGGGAGGCTGCTCCTCATCAGAGAAGGGCTGTTTCTCATCAGAGAAGGGCTGTTTCTCGTCAGAGAAGATGCAACCTGGGTTGTTAAGCCTTCTTGGAGGTAGCAGA